AACAGTAATACAGTTTGACACAACTGAAATACAAGATATAATCAATAATAAAGCTGGCGGCGGTACTGTAAGAACTGACTTACATATGTACCTTAACTATGCTAACGAACTACCTATTGAGTTTAATATTAACTGCTACCCTTTAGCTGAATCATGGGATGAAGGAACTGGCAAGTTCGGAGATACTCCTACAAATAAAACAGGATGTAGCTGGAACTATAGGAATGCAGGTGCTGCAGATCACTGGAAGACTGGTAGTTTTACAACATACGTAACTGCTTCTTTTGAATCAGATACTATGGGAGGAGGAACATGGTACACAGCTTCTGCAGACGGTACACTAGAAGCCTCTCAAGCCTTTAATAAGAACTCAGACTATGATTTAAATATTAACATCTCTGATGCAGTACTTAAACACTACAGTGGTAGTTTACCAAATAATGGATTTATACTAAAACTTCCTAACAATCTTGAAAATAATTTATCAGCTTCTGTTAGATTAAAGTATTACGGTAACGATACCAACACTATTTACCCTCCTAGTTTAGATATAAAATGGGATGACTACACTCATTCAAGTAGTTTAACTGAAATAACAGACCCAGAAGTAGTAGTGAGTATAAAGAATAATAAAGGAAACTATACTGACGAAGGTAAACAAAGATTTAGAATACATTCTAGACCTAAATATCCAACAAGAACTTTCACAACATCTTCAGCATACACTGTTAACTATACCTTACCTACCGCCTCCTATTGGGGACTGAAGGATGAGAATACTGAAGAAATGGTATTTGATTTTGATACTACGTATACAAAAATTAGTGCTGATAATACATCTAACTACTTTGACATTTACATGGATGGATTGCAGCCAGAAAGATATTATAGATTATTAATTAAGACTGAGATTGACGGTTCTACTTCTATAGTAGATACAGATCAAACTTTCAAGGTAGTAAGAAATGGGTAAGACAGTAAAAATAGTAAAGACAGTATTTAATTCTGAAGCATATTCAGATGTCATAGACAGGCAGTTTAAGGTATTTAAGCAACCTGAACCTGTGGTAGATACCGATACTATTGAAGAGTTATTTAGACTATATGAAAAATTTTATGCACAGATTGCTATAGAAGGTCCTAACCAGACTCACCAATACCTAGTAGAAAGAAGCTCAGAACTATACGCAGTAGATAACCAACTAGATGCAATACAGCCTTTACTAGACGAAATATCCTCTTTGAGAACTCAACTACTAGATTCTAACAGACAAATCCTAGAACTCGAACTTCAATTAGCAGGAGGAGAAGAATTAGACTTCTCAAGTGCAGAACAATTAGCAGCTTTAAGAGCTCAATTAGCAGCAGCAAATGCTCAAAATGCTGCCCTAGAAGCACAACAATCGGTTAACGACGCACTATCCGCATCAAACGATGCAGCAGCACAGGCATCTGAAGCAGCTGCAGATGCAGAAGAAAAAGCTAAAAGAGATAGGAAAGTACAAGAAGTAGCTACTTACGTATCTGTTGATGATCAAAAGAGAATGAATTCCATAATTAATTGGAGCTCTAGAGCTAGAAGAAAAAAGAAGAAAAGAAGATTAGATAATAAGAGGGATAATAAGAAGGTAAAAGCACTAATACAAGACCTATATCAACTATTCCCAGATACTGAATACGATGGCAGTATAAAATTAGAAGGTCTTAATAGCACTCCCATCAAACAAAGAGTTAACTTTAGTTTAGACTCCGCAAAGAGACTTCAATATAGGTTAATAAAAATGTAATAAAACAATATGGCTAAAGTTACATATCAAATATTAGACACAAAGCTAAACACTATACCAGAGAATGAAACGTACTCATCTTCTGATATGAAGCTTATTGATAATTTTGAAGTAAATAGAACATTCGATTTTGAAACTAACTTCATAGAGTCTCATTTCTATAGTATCAACAATGAAAAACTCTACTCTCTATACGACTACCCTTTATCTTTAGATGCAGACAATGTAGATTTAGAAGACGGTTCAGCAGGTCAAATATATATCAAACCTGATGAAATAGCTGTTAAAGAAGGATTTTCTAATGTAGATCTAAAAATGGTATTCCATTTCTTAGATGATGTATATAGTGAGGGTAAACAAAAAGAAAACTTTTTCGTTCAAGATATAGCTGCCGATAGAACAGAGCTGTTTTTATACTCTAATAACTTAGATAAAAACGACATAGTTAATATCACAGAAGCATTAAAAGATGATTTAACTGTAGAAGGGTATTTTGAAGAGCTTTGGTTAAACTTTGGAGACAACGACCTTTATATTATTACCAATATAAACAGTATAGAAATAAACGGTAAGTTTGGTATAGCTGTAAAGTTATACGAACCCCTTCCATCAAAGCACAATAAAAAAGCAGTTGTACAGGTAGTAGAGAAAGTTAGTGATTCTATTGCTGTTATTATTGACACAGAAGTAGAGTATGATGATGTAGAAGTATTTTCTAAACTTAGACAAGCTAATTTTAATATTGATACCGATACTAAATCATCAACTCCTACTGAATACTTCAACTACAATGAATTATTTAGTTATAACTCAGAAAACAGTAATAGAGAAATACTATCCTTAATACAGGACAACAGTGTACAGATAAACGTAGACTACACTAACTATAGTAACTTTATCAACTTCTCTTCTGCTGAGGAAAGGTTGAAAAACTTTCGATACAAATTACGATTGTTAGAAACGTACCAAGCAAGTTTAGATTCAGTTAATACAGTTAGCAATAACTCTTCTGGTAGCGCTAGCAACTACAACAGCCTTATACGAGGAGTAGTTAGTAATTTTGATCACTATGAAAGACATTTATACTACTCTAGCGGTTCCTACTCCTGGCCTAAAAGTACAACAACTAAGCCACATATAAACCTACACTCTACATCATCAGAAGCAGTAAGCTGGTACGCTAACCAACTAACTAGTGCATCAAACTACGACACCTCTAACTATGATCTTTTAAGCGCAACCTTACCTAGTTTTATCTCAGAAGATAGTAACAACACTAACGGTGTCTTATTTGCACATATGATTGGTCACCACTTTGACAATTTATGGATTTATAGTAAAGCTATAACTGATAAATATAATAACGACAATAGGGTAGATGTTGGGATTTCTAAAGACCTAGTACAAGAAGTGTTAAAAAGTTTCGGAGTAAAGCTACATAACTCAGCAGAGAGTTCAAATAACCTCTTTAAGTACCTCATAGGTGAAAGTTACGATAGCGGAAGTTTTAATGAGGTCGTAAATAACTTCGTTACTGTCAGCGATTTACCTGCAGACGCACAGCCGTTATCCACAAAAGACTACGAAGGAGAAGTCTATAAAAGAATATACCATAATTTACCTTTTTTATCTAAAACTAAAGGAACAGAAAGAGGATTAAGAGCACTTGTTAATTGCTTTGGTATCCCATCAGACTTTCTTAAAATTAAGCAATACGGAGGTCAAACAGTAGGGGAAAGTAAATTTGTAGCAGAAGAAAAAGAACACACTACCTCGGTTTCTAAAGTACGTATAGAAACTAGAGCAAGCGGTTCTGTAGGAAAAGTGCTAAGTAAGGATGTATCAATTCAGAAAAAAGAAGTTGAAAGGACAAAAGACTTCCATAGACTGGAGGTAGGTTTTTCACCTTCAGATAGTATTAATACCTACATTCTTTCTCAACTACCTACTAACTTTAATATAGACGATTATATTGGAGACCCAAGAGAATTAAATAGTAGTTCTTATATTTCTCTTAATAAAGAAGCTGAACGAGTATTATTGAGTTCTGTACAAAGGTTTGAATTAAATGATTTTGTTAGAATATTCAAATTTTTTGATAATGTTCTCTTTAAAATGGTTAGAGATTTTGTACCTGCTAGAGCATCAGTTGATACAGGTATAATAATTAAACCTCATATCTTAGACAGGTCTAAAGTAAAATCACCAATAGTAACAGCTACTGAACCTAACTATTCTGCTAGCATAGACACAGCATTCTTTACCGGCTCACATGGAGGAGCCTACTATACCACCCAACTTGAGAAACAAGGAGCTCAAGTTTATAGAAGTGCATCTTTAGAAAGCTCTACAATACACAACATAACTGTAGAAACAAAATCAGGCTCTTTAGTAAGATCGGTAGATGATGAATCTCCTCAATATAACGGAGAACTAGGAGGTAGTACTCTTACTATTACTAATGGGGAACTGAATATAGAAAATATATTTAAAAAACAAAAACCCCCTGTCCTTACTTATAACGTAGTAGGTGTTCCTTTAGATGTAGCTTCACTAAAGAACTTTAGTATGTACCAAACCACGGGAAGCACAGATTCATTAGCTTGTCAAGTAAGTGGGGCAACAACAACTTTTTACCACAGTGGTACAGGCACGATACCTACTATTGGGGATATGATATACACAGACTCTGCAGGTGCTAATACCCTAGACGGAGGAGACAATTGGTGGCATATATCAGGATTTAACAGGGTTATACAGATTGACAGCCCAGGTGTGACTAAAGGGCAGGTATTAGCCCAAACTGACTGTAGTACTTTTGATAATGTAGCACCTTCTGGCTATACAACTTCATGGACCCAATTCCCTGCTTATGTAAACGCATCAACAAATGATACAACTTTAAGTGCTAACATTTACGGAGGAGAAATAGGTACAACTTATTTTGCTTCAGCATCATTAAGTGGAACATTTAGCAGTAACACATCCACAGGAACTATTACTAATTCAGCCACTCAATCTATTTCAATTGATGCATCAGACATTAACTCTGATGGTACCCTACTACTCAACGTAAGACTAGCAGATGGCGCCCAAACAGGCTCACTAGCAACTGCTGCAAGTATTTTTGGTTCCTCTCTCAACCTAGTGAAAGATACTACAGCACCTACACTAACCTCTGTGAAGTTTAAAAACTCAGGTTACTCTTTAGACGAAACCACTAATAACACAGGTAACTTTTACCTAAAAGTAGAAGGGCTAAGCAGCTCAGGGATAATCTATTGGAATCTAGCATCTACTGGAGGAGGTTCTGTAAATGGAACCGTATCCTATAGCGGTGTAACTTTTAAGAATATAGCTATAATAGCTAATCAACACAGCATGAACTCAGGGACTGTAACAGCTACAGTTTACGCAAAAGATAATGTTAATAATCAAAGTAGTAACGTTACCGATACTAACTCATACACTGCATTGAGCGGTGATATTTCGGTCACCACAACACCTAATCCTACCCTGAGCTTGAGCGGCAATGGACAAGGATTTATTATGTCAGTTAATGTTACTCCAAATAACTTAGGCTGGCAAATTACTAAACCAACCTGGATAGGTATAAGTGGAGCATCCGGCACAGGAGACGATACCTCAATAAATGCATTAGTTGATACTAATCCAAGTACAACACAAAACAGAACCGGTACAGTAGCCCTAGTGTACCAAAGTATAACACTAGATTCATTTCCGGTATTCCAAGGCCCTAGTTCTGCTTCTGGCGGAGGAGGCTTCTCAAGTCCATAATACATAAACAGATGCAATTTGAATATAAAATAGGAGAAGTAAAAACTAACACTCCATGGTTTCGTCCCGATAAAGAGAGATTAAAAAAATGGTATACAGACTTTTCTAAGATTCCCGGTACTGAAAAGTATACTTATCTAGCAGGCGATAGTTTACTAACGACAGAGACTTGGGATGCTGATATAATGGTAGTAGGAGAAATAGAAGATTATTTAGAGCTTAAAAATATATTAGTAGAAGGTATAAAGTTAGGATTTAAACACCTTCAGTTAGTAGATATTTTCTACTGTTCTTATGTGTTTACATACGAAGAAGGTTTTAAACCTTTTTATAAAATAAGACCCTGGAAAGGTTATACTAAAATAAGAGATGGAGAAATTGAAATTGATAAAGAGTATCGATACACAGAAGAGATTGTAGAAGGTCTATTTAAGATACAACACGATGAACCTCCTAGGTCTTTTTTCTATTGGAAGGAAATGTACGATAAAGGTATTTACCCTAATTCAAGAAGAACTTTAAAAGACGTATTAAATTAGAACTGTAATATTTATATAAAAGAGAATTAATGTCAGTACAAACTACTATAGGTTTATTTATAGAAACTGCTCCAGCCGCAGGGCAGATGAGAGTACTATATAAACCAACTAACGGCTCTGACCAAGTTAGAGCTATTACCATATCTAATGTAGATATAAACGGTAACAACGTTAAACTATCTCTTGATGCAGTAGAACAGATAAGAGCAGCCCTAAACGATACCTCGACTGTAGAAGCCCCTTTAACACAGGAGCAGCTCAATGTAATAACCAAAACATCCAAACCCAAGTCCGGAAATACCTCTTACTACTACATAGACGTAAACGATTTGTTTTTAACTAATCTTCAAGATATTTTACCTTCTCAAGAACCACGAAGCGTTACTCTGACACCCTATTTACCTGAACCTTTTTTCAATAACGACTATAACGCTTTAATTAGTAATGCTGACACTATTCGTTCTTCTAATAAGAGATTTGATGTAGATAGAGGCGGTGGATTTGTAGCTCCTACTAACTACCCAGCAATCGCAGGTATCGGAGAAATAAACGTAAGCGGTTTGAAATTTGAAGATTCTAATGGATCTAAAATTCTAAAAGAAACCACTCTACCATGGGCACCGGCTTCAAACTACTTTATGTCAGAAAGTATTTCTGATTCCATTAGTGTGCCTAATGACCGTGCTGTTACTATAAAAGTTGAACGAGGTCCTTTAAGCTCTGCTATTGGACAAGGTAAACTTCCAATACTTGGATCAGTCCCCAACACAGGTTCGTACAGCATACAACATACATTAAGTTTAGAAATAGATGACACAGGTTCATTCGATAGCTCTAATCTTGTTACTCAAAGTTTAGCTGTTCAAACCAATATAGACGGGACTATAGACAGCACAGTAACCCCTTTTGAATTATCTATAATTGCAAATTCTATGACAGGTAGTACTGCGATTGCAACTATACACGCAAGACTAAAACAGACAAATTATATTTCCTACGGAGGTACATACGGGACTACATCGACTATAAAATCATTTTTACATACATCTGAAGATTTACCTGAAAGTTTACCTATTAGGTTTTACTATGATACTCAACAACCTTATGCCCCACAAGCACTAGTCCAAGATTCAAACTACACCCATACCGGTCACTCTAATGCTAGGTACAATGGAACTAAAACATCTGAATCAGACTTTTCAGGTGTAGGCTCAGCTGTATCTGCTACACAATTTGAAGGTGCAGCATACTTAGTTACTGAAGACAATGGCTTTATTTGCTCTCAATCTCTTTCAGATAGAAATATAGAAGACTTTTTATTTGAAGGTACTGAAGAAATGCCAACAACTGCATCAGTTGAACTAGGGTTCGTAAATGTTTCAAATCCTATATCCGCTGCAAACGACACATCAGTGATAATATCAGCAGCAAAAGGACAAACTATAGCAGTTGGAGATGTAGTAAAGTTTACTGATCAAGGAGCAAACACAGAAATAATGCAAGTACTTTCTGCCCAAGAAAGCTCATCTCCGTTTGGAGGAGTTGTACTTTATACATTAGAAGTAAGTAGAAACTACGACGGTGCCGGACTACAAGCCGGATTTGCAGCTGGTTCATCAGTTACTTTACTTCACGGTACGAGAATTTTTAAACCTAGAGGTAACAGGTTAGTTCCGGTAGGAAAACAGAAAATATGGGTAAAAGAAACTAGAAAAATAGTAAATACTAACGATAGAGGGTTCATTACAGCAATTAGCCCGGTATGTACAGTATAAAAAAGAATAACAACACATATTTATAATATATAAACAAAGTTAGAAAAATGGGATACTTAAACAACTCAGTCGTAACAGTCGACGCAATCTTAACCAAAAAGGGAAGAGAGCTTTTAGCAAGGGGAGATGGCTCTTTCCGAATCACCCAGTTTGCACTAGCCGATGATGAGATTGATTATACTCTGTATAATACATTACACCCATCCGGTTCTGCATATTATGGTGAGGCTATCGAAAATATGCCTTTATTAGAAGCATTTCCTGATGAAAATCAAGTAATGAAGTATAAATTAGCAACTCTTCCTAGAGGTACTGCAAAGCTACCAATTCTAGAAGCAGGGTATGCATCTATTACTTTAAAGCAAGGAGCTTCATTAACTATTACTCCTCAAACACTCAACTACTTAGGAGCTTCACAAGCTTATGAATCAAGTGGATACACAGTATCTATTGCCGATGTGAGACTACTTTCTAACTTTACAGGTGTAGGGATTAATACTGCAGAAGCAGAAAGATTAAATACTGTAACAACTTTAGGTACTAATGTATCTAAAACAGTAATAGGTACTTCTGTAAATATTACAGGTACAACAATTAACACGTTATACGGAACATCTAGTACTAGTATCAACAGTACAATTACTATCATAGGTAGAGATAGTGGAGCTAGAATAACTATTCCAATTAACGTAACTAAAGTATAATAAGATATGTCATTTAAAAAATTCGATAATCAAGACGTAATTGTAAGTGCAGACTCTATATCCTCTACCGTTTGGAGTACTGGAGCATATGAATTAACTACGTTTTTTACTTCATCAACACAAGAAGCTGCAACTAGCGGAGACTATTACTTAGACGTATTTGCCACAGCAACAACCTCTTCAGTTCAATACTCTATAGCATATGGAGAAAAGAACGGATTAGGTTCCACAGTTTATAACTCTGCTGTATCCGGTAAATCTCCTTCAGGTACTATCTACGGTCAATATAGATCTCTAGTATTAGGAGATGAAGAAACAGATTTTAACTTTGGCGGTCAATCGTCTGGAGATAAAGGTATTTGGGCTATCTCAGTAGATAGAGCTAGGTATAAAGAAAAATTACTACCTGGAACATTTAACCTTACGTTAAACGATAGTACTGCTTCTTTATCTTTAACCGAGAATAGTCAAAATGTAACCACAGTAACATATAATGATTCGGGAAGAGTCTACGATATAATTCAAGGATCAAATGGCTCACCAGTAAGTTGGAGTGCTACAGGATACACAACAGGTTCGTATATTGCTTCTTTTGGTAAGTTTTTACCTGATGTAGGTTTAGTTTTACTTAATGCAAAAGCAATTACACACGTATTTGGAGATAATTCAACAGTAGCTAATCCATCAACAGGTTCAGCAGTTAATAACGGAACAAACAACACAGTTCTTCATAACTTAATCAAAAACGGTCAATCGTTTAAATTAAACGGAGAAGAAACTATTTCATCTAATTACGTATTTGTAAGAGTTCGTAATAGTGAATTTAACTATTCTAACAACCCTTCTAATATAACAGGATCAGGAGAGCTAAGACATAGTGCTATGGTTAACAATCCTCAATCATATATTACCTCAGTTGGTTTATATAACGATAATAATGATTTATTAGGAGTAGCAAAATTATCAAGACCACTATTAAAAGACTTTACAAAGGAAGCGTTAATAAGAATTAAACTTGATTATTAATGAATGGCTGCCTTCAAAAAATTCAAACAAGAAGATTACTACACTACAGAGTATGTAGCGCATAAAGCTTTCACAGCTAGTGGAAGTCAACACGATAGTTTTGGTATAGAAACATATCACGGTGTTTCTGGTTCTGGAGCCTGGCTACCAAGTGGTAGCGATGTCAACCTAGCTGGTACTGATTACGAACACCATACAAGGTTAGTCTACAACAGTATACACCACCTTTATTATTCCGGTTATGATAGTTTAGGTTTACCTACAACTAGCTCAAATGAAATGTCTGGCTCTGCGTATGATAACTACTTACAAAGTTCCTACACTTCAAACCAAAGAAGAGCTCAATCAGAATTTACAGTAATCTCTATCCCTCAAAATCTTTACGGATGCTATATTAGACCAGGTAGCGTAGTGATAACACCAGACCTAGAAGGTTCTGGTTCTAACTATGTCTATACCGGGAGTGATGCTAGTGGCAATTACGTTAGTGAAAGTTTTGCAGAAGAAGTAGATACTATGTATGGAGCATCTGAACAGTTAGCAGATGGAGACTATGTAGAAAATGAAGAACAATATATAAACGAAACTGAATCTGAATTCGTTATCGCTGCTGCTGATGAATGGAAAACAACACTACTAGATGACGGTAACGGAAACTTAATACTATCAGCATCTTCTCCTCAAAGAATTGTAGGAAATGTAATCTACTCTCACGGGTTGATTGTTTTAACCAACCCTGCAGTAGGAGGATACTATCAGAACTATTTTAGTGGTAGTGTAGCTTGGCAATCATCTCATCCTATTTATACATATAACTACCATTGTGAGGTAAAAGAAGACGAGTTTAATTTTACTCAACATCCATCTGCAATCGCTAATGGAACATCTGGTTCACTTATAGATAATGTAACCGGAAGCTTTTTCAAACCATATTTTACAACGGTAGGTTTATATAATGATGCAAGCGAATTAATAGCTGTAGCAAAAATGGCTCAACCTATTCCTGTATCAGACAACAATGAAACAACAGTACTAGTTAAATTAGATATGTAACCATGGCAATAACGTTAAGAACAAATAAAGGAACTGCACTTTCCTACCAAGAGTTAGACATAAACTTTCAAAGTTTTTTCTATTCTGCTTCTATACCGGCAGACTCTTCTTCTTTACACCTACACTACACAGGTAGTGGTCTGCAAGGAGCAGGAGTTGTAAACATACCCTTAAACACATTTACAGGATCGGTTCAAGTAGCCGGTAGTGTTAATGAATTACAATATAAAAGTTCTCCAACAGCGTTCGGTGGAACAACTAATATAGTATATGATAGTGCAAAGGGCGGTATAGGTATAGGTACAACTTCTTTAAGCACTAACGAAAAATTAAAAGTAAATAGTGGAAACGTTGTTGTAAACGGCGGAGAATTACATATAGCAGTAGCAGTTAATTCGGCAAGTATAGCATACGATGGAGTAGGTACAGATTTAGTAATTAAGAATTTATATGAAAGTGCGGACTCTAATATTAATTTCTGGACTGGTGGCGGACCTTCTTTTGTAATTAAAGGAGACGGTTCTTTCCAAACTAGAGGTGCAGGGGCAAACTATCCATTAGGTGATAACGTTATTAGCGGTAGTATAGTATTTGGTAAGACATTAGAAGATTCTTATAGAACAAAACTATTCACATGGGATTCCGCAGATGCTCGTATTGAAAATAACTTAGGTAATAACTTACTAGGAGGTAACACTAGAGGTGTAATTTTAGAAGGACCACATTCAGGTCATGTAGTTATGGGCGTACAGTCAGGTGGGAACGAAGGTTTCCATATACTATCCGGACCAGTAACATCTTCAGTTTCTGCTTCTTATAACAGGGTAGTAGCATCATTCCATTCAGATGGAGATGTCGGTATTGGTACCTCCACTAAAGTATCTGGTTATCAATTAGTAGTACAAGGAAGTATATCAGGTTCTGCAGGATTAAATGTAGCTGGTAATACAGTAATAACAGGCTCTATAACATCTAATGCTAACCTAATTGTAAACGGTAACTCAACCTTATCTGGTTCAGTTACTCTAAACAGTATACCAACCGCATCATCAGCTACTAATTATGACTTCTTAGTACAACAATCTAATCAAGTAGTTAGACAGGTTAATGCAGCTCCTATTCCGGTAGGAGGTATTATAATGTGGTCTGGTACTATAGCAACTATACCTTCAGGTTGGAAACTATGTAATGGATCAAACGGTACTCCTGATTTAAGAAATAAATTTATCGTAGGTGCTCATTCAGACTTAAGCGGTACTGCTAAAACTTACATCGAAGGTATTTCCAACTTTACTCAGACAGGCGGTGATATTTCTCACGATCATGGAGGTAACACAACTGCTCACACATTAACAGCAGGACAAATACCTTCACATACCCATACATATAAAGACAGTTACTACATTGAAATTAACAACCCAGGTACCGGAGCAAGTGGTACTCTTGGTGGAGCTGATTACGTAGGACCTACTAAATATAAAGGTAGTGGAGACAGTGATAACGATAACAAATATGTTTATTGGAGAAGTGGAACTACTAACTCAACAGGTACTGGAGGTGGTCATAGCCACCCTGTACCAACAGACAATCATATACCTCCTTATTTTGCTCTAGCTTATATTATGTATACGGGCTAATAAGCAAATTAGAGCGTATTTATAATAAAGGACAGACAGAATGGCTATAACTTTCAGAGACGAAAAAGGCGCTCCTCTTACTCATGAGGAACTAGATGCAAATTTTAGATCGTTTTTCTTCACAGCTTCGTTCGGTGCAAACCAACTATTGTTACAAAGAAAAGACGGAACGTCTCTAACTGTACCTATTGGAGGTGAAGCATTCGCAAACTTTCAAACAAACGGTGGATCTATTGGTGATGTTTATATAGCTAATAGTCAAGTAACAGGTAGTAGGATGATTATAGACCTATTCTCAGGTTCATTCTACGATAAAATAAAAGGACCCGGAAGCGATAGCGGAGGTCTTTCTTCCGATGAATGGTACATTACTTTCAATCCCCAACCATCAGCTAACTACTACGTACATTTTGGTTCTAACTTTGCTATATCTTCAAGTGGGTATATGCATGCCTCTGGTGCTGTAATTGAAGGTGAGATCACTGCTTCTGCCGGTTTAATTGGTGGATTTAATATAACACCAGATGCTATAGTAGGACCATCAACTTTAGGTGTACCTTCATTTTATATGTCAGGTTCAGCCTCTACCTCAGGATATTTCATATCATCTTCTGCTTTTAACATAAAAGGTAACGGAGAGATAACAGGTTCAGATGTTTTATTTACCGGCGGTAATATAGCAGGATGGGATATTACCAATACTCAAATAAGAAAGTCAACTAATATAGTATTAGATGCAAGTGATAATAGTTTTTCTATTAATAGCGCAACTTATGGTAATGAAGGTATACAGTTACAATACAACGGCGGAACTCCAAGATTCCATGTAGGTGACGGTTCAGATAGCTTTGTTAAATTTGACGGTACAGACGTATCAATCTCAACAAGACTTTTAGAAATATCAGCTTCTAATATAGAAATATCTTCTACTGAAGCTTCTATGTCACTTGGTGACGGTAAAGTTGAACTTTTAGGAGCACAAGGAAAAATAACAGCCGGTAGTACAAATAAGGTAAGACTAGAAGGAAATACTGATGATGCGTTTTTAGTAGCAGGAGCCAAAACAACTTTTGGTAATAATGATGCCGGTGTTATACTTGGTATGGACTCTACTGTAGCAACATTAGATCTAACTAAGAATGCTAGTAACTACTTTAGGTTCAATACAACCACTGGTGTTGATATTAGGACAGAAACTTTTAAGTTAGACACGACTTATTTCGATATAGATACCACAACTCAAAGACTTAATATTTTTGATACCGGTTCAAAAGAAATTATAAGATTAGGAGAAATATCAGACGATGCTTCCGATTTATACGGTATTAAAATATATGATGGTTCTGGGACAGGTAGTGCTGATACAATTGCAATGTTTGGTCAGGAAGGTAATAAGATCGGAGGATGGGAAGTAACTGACTCTCAGATTAGATCTATACCTGCTTCTGGTTTTGGAGGAGCATATGCAGAAGGTGAAACAGGACTCATAATACATTCAGATGGTAGGTTAGAATCTTCTAACTTTGCTACCAACGTAAAAGGTTGGAGAATAGATACATTAGGAAACGGTTCTGCTGAGTTTGAAAATATGAGAATACGTGGTACTTTAAAAACTACTGTATTTGAAAAAGAGAGTGTTAACGTAGTTGGAGGTCAGTTGATGGTAGCGAATGCTACAACCATACAACCTTTAAGAAGTGAAGCAGGAGCTATTATAGCCGGCTCTTCTTCATATGCTGACACAGCTGTTACATTCTCAGTAGCAAACGTTTCTGGATTTGAAACAGGTGAAATATTAAAAGCTAAATCAGTCGATAATACAGGATTCTCAGTTGAGTATATGTATGTATCGGGTTCTAAAAGATATTCACAAGATAGTAGTATATCTTACAACACAGGTTCAATAGACCCTGATGGACTAGCAGGTGAAATATATGTTCAAAGAGCATTTGGAGGTGTACCTGCTGTATCTTCTTCAGTTACTACTATAGTAGAAGACTTAGATGATATAGAAACAGATATCACTGTAGCAAGTACTGCAAGTTTAGCAGTTCAAAATATTATTAAAATAGATGATGAAAGATTTAAAATCACATCTATATCCACTTCAGGTAATGTATTAACAGTAATTAGAGATTACCACGACACAGTTGCAGATTCACATACTAATGGTGACACTGTTTACTTGATTGATTCTGATAAAGAATTTTTAGCCGGTTTAGTATCAACTGCTCAACCTTATAATGAAGGTCAGGTATTAGTTTCAACTGGTGTTTATAACCCAGAAAAAGATATTACTTCTGGTTATATGCTCATGAATGCTAATCCTAGAGATATTTCTACACCCTATATGGATATAGTAGAAAGAACAGGATCAGGGGTTTATGATTTAGAATTAAGAACTAGATTAGGAGATCTATCAGGATTATCTTCTGCATACTTATACGGAGATGATGAACCAGGTTTTGGTATTTATACTAAAATGGATACTTCAAAGGAGCTATAACAGCACAAACTGGTTCTATTGCAGGTATACTTCATGTAGCAACTGTTCAAGGAGGGTTAGAAACTGGTCAAAAGATTTCTATCGGTAGAGATGTTCAAGGTACTAATGATGGTATCTATGTAAACAACAATAACTACTGGTATACAGATGGTGCATGGAAAGTAGGAGGAGCTAACAACTTTATATCTTTAGATAACTTTACAGACGGTAATTTAAACATAAAGACTCAAACATTTAGTTTAGATACTCCAACATTTATAATTTCAAGTTCACTTAACAACGGAGCTTTAAAAGCAGGAGTTAGTGCTAGTGTAATAACAAACACAGCAGGTGATGGAATTTATATGGACGGTACCGGTAAGTTTAGAGTAGGTACTGCAACATCTGGAAACAATTATATATACTGGGATGGTTCAACACTTAATATCAAAGGAGCTGTTGACATAACAGGAGGAACTGGAGTTAATACAGCAGAACTAAATGCTGCTACCAGCTCTTTATCAGGATCATTAGCAACAGAAATATCAGCTTCAGACGCAGCTTTGTCTGGCTCTATAGCTACAACAACTAATACTTTAGATGCAAAAATATTTACTGACAGCTCAGGTAGAGCAGTTAGACCACCAACCGCTTCTGCTACAGGTTTATATTTAACTTCTACTAACCTAGGATTCTACGAATCAGGTACCTGGAAGACTTATATGGATAACACTGGTGACTTTTTCTTAACAGGGTCAGCAGGAAATAAATTAGCTTGGGATGCAGGAACTGGTACCTTAGAAATAAAAGGTGCTATAACAATCACAGGCGGTAATGCAGCTACTCAAGATTATGTAACAGGTAGCGTAGATACTCTATCAGGCTCTTTAGCAACTAGTTTATCTTCTTCTAATGCTTCTCTATCAGATAGTTTAGCAAGTACTTCTAGCTCATTAGCATCTAATTTATCAGATTTAGATGCAGTAGCAGCAGGTAAAGCATCTATATTTAGACAAGGAACTTCTCCTTCTACTTCTGGTAGAACAGTAGGTGATGTTTGGATTCATACAGGTGAGCAAAATAAAATGTACATCTGGAATGGTTCTAGCTTTACAGCTTCTTCTGACGGTACATATGATCAAGCAGCATTAATTAATTCAACTTCTGCTTCTTTATCAAGTTCTGTAGCATTAGATATATTTACAGACTCAAGTGGTAAGTTAGTTAGAACACCAAACACATCAAGTGCTGGATTATATTTAGGAGATACTAATTTAGGATTCTATTCCGGCAGTGGTTGGAAAACATACATGGCTAATAATGGTAACTTCTACTTAACTGGAAGTGATGCTAATTATTTAGCGTGGGATGGAACCTCACTTACAATTGCAGGTTCTATCAATATAACAGGTGGTAATGCTACCACACAAGCAGACTTAAACACAGCTACAGGTTCATTAGAAACATTTGCACAAAACGCAGCTAATACTGCAGAATCAAATGCTAATACGTTTACTAATACTGCTACAAGTTCTTTATCAGGTTCTTTAGCAACAGGAATTTCAGCTTCAAATGCTGAGATATCTTCTTCAGTAGCTTCTGTATCAGGAGAATTAAATAGTGTATCTGCGTCTCAAGCTTCAGTAAATGAAGGTTTACAGGGAGTATTAGACGGTAAAAATTCTATATTTAGACAAGCAACAGCTCCTGGAGCATCAGGCAGAACAGAAGGTGATATTTGGATTGATAATGATGATGGAAACAAAGTATATGTATGGGGTGCAGGTAATGCATGGACAGCTTCTGCCGATACTACTTATGATCAATCTTTATTAATTAATAATACGTCTTCCTCTTTAGCAGCTGATATCTTTACAGATAGTACAGGTAAGATTCAAAAACCAGCTACCCTATCAGGTGAAGGTCTATTTATGGACCAAACTAACTTAGGTTACTACTCAGGTAGTGAGTGGAAAACTTACATGGCTAATAACGGTAACTTCTTCTTAACAGGAAGTTCTAGTAACTACTTAGCATGGGACGGAACATCGTTAACTATCGCAGGTACTATAAATATTGTAGGAGGTAATGCTGTTACTCAAGATAATTTAAATACAGTAACAGGATCACTACAGACCTTTGCAACTAATGCAGCTAATGAAGCCTCATCTAGTTTAACAGGTTCAATTACTCAAGCACAGTCAGATGCTACCACAGCAGCAGGTACAGCTACTCAAGCTTCACAAGCAGCAGCAAGTGCCTCTGCAGCCGCAGTCACAGCAAGTAATGCAGCTACTACAGTACAGTCTAACCTAGATACAGCAACAGGCTCATTAGAAACTAGCATAAGTAATACTGCAGCAACAGCATCTGCCGAAGCAGCAGCAGCACAAACAACCGCAAACTTTGCAACAGCAAGTGCAGCAGCAGCTCAAGCAACTGCGAATACAGCTGTTACTAGATCAGTAGATGCTAGTGGTAAGATAGCATTTAATCCTACTCCTTCAGGTACTGGATTATTTATGAGTGCTGATAACTTAGGATACTACGATACAGATACCTGGAAAACTTATATGTCTTCTTCTGGAGACTTCTATTTAGCAGGTTCAGGTAATAACGGATTATCTTGGGATGGCTCAGACTTAAGTGTAGATGGCACAATAGTAGCAAGAGATGGTTCTATCGGAGGTATAGAATTAGCTGCACAGAGTATGTATATAGGTACAGGTACCTACGATAATTCAAATACTCCATTCTTTGTAAGTTCAAGCGGTAAATTCTCATTAGGGGATAAGTTTGTTTGGGACGGTACTAATCTAACTATTGAAGGTAGTATTACAATTACAAATGCTACATACGCTACACAAGCAGATCTTGATTCTGCTACAGGATCTCTAGAAACTAGCATCAGCAATACTGCAGCAACTGCAAGTGCGGAAGCATCAGCAGCCCAATCGGCAGCAGAAACATATACAGATAATAATGCAGTAGGTAATAGTACTACAAGCTCTATGTTGAGCCCCTATACTACTAATGCAGCTACAAGTTCGTTAGTAAATCCAACTTCATATGCATTTGGAGGAGATGCCTTTGCTTTGGCTACTAACACTGCAGCAGCCGGATTAAACTTAACATCTCAGTACTTAGGATACCATGACGGTACTAACTTTAAGTCCTATATGGATAGCTCAGGTAACTTCTACCTATCAAATCAAGGTACAGGTTCTGATGCATTGACTTGGGATGGTGCGAACTTAAGGATTGGTAATAGAGGTGTTGGACCGACTATAACATATCAATTTAGCGGTTCGTTAGATGCAAATATATTTGATTCTAATATTCCAAATATAACAACTTATACCTCACCTGTACTAGGAGTACTATTACAGAACTCAGGAGGTGATGCATGGAATAAAGGATTCCTTACTAAAGCAGTATTTGATAGAAATGATGGACCTTCTTTTGAATGGGATGTCGTAGTAGGACATAGCACTCCAGCTACTATGATTGGATTATTTAAAGAAAGTCCTGGAAGCTATAGCCATACTGAACAGCATCACACAGTTTATTTCCAAAGTAATGATATAACTGTTCGAGAAAACGGAACCCAAATACACGCACTCGTAAATGACGACTGGACTTCTGATACAGATTTCTCTGAAAACCAGCAGTACAGAGTTAAGATTACTCTTTTAGAAACCGGTGCAAGATACGAGGTATTTAAAGATGGAGATTTTACTTCTCCTGCTTATGTGACTTCTTCTCAAGCTAATAACGTTACTGACCGATATGTTAGACCGGGAGCTTCTATACACTACGACAATAGTAGCTCAACTCAAGGATTAATCTTTAGGGGATTAGCAGCTGGTGCTCAGCTAGGCGCTGCTACTAAAATATCAGGTAATACAATTCAGACCGGTAAAATATTATCTAGTAATCATGCCGGTACTGATGATGGATCAGCTATGTCAACAACTGGTATGGCGATCAATTTAGATAACGGAGCCATATCTGCTAAAAACTTTAGAATAGCATCAGATGGTTCTGCTGTATTCTCAGGTACAATGCAAATAGGCGGTACTACCTTAGATGCAAATAATACACTAAACTCTAATACTTCAGCAACAGATGTTGGATTAGGTAATGTAGATAACGTTTCAAACTCTAATATACAGGCTTCAGCATCCGCAGCAGCAAACACTGCTGATAAAGATGCAGGTACAGTAGGCGGATGGACAATCCATGCAGATAAAATATTTACCGGCACAGATGAGAATGTTGCTACATATACATCTACAGCAGGAAGGTTAATCATATCTTCTTCTGGTGCTATACATGCTAAACAGTTTTATGTAGATAAAGCAGGTAATGCTGGATTTAAAGGAACAGTGACCATAGGCAGCACAGACCTTGATGAGAATAACACCTTAAACTCTAATACTTCAGCAACAGATGTTGGATTAGGTAATGTAGATAACGTTTCAAATAGTGATATACAAGCAACAGCATCAGCTGCCTCAAATACTCAAGATAAAACAGCAGGTAGTGTTGGTGGATGGACTATTCATTCAGATAAAATATTTACAGGAACAGATGAGAATACAGCAACATTTACATCTACAGCAGGAAGACTAATTATATCTTCCTCAGGTGCTATACATTCTAAAGAATTTTATATAGACAAAGCAGGTAATGCTAAATTTAAAGGAGACTTAGAAGCAGCAGGAGGTACATTTGCAGGTAGTTTAAGAGTAGGTTCAACTAATACAACCGTTTCTGATGTTGTATCTGGAGCAGCAGATGGTGCTTCTTCCCTACAACCAGGAGGAGCAGCAACAGATGTAAATAACAACTCAACTACCATATCAGGTAATAAGATTAGAGCAGGCTCTATATTATCAAATAATCACGCAGGAACTGATGATGGATCTGGGTTCTCTACTGCTGGTATGGCGATAGACCTTACCAATGGGGCTATTTCTACTCCAAACTTTTCTTTAGCGTCCAATGGTGATACATATTTTGGTGGGCTAATTACTGCCGCTGCAGGTATCAATGGTAGTACTATCCAAGGTGCGACTATAAATGCAGGTTCATTGACTGGTGGAACAATTGAAGGAGGTCAACTATCCATACCTAATGCTACCTCTCCAAACTTCTCAGTCGATAGTCAAGGATTTATGACAGCATCTGATGCTAGTATATCAGGTGAAATAACAGCTACCTCAGGACAGATCGGAGATTGGATAATCGATCCTACCACTAATGCGTTAAGAGATGATAACAGTGAAATAATATTCGAACCTAACATACCTGAGATTCAAATGTTTGCAGGAGGGAATAAGAAAGTAATTATTTCTCCTTTAGATACTTTAACAAGTACAGCAGGCGGTAGTGTTTCTGTTAGTATACCGGGTATTACTTCTGGTAATGCAATGGAGTCTGTAACATCTACATCTGTCTACGGTCCTGTTTATAATAACAGATATGGAACTCAAGGCGCTGTATTCGCAGCTTCTCAAGGGGAAGCTCAAATTAATATAACAACTCCTTCTTTTAGCGTTGATGCCCCTACAAATCAGATTAACACAGTAACAACACCGGCTTATGTTGGTACCCAAGAAGGTCAGCTCCACGGATTTCCTTCTAACTTTTACAAAAAAGCTCACTATGCAGATATATACCTGCAAGCAATTAAAAACGGAACAACAACTGTTGTTGGTGAAGCTTTACTAGGAAGCGCATACCGTATAGCAGGTGTTAATTCTCATAGCTATTGGGAAGCTTCTGGTTCTGTCTCTACTACCGGTGGTGGTGGAGGTGGTGGTCTACAAAGTCCATCCTCTGTTGTAGGAACTACAGAAATAGAACTATACGACGGTTCAACTAAACAGGCTAAAGATATATTAAAGAGTGATGTACTTAAAGTGTGGAAATGGCAAGATGGCATTAATGAAATTAGCGCAGGTTCTATTAAAGAAATAAGAAACAGAACTACAAGTACTATATTAAAAGTAACTACTGAAACTAAAACAATTACAGTAACAGACGATCACGGGTTCTGGCTAGATGAAAATAAAGAGATAAAATCTGTAGAACTAGTACCTAACGAAACTGAAATTTATGTAGCAGTTGAAGGCGGAATAAAGAAAGAAAAAGTATTAGACGTTGAAACTATATACAACGAAACTGATGTTTATACGTTTGTAGTACCAGGATACCAAAACTACATTTCTGACGGAATACTTTCTCACAACCCGTCTATTACAACGTATACTTGGGTGCAAAAAACTAGAGCAGCACAAGGTGGTGTCAATGTAGCACATACAGGAGGAGCTGAAACAGTTCTTATGACTATCTCTGAAACAACTGATGTTAAATTTAGATATAGAGTTAGAAGTGGAGCACGAGCAGGGTATAATATTGCAGTAAACGCTCTTAATTCTACAACGAATACCACAGTTAATACTACTTTAGGTACCTCTGGATTTGGTACTGCACCATCATATGATACATCTCTTGGCGTAGGTGTACCTACTAACTTCGTAGAATTAAAAGCAGGAGGACTCCAAATTGTTTCTGATGCTACTCAATATGTTAGAGCTCCTAGATTAGCTCAAGGTGCTAGTGGTAATTCTATAATTTTTGAAGCTAAAGGAGGTACCTCACAGTTTAATCATATACTGCCAGAAACTTCTGGGACATACAATTTCGGTACTTTCTTAAAACAGTGGAATCAAGTATATGCTGAGAATGGGTACTTTACTAGTGGACTTTCTGTAACAGGAGCTATTACAGCAACAGGAAATATTACTGCATTCCATTCTTCGGATGAAAGATTGAAAGAAAATATAATAAACTTAGATGGTTCACTAGCTAAGGTATTAAAACTAAGAGGTACTCGATTTGATTGGAAAGAAGGTAATAAAGAGGTACATCCTTTTGAAGGAAATGATATAGGATTTATAGCACAAGAAGTTAAAGAAGTATTACCGGAGGTAGTTGGAGAAATGAATGGAGGGTACTACGGAGTTAAATATGAAAAACTTACTCCTATCCTTGTAGAAGCTATTAAAGAGCTTTCTAAGAAAGTAGATATATTAGAACAAAAATTAAAAGATAAAGAATAATGGCATTACAGTCAACAGGTGCAATTTCATTTGCGGACATAAACACAGAAATGAACAATACGTCTACTGCTCAATTAGATGCACAGACAGCTGGTGAAGGCTTTCAATTAGATATAAACGCTACAAACTGGTCTGATAGCACAGCCGGTTTAAGTATGTCTGAATTTTATGGATTAGATTTTGATGATATAAACTACGGTAGCGGCGGAGGAACTGCGTAAAATTATTTAAAACAGTTATATGAGTTATTTTTATGCCTTAGGAGGGTTGTCAACAGATAAACCCTTTATTGACCCTACAATAGAATTATTACAGAAGTGGTACCAAGAGTGGAGCTCTAAATATGATCTCTCAAACTATGAAGTAATATTAACAGGCTCATCAGCAGAGTATTTTTTTGGTCCTGGTATTCTTGCACCTAAGGATGTAGATATTATTTTAATGAATGATATTAAAGATCCAAAGCAACTTTATGATATGATGTACGGAGGAGTATCTATTGGGTACAAACATAGATTACTAGTAGATATTTTTCACGCTACTGATCTACACGAACCAGACATCTTTATACCTTATGAACAAACTCGATTCTATAGAACAGTTACATCTTTTGGTAATCGAGGGCAGAGAGTAGTAAAAGATTTAGGGAGTGAAAAAATAATAAAAGAATATGATTGCGGCCTGGTTACTTATAATAGAAACGAAGAAACTAATAGTTATAAAAAAAGAAAATTAAGAACTCAAAATAAAATATACGAAGGGGTGTGGGTAAACCTAAAAACTTATAAAAAATGGAAATAATTTGGGTGTACGATAACATATACAGCCACAAAAGGTTTTATAGTAGATTCAATTTACTCATGCTTTTTGCTTCTGTATCTTTATGGAGGAGATACCATCCTAAACATAAGACTGTACTTTACGTTGATGACCTTACTAACGAAACTTTAGAGAACTTAAAAGTTAGAGAGCTTTGGCATGAAGTAAGAAAATTAGAATACCCAGAAAATATACATAAACCTGTTTTTTGGTCTGGCTGTAAAACTAAAATTATTAGTGAGACAAAAATTCCTATCACTTTAGTAGACCATGACTTTTTACTATTTAAAAATATAGATAATCTATTTGAAGAAAGTATAATATGTTCTTATGATGAAATAGCATCTAACTGGTATCCAAAATCTAACGATAAATGGAATAAAAAACTTACTACACCTATCGAACATATTGTAGATAGAGCATCTAATGTAAGTTTATTTTACTTACCTGACCCAGAATTTGCAAATAAATACGGTAAGCAAACTTTAATAAATCATCAAGAGTTTTCTGCATTAAAAGAAAAAGGTATGACACCTAACCATATGATATACTCTGAACAGTTTATGTTGAGACAGTGGATAGAGAGAGATAATATACCGTATAAAACTCTATCTAAAAATATCTGGGACTGTAAAACAACTAAGTACACTTTAAAGACCTGGGATAATGGTTTTTTTGATCTCAACGAAGCATCAAGGTATTACAGGCATTATGGAGTAGATAAAAGGAAAGTATTAGATAACAGAGAAGGTTATAAGTACGAACCGACAATTGAATATTTATATAGATGTATTAATGCTGGAAGATTAATAGATACTAATTTAATTAAACATAACATTAAACAGATAGAGAATAGATAATGGGGTTTATAGTTAAAAGAGAAGTAGAAGTAAAAGATACAGGAAAACTTTCTGAGTTTTATGTCAGGATAGATAAATACACTGTATATAAAAGAAGGAGTTGTTTAGATATACTTACCGGTCATTTTAATTCACCTCAAGCTGCTAAGGCATCTTCCGGTAATTATTTTGGCGACATCCCAGACTTTGATGGGTACCTTCCTACCTCTATGTCTTTCGATGGAAGACAACTTAATTACAACCCTAGATTATCCGTAGATTTATTTTCAGAAGAATCCGGTCATGAACCTTATACTTCTTCATCAGTAGAAAAAGTAACGAATGAGTATATAGATTTTAATGATAATGGAGAAGAAGTAGTAAAGCAAGAAGTAAAGTTTGTAGTTGTAGAGAATACAACCACAGTAAAGTTGAAAAAAGATTTAAACGTTATAGGCAGTGATCTTTATAATTTTGCCTATACCAAACTAAAAGAAAAATATAAAAAAGACTTTGATCCTTGTGTAATAGAGGATATATAAGTTGACTTCCCAGAATTTATTTCTTATATTTATATATGATGGTAACAGTACCCGGTTGGACATTTAATGGAAAAATAGTAAATGAAATATCAGACATGCCAAAAGGCACGTATGGATTTATTTACGAAACTACTCATAGACCTAGCGGTAAAAAATACTTAGGAAAGAAAGTATTATTTTTTGAACGCAATAAAAGGTTAGGTAAAAGAGCTTTAGAAGCTTTAAGAGAGGAAAGAAAAGCTAAAGGTATTGGAGGAAGAGTACCGCTCAAACAAAAAATAATAACCGAATCAGATTGGAACGACTATTACGGTTCTCATAAAGAGATACTTAGATTAGTTAAAGAAGGAACTCCAATGGACTTTGAAAGAAAAATTCTACATTATGTTCAGAATAAAAAGCAATTAACATATTTTGAATGTAAATACCTATTTATAAATGAAGTACTAGAACAAGATGGCGTTTACATTAATGACAATGTTTTAGGAAAATTTTATAGAAAAGATTTCAACCAATGATACAATTAAAAGAACTTATCGGCTACCCATCATTAAAATACCATTTAGATAATGGTCTAACCTTATCTGAGCATGTCTACCGTTATAGCTCTGATAGCTTTATACAACTATTTAAAGAAGCTAGAGAAGCATGGAGAGACGGTAAAATAGAATTAAATGAACAAGATACTCTACTATTAGAAACTACTGATATTGGAGAATACGCAGAATATAATGGAATGAGAGTTCCTTTAGATCTTCCAATGGTATCTCCAAACTACAATCCAATGTTTGAAATCGGTAACCTAATCGATGAAATGATCGAAAATGAAGATACTATCGATGAAGCTGCTTCAATAGATGAAATGATTGATTATGACTTAATAAAAGAGTTAGTAGAATCTATCGGAGGTCAGATGAATATGGATAAGTTTAGAAAAGCAGTATCCCTACAAAACGAATCTTTCGATTATAACGGCTTTGAAATGTTAAAAGCTTCTGTAGAATATATTCCTGAAGCTGAATATAAAGGTAAAAAAGTTCAACTTAACAAACCTAAAAGAGGTGGGAGTAAAAAATTCTACGTCTATGTTAAATCTAAAAAAGGTAACGTAAAGAAAGTATCATTCGGTGATACTGGATTATCAGTTAAGTTTAAAAAGAAAGGTGCAAGAGCATCTTTTGCCGCTAGACATAAATGTGCACAGAAAAAAGATAAAACTAAAGCCGGTTACTGGTCTTGCAATATCGGTAGATATTGGAAGTCATTAGGGGGGAGTTCTAACTTCTCCGGGTACTGGTAAAAAAACCAACATTATGCCAGTATATAACGCAGGGACTACAAATATTGGTTTGCGAAGCGACATTCAACTAAACTCTGCTTCAGCATTCAAAATCGAACCTACATCAAATATTTCCACAAAAGAGATATTAGAAAATCATTATGCTCCAAACACTGGGGTTGCTGCTAATGCAGATAAGTTTTCTTTTATTAGTAATAAAGCTTACAGAGTGATAGCATTACAAGCTTCAAACTGTACAGTAACTGTTTCTAGCCCTACTACGTACAATGGGTGGAAATGGAAATCAGGTGACGCTGCTAACGGAACAGCAGCATTATCAATTTCTCATACAGATCATGTTACTAACGGAAGGTCTTTATACCTTAGAGGTACAAGCTACTCTGACTATTCAGTTATTACTTTAACAATCGCAGCTGATTACGGTTACAGTGTGTCTTCTTATTCATTTTATAACTCAGCAGGAGCATTTAATAACGGGTATTCCTATACAGGCAACCTTTTTTCTCTGTATTCTGGAACTCATACTGGAGGGTCTGAATTTTTCATGAAATGGTTCGCAACCTAATGAGTAGGCCTTATACAGAATCGGTAACAGAAGAATATACAGTTAGAGAATTTTCATCTAACACATCAGCTTTTGAATTTGTTTGGCATAGAGATAAAGAAGATAGAATCGTTCAAGCTATGCATCAAACAGATTGGAAATTCCAACTAGATAACGACACTCCACAGGTATTATCTGAAAATAAACTATTTATACCAAAAGAGACCTATCACCGTTTAATAAAAGGAACTGGAGATCTTAAAGTTAAAATATATAAACAATGAAGTTAAGTAGCGTAATATTAGAGTTTAAGGTAGATTTTGAAATAAAAGGAATCGATATAACATATACTGATTACGGAAGATTTTACGGAATATACTTATACGATAAACCAGTAACTGCTAATATACAATGGAAAGAGAAAATTAGATTTGGTGACGACGCAGAAAAGTTTATAAAAGATTTAACTGGATTAGAACTTCCTAGTAGCTACGATATAGACGTTTTAGATCAAATTGTGGCTGCACTTAAAGAAAAAGGATACGCAGCAGATCACAATGATGCAATGGATGTAAGTTAAAGATATGAGATTATCACATGTTATATTAGGAGAGATTTTGTACTATGATCCTGATTTTGAAAAACAGGTTGATAAAATACTAGATCAAGGAGGAAAGCACCTCGGCTCAGGTGACTACGGATCTGCTTATTTACTTAACGGCAGAGTATATAAAGTAACTACAGACGAAATCGAATTAGAACACGCACAACTACTTAAAGGTAAAAAAACAAATAACTTCGCTAGAATATACGATGTAGAAGTTATTAACCCTAAATTAGGTATTATACAAATGGAGGTTTTAGGAGAGTTTAAAGGTAACATTCCGGAAGAATGGATTGATGCAGTAGAAAGAGAAGCTCAACAATATGGAATAAACCCTGATGAATTAGATATCAGACCTTCAAATGTTATGGTAAATCAGAAAAAACATCTAAAATTAGTTGATATTTAGACTAATTCTTCTTATATTATAGGTATAACTAGTTACAGAACATTGTATGGATTATACATTCCTACTGGGCTCTATTGAAAATTTGTTAGGCAAATCTCATAAGAGAGCAAGAGATAATCACGCTTTCCATTGCCCTTTTTGCAATCACCATAAGCCTAAGCTTGAGATTAAGATGAGCACTAATGAACAAGGGCATAATCCTTGGGAATGCTGGGTATGCCAGACTAAAGGACGTACAATTAGGTCACTTCTTAAACAATTAAAAACTCCTAGAGATACTGCTAACGAAGTATTAAAATATGTACCGAGAGGTTCACAAATAGAATACAAGCAGCTATCTATAATAGAGCTACCGAAAGAATACCAACCCCTCTATTCCGCTTCTAATACATCAGTTGTAGCTAATCTAGTAAAAAAATATTTATATGAACGAGGACTTACCGACAATGATTTTATTAAATACGGTGTTGGATACGCAACAACTGGAGAATATGGAGGAAGAGTCATTGTCCCAAGTTATACTTCATCCGGTACGCTCAACTTTTTTGTTGCAAGAAGTTTTGATGGAAACTACTTTAAGTACAAAAATCCTGAAGCTTCCAAAGACATAATATTTTTCGAAAACCTGATTAACTGGAATGCACCTATCATTTTATGTGAAGGAGTATTTGATGCTATTGCAATACGTCGAAACGCTATTCCTATATTGGGTAAGAGTATTTCTAAAGAACTTTATAAAAAGATTATAACAAGCAATGTAAGGGATATCTATATTGCCTTAGATAACGATGCTAAAACTAGAGCATTACAAATAGCAGAACAATTTTTAAATAATGGTAAAAGAGTTTTTATAGTAGAGATGGAGGATAAAGATCCTTCCGAAATGGGTTTTCGAGCTTTTACCGAATATATACAATCAGCAGAAGAGTTAGATCTATCTCGTCTAATGCTGCACAAATTAAACCTATGATAAAACAAGGTATGAACATTCTCAAGCAGAATGAAAAAAAGAGGTTGGACTTTCAACCGGAGTTAAAACAAATTAATTTTTTAGATAGAAGAGTGTATAAAAGATCGGAAGGAGTATACTACCCATCTGTAACTACCATACTCCAATATATGCCCAAAAATAAGTTCTTTGAGTCTTGGCTTAAGGACGTTGGGCATAGTGCCGATCTTATTATGAGAAGAGCTGGGAAAGAAGGTACTCAAGTTCATGAGGCAGCAGAATCGTTAGTATTAGGAGAAGAAGTTTCATGGATGGACGACTATGGAAATGCGAAATACTCTCAACTAGTTTGGGAGATGATATTAAAGTTTCATGACTTTTGGACAACTTATAAACCAGAACTTATATCAACAGAAGATTTTGTTTATTCAGATGAACATAAGTATGCTGGTACTGCTGATTTAGTAGTTAAAATGGATGGAGAAGTATGGCTGTTAGATATTAAAACTTCTAATAGTATTCATAAATCTTACGATTTACAGTTAGCTTCTTATGCAAAAGCATTAGAAGAATCAAAAGGAATAAAAATAGAAAGAACCGGTATTATTTGGTTGAAAGCTCAGTCAAGAGGTCCTTCAAAAAAAGAAGGAGTATACCAAGGCAAAGGTTGGAAGATTAAAGTAGTAGATGAAATCGATTATAATTTTGACCTATTTAAGACTATTTACAAACTGTATAGTTTAGAGAATCCTACGGTTGAACCTATTTATAATAGTTACCCAACTACTTTAAAATTATGAGATATACAATATTAATTCTTTTTTCTTTACTTTTAACTAGTTGCGGTGTTTACCAGATAAGTACCGTACCAAAAGTAAAAATAGCTAAAGTTTTAACTATAACATCAACAGGTGATACTTTAGCTATACCAATCAAAGAATTTCAAAAACATAACTATACTAACTTCTTTGATAATAACAGATTTAACTTTAACTATGGTTTTGGCTGGCATAATTACTATTACCCGTTTAACTACGGATTTAACTATAGACCTAATAGCTGGTACTATAGGGATTGGTATTATAAACCACCTATTTATAACTATAGATCACAATTACCCGAAGCTAATAAACCTAGAGTTTTTATAAACGGAAGAAGAGGAAGTAATAATTCTGGAGGAAGCAGCAGAGGTAATCGTATTATATTAAAACCTAATTCAAATAACAATGATCAAATTAACAGATCTAATCCTAGAATCTACCTCAGGCCCGAAAGTGGTAGTAATGGCGGGAGGAGCTGGAGCAGGGAAAACATACCTGTTAAACCAGTTAAACCTATCATCACTCCCCCAAGTCAACCCAGACAAATACGTGGAAGACAAGGATCATCCAGCGTACAACAATCTATCTCAAGGGGCTCGACTAGCGGACAAAGAGGCGGAGGAACTATCAGACAAAGGAACTAGCTTTGTATGGGATACGACAGCTTCTAACCCTAAGAAGGTTAATGAGCTAATTAATAAAGGGTATAATGTATTCATGGTAATGGTGTATACTCACCCTATGATTTCTTATATTTCTAACTTTTCTAGAGCTGATAGAAACGTACCCGGATCAGCTGTCTTCTCAACCTGGAGAAATGTTTACCAACTAATTGCTGAATATGATAAAATTACTAATGGTAATTTAGCTATTCATGTTTCCGATAGAGGAGGAAAATATAGTAAAGAAATAGAAGCTTTTAATACAGCAGCAAAAAATGGACCTTCTGGTATTAAAGATTATTTAGAAAGATATAATGAAGCAAACAATATAGGGGGTTCTACTTTTAGAAAACCTATTGAATTATCTACTCAAGAAGAAGAAGAGTTTAAAAAACATATTGGTAGTTTAGATTACGATAAAGAAGGGTACGGAGAAGATAGAGCTTTAAAGAAAGCATTTAAAGATGCTTATGATAAAAATGGAGTAGGACCTGGATTAGATAAAATGAGAGATGTTCTAAAAAAGTATAGAGATAGAAAAGCAAAACAAGATCAAAGAGAAACTGAAGTTTTAGATAATATAGCTGATATGTTATTTAATGAAAAGTTTCAAAAACTTTTACAGCATTCAACTCCTAAAGAAATAGATTCAAAAGTACAAGCATTTTTAGCATGATAGCATTATACCCAGGAGCATTTAAACCACCTCATAGAGGTCATTTTAACGTAGTAAAATCTTTACTCGACGGCTCTTATAATGGTACGTTATATAATAAAGATGATTACCAAGATAAAGCTTCAAGTTTATTTAAAGGTAATAATAACAATAAACCTAAAATAGATAAAGTAATCATTTTTATAGGTGGAGGAGAAAGAAATGGAATAGATAAAGAGGAAGCTACTCATATTTGGAATATTTATAAGAAACATCTAGGTAATGTTGAAATAGTAGATGGACAAAAAAATCCAATGTTTGCTGCTAAAGATTATGCAAGAGAAAATACAGAAAGTGAATTTGTAGCAGTAACAGGGATAAGAGGTGAAGAAGACTTTGTAGATCTAAGGAGAGTTACAACATTTAACAACGTTGATAACGTACAAGGGTTAGCTTTTGCATCAGCACCTGGATCAGGAGTAAGAGCAACAGATTTTAGAAAGAATATACTATCTGGTAATTTAGATACAATTGTAGATTTTTTCCCTGAAGAATTATCTAGAGAAGAAATATTAAATATATTAAACGATTTGAAAGATAAAATAGTAGCAGAAATATTAGGATCAAATATTGAAGGATTTGTAGAAGGTTACTTTAATGAAAATAAAGACATAACATACACTAATCCTAACTTTGATGCTGAATGGGAAGAAGCTAACCGATACCCAGAATTTGTAAAAATGGGTAAAGAAGGTTGGTTAAATATAGCTAAAAAAGGAAAACCTGTTTCTTATAGTTCTATTAAAAGAAACTTAGGAAATGTAGACCTCAACTTTGATAGTTTAGAAGAACCTAAAAAACAAAGATTCTTAGACGCATTTAAAAGAGGTACAATCGAAATGTCGATAGCTGTTAAGTTCTCTGACAACGATTACGACTTAGTTGCTGGTAATACCAGACTATCAGGATTAGTAAAGAATGGAATCGACCCTCAAATATGGGTTGTTGATATTTCTAATTTACAGGAAAATCGATATAATAAAGACGGGTACGACGAAGGTGATATTAAACTAATGGGTGATATGATTCTTCCTACCGGTAAAATGGTTGTACTCCAAGCAGAAGAAGATACATACAATAGAGGTCTATTAGTAACAAGTAATGAAGATAAAAGTTACGACGTAGCTTATTGGGCAGATGATAAAACTAAACCTTATCCAATTGGAATAGAAATAGACGGTAAAGAAGTAGCTAAAGATGCTACCATTGTTAAGTTTATGTTTCATCCAGAAATGAAAGAAGGTGTAGAACAATCCAAACCTCAACTCAAAGACTATATTACTTCTCTAACAGAATACATGTTGGATAATGGAATGAATATAGAACCTTTACCTGAAGTTAAATTAAGAAAAGATGAAGCAAATGCTTCTAACTTTTTTGGTAAAACAGCATACTACGATCCTAATGCTAGAGAAATAGTTTTATATACCTTAGGAAGACATGATAAAGATATTGTAAGATCATATGCTCATGAAATGATTCATCATATGCAAAACTTACAAGGTACTTTACATAATATACAGACACAAGATACTACTGCTGATTCTAAGTTATTAGAATTAGAAAAAGAAGCATATACATTAGGCAATATAACTTTTAGAAACTGGGAAGATAATTTAAAGAATAGTTAATGAAGTGCTGTAACGAGTATATGATCAAGTCATACTGGAAAACAGGTTCATATTTAGCAAAATGTAGTAAATGCGGAAGCACAACCATGATACAAGATATGCCTTATGAAAAAAAAGTCACTAGAAAAGTTGGATCTTAACGTAAAAGTTCTTATATTTAATAAAGAAACTATAGTTAAATAAAGGTTATATGAATACAAGTATTGTAGATTTATTAGAAGCTTATCCGCTTCCGGAACAAAAAGAAGTACCTCCTTACAAGATATACTGTGATATGGATGGTGTACTAACTGATTTCGAAAAGAGATTTCATCAAAAACTTAATGAAGTAGGTCCTGATTATTACCCTATGAAAGATATTCAGAAGGTAGTAAAACCTAAAGACTTTGAAGCTATATTCGGCATAGAGGAGTTTTGGAACTTTATTGATAAGATTGTAGGTATAGGGTTTTGGGTTGGAATGGACTGGATGCCGCAAGGTAAAGAATTATGGAACTTTATATCTCCATATAAACCAGACCTTTTAACTTCTCCTTCTAGAGATAATGGATCTAGATTGGGTAAACAACTCTGGGCTAAAAATAATTTAAACCCTAAGCCTAAAGTAATAATGGCTTACTCAGCAGATAAACAAAGATATGCTAACGAAAATAGCATTCTTATAGACGATAAAAAATCAAATATTAAAGAATGGATAGCTTCTGGAGGAATCGCTTTTAGAGTTAAAGGTGGTGATATTGGTCCTGCTATTCAAGGACTAAAAGAATTAGGTTATGAGTGATAATGCTCTAAAAAAAGAGTTTAGACCATCAGACGTAGAGAGAATAAGAAACTTAGTTAATAAGGATTATACGTCTAAAACTAAGTATCAATCTGGCTATAATAGACAATCAACTAGACATGAGGAAGGAGATATCTGGGAAGAAAATGGAAAGCAGTGGACCATTAAAAATGGTTTAAAGCAAAACATCACCAAATTAGATAAAGCTAAAAAAGCAGTACATGTTCCTTTAGCTTGTCCAAAATGTAGTGGGTCTATGTCTCACCATTTGAGTAAAAAGATTTATAAGGTTAATAAAATGTGTTTCAATTGTTTTATTGACTATGAAGCTGAACTTAAAAGGAACGGTCAATATGAAAATTATTTAATACATGCCCGTAAAGGGAATATAGAATTTTTCATAGCTCAACTAGAGCAAGAACTACAGGATATGTTAAATGCAGAGGATTCTTTTGTTACTGAACAGGGTGATGTAGAAACCTGGAAGGTTAATAAATCTAAGGCAAAAGAGATGTATACTGACAAATTCCAAGAATTTATAACATACCTTCGGAGTAAGGTAGAGTAGTATATATTTATATTTATATTTACAATACTATTACAAAGCATTATGACACAAAAGCAGCTGCTAGAATCCGTATTATCAGAGCTTGTACATATAAAGAAACATATGCCTAATGGAGAACTCCAGGCTATGGTAGAAGATGTTAAGGATTTAAAAGAAGATATGTCGGAGTTAAAGTATACATTACTCAATCCTGAAGACGGAGTAATCGTTAAGACAAATCAAAACACAGCCTTCAGGAGAAAAATGGAACAAGGAGATAAAGAGTTTGCAAATAAAATGGCTGAAGTTCAAGATCTGTCAAGATGGAGAGATGGAGTCAATAAAGCATTATGGATTTTATTTACAGTACTAACCGGTGTTGTAATTAAACTTTTATCTGAAGTTGTAAAAATAGGAGGATAATGACCGATACCAATAAAAAGATACCTGCCGATGTTTATGCTTTTATGAGAGAACTCGTACAGGAATCTTTACGTGATTGGTTTAAAAAAGAAAAGTGGGTGAGAATATCATCCTCTGGTAATATAGCAGGACCTTGTGGTACTTCTAAAAATAAGAAGAATCCTGATAGATGTTTACCAAAAGCTAAAGCACAGAGTTTAACTAAAGGCCAAAGAGCAGCAACAGCTCAAAAGAAAAAGAAAGCCGGATCTAAAGGAAAACAAGTCGTGAAAAATACTAAGAAAGCAAAAGTAACAAGAGAAGATATTAGAAATCTAGTTGTAGGTTTATTACAAGAAAGAGAAGGTAAAGAGGTTATAATGGAGAAAGACGATAGATGTACTAGATTAGCAAAACAAAAATATGACACCTGGCCGTCAGCATACGCCTCCGGGGCAGTTGTTCGTTGTAGAAGAGGCGAAATTTGGAAAAAGAAATAATGCCTGCTAAATTAAAACCTAGTACTAAACAATACGATAAAGACAAGAGAGGTAAGATGTTAAATACATTTACCTGGATTCATTATACACCGTCTAATACATCTACAGAAGAATTAAAAAAGATGTATGAAAGTAATTCTTATAGAAAGAAAAAGAATATAATTAAAAGAGAATTATTAAGAAGAAATGCCCTTTAAAAAGTCACAAATATTAGAACTCGTAAAAGAAGTATTAGATGAAAACTTTAAAGATGGTAAAGTTAAAGGTAAATCTAGACCAGGTAGAGTAAAAAAATCTGGAGCTAGTTGTAAAGGTTCTGTAACTAGCTTGAGAGCAAAAGCTAAAAAGTACGGCGGTGAGAAAGGAAAAATGTATCATTGGTGTGCTAATATGAAATCAGGAAAAAAGAATGAAAATAACAGATAATAAATTACATCGAAATGCTTATTTTTTAGACCCTACTGAAGATATAGAAACTCTAAAAGATCCCAACTGTGTAGATTTATTTGATCAAAATGGTTATCACCTTACAAAAGCCGAACAGGCTTTTCTTACTTATAATGGTTTTAAACCTATCCAAAGAAGACATGAAGATTGTTTAAGATACGACTGGATTACTTGGGATAAGAAAGAAGGAGCACATATAAACCATTCAGACTTATTTGAAAGAAAAGGATTTTATTCCACAGCATTAGAACAAATACAGCATATTGCTGAAGAAGATAATCCAATGTTATGGAAATTAGTTAAAATGAAACCCAAATGGGGAATAGATATATCAATAGATTATGTGTCTCCAGAAGCAGTTTTTGAAGTTTTTCACTATGAATGGGATTCTTTTAATTTCTGCCATGTGATGGAAAAGAAACAAGAAATTGAAGAATTCGTTGTTAAACAAGATTGGGATGATATAGCTAAAAAGCTATGGAAAAAGAAAGACCAATGGTATAATTTAGATTTCTTTGATCAAACTCAATGGAGAACAGATTATTTTGGATTATCCCCTGAAAAGTTTAAAAACATTATTTGGGAGAGTTAATCTATTTATTTATATAGCTATACAATAAAACACACTACGATGACGTACGATGAAATCAAAAACCGTCTAACGCAGGTAGAATCCGCTTTGCAAAGCATTCACTCTACTAAGTCACCTGCATTAGATAAACACTTCTCTACTAAAACAGTAGAGCAACTCACTACCATAAAAGAATCCCTACAGAAGCAATTAGCAGAAAAAGAAGAAACTATGTTTATCTCTACCAAAGGCGGCGATACTAAAGCCGTTGCAATGGATAGAAAAACTGCTATGGACCTTAAAAAAGATCCAAATATAACTGGAATTGATTCTGCAAAAGGACAAAAACTAAAAGAAGTGGATAAATTAGATAAAACCTCAGGAGTCGAATTCGATAAAAATGAGACTAAAGCCATCGCTACACAAGTAGGAAAGGCATTAGCTATAGCATTAAAAAAAGCTGGTGATGAATTAGCTAGAATGAAAGCTCATCGTATAGATACCAATAGTTTTGATATTCAAGTAGTATACAAAGGTGAAGGAGGAGAAGATGAATTTTCTTTTTATATTAGCGACGATTCGTTGCACCTAGTGGATTTTTCATTTGACAAAGAGCTAGTTAATGTAGGTGTTAAACCTTCAGGAGAGGCAATCGTTAACGTTGATGTACTAGCAAATGAGCTATTAAAACACTTCAAATCTCTAAATGAAAAAGTAAATTATAAAGGTAGAGAGTTGAGCCATGAAGAAACAGATAGATTGGATTTAATTGCTCATAAAGAATTTGGGGGTAAGGATTTTAGTCAACTATCTGATGAAGACAAAGAAAAGGTATTTGCTAAAAGAGATAAAGTGGGAGTTAAAGAAGGAGAAGGAGATGATCACCATTACTTAAAAGTATCTAGAAGAGATTACAAAAAGACAATGTCTATTTTAGATAATAATGTAGATCCAACTTACGTAAAAACAGAAGTAGTAGACGACGACGGAGCAGGAAACGTAATTATATACTTTATATTCAGACATGAATACGGATTCGACGATATGTATGACGATCCAGAAGGAAAAGAAAACCCAGAATTATATCAAGAACCAGACGAAGATCCAAGTGGATTTATGAATGATGTAGTGATGGATCTACAAGCTAACGATATTGAAGTAGTAGATCATTCAGCCGAAATGGATGAATCAATTGAAGAAAATGCACTAGGATTTAGTGATACAGAAAAACTTGGTTCTAAAGCTGCTAGTGATATTGATATCTCAGTTAGAAGAGACCCTAACTATACTTTCGGTAAAAGACCTGGTGATGATGCTAGATTGAGATATAAGTATGCTAAACAATTAGGGTACTTAAAAGAAAATGAAGTAGAAGATCAAGGAGGAGATTTAGATGTAGGACATCAAGATGATGAGCCTAGTATGTTAAAGTCTTCTGCTTTTGAAACAGCTACCTATGCTGCTAAATTAGCAAAGAAATTAGCTCAATATGATCAAGTAGACGGAGAAGTAGATTTTCCTAACTGGTGGCAAAAGAAATTAATCTTAGCTAGAGATTATATGTCTGCAGCATATCATTATTTAGACTCAGAAGAAAAGCAGCCTCTTATTGATAAGTTAGCTTTAGAAGAAGGAGTTAACGAAGGTACTGAATTATACGATAAAGGAGGGATGCAAATAAAAAGATTCTCTGGTGGTAAAAAAGGAGTAATGGTACAAATTACAGTACCATCACAAACTGAATTTGGAGGAGATTATATTCAAGTTACTGCTGATCAGTTTGAAACATTAGCTAAAGCAATGCAATCAGTTGTTGGTGACTTAAGAGATATGTCAACTCAATATCCAAGACGTAAAAATATGGATGAAATAAAAGCAGCTAAAATTCAAAAAGCATACGGTCAAGTTGTTAATAAGATGAAAGAATTAGCAAAGCAATATAAAGCCGGTGATAAATCAGTAGTAGATCAATTAAAAGATTTAACTGCTAAAAAGAAAGAATTAGAAAAACATTTAGATCAAGCAGTAGCAGGTACTCATAAAGGACAAGAACTAACAGAACTTTCATCAGATCAAAAAAATGCTATCTATGATCTACAAGCTATTTTAGATGAGTTGGCTCAAAAAGGAGATGAAGCTAGAGAAATTGTTAGAGAGAAGTTTCCAAGAATGCTATCTAAAGGAGATGCTTACGGTGCCTTTGATTTCGGTTCAAGTTCTAATAGATACGACACTACATTAGAATCTATCATCGAAGAGATTCAAGAATATTACGATGAAGAAGAAGATGATATGGATGAAGGTAAGTATAAATCTGACGCTCAAAGAAAAGCTATTTACGCTACTAAAGCTGAAAAGAATGAAGCTGAATTAAATAAGAAAGAAAAGAAAGACGTTAAAAAGATTGTAAAGCAATTAAAGAAGTCTGTTAAAGGACATGGCGATCAAGCTAAGTATTTAGATAAACTATCCAAAGAATCAGCTCCTGGATATAAACACGATTGTGCAGCGAAAGTAGTACATGAAACATACGGAGAAGGTATTTGCATTCCAGAGAAACATACTTTGATAAAAGAAGGAAATAAATATGTTGTTACTCATTATGACGTATTATTTAAAGAAGGTAAAAAAGTAGTAGAAGATATTCCTGTTGAAGAACTTAAAATAGTTACTCAAAAAGAACACTGGCATAAAGACTACAAAAAGAAAAACAAATAATATGCATAAATTAGAAAAACTCATATTAGAGTCCTACGGACAGCTACTTAACGAAATGGATGGTGGCCGATTATTTGATTACTTTAAGTCAAAAGGGTACGACCTAACAGAACGTAGACCAGATGGTTACCCGCCTAAAGAAGGAGTAGAAGGTTATATGGTAAGTAAAGGTGAAGGTAGAGCTCCTCAAGCAGTAATATTCCAGTATAATAAAGACACTGATAAGTTTACAATCAGTAGAATGAGTGGTTATAGAATTGATCAAAAAGATGCTATCAAAGCAGGAATGAGAAAAGCAGGACAATCAGGTGTTGTTGGAATCGATTCTTATATGACAGATGGTAACTACACACCAGTAGCTATTTCAGCTGAAGGTTTAAAAGACATAGTTGATCATGTGATGGGCGGTTTAGGCCGAGAAGCACAAGCACAGCATGACTTTTATAAAGATAGAGGAAATACTTCTGGTACTATAGATGAAATGCCAAAAGCTGACATGGAAAAGAAAGCTGGAAGTAGAGTTACTCAGTGGGAAGACTTAACAGATAAACAAAGAGCTGGTATTGTTAAAAGATATGGTGAACCGATGTTTGGCGGTAAGCATGATTTCTTTAGTTCTAATATGGATACTTACTTTAAAACATATGAAAAAAATAAAGAAACAGGCTCTATAGGACATAAGGTAATTAAATTACCTTCATTTGGATCTCTATATAAAAACTTTTCAGATATTATAAGTGACATTAAAAAACTAATGGGATCTGATGATATAAGAACTGATCAAGCAGCTAGAGAGTTTTTCGAATTAACTAAAACTAATTTTAGAAAATTACAAAGCTACCTAAGAACAGAAAGACCTGAGCAATATAATCTGCTTAAGATGCAAAGAATGATGGAAGGCATCGAATCAGCTTTTTCTAAGATTAATGAAAGAATGGATATTAACGATCCAGTTGCTATCAAAGTGAGAGCTGCTAGAATGAAAGCACAACAACCTAAAGATAAAGCACCTAAATCCCGTGGTATCAGTTTAGAGAAAGCTATGGACTTGAGATTAAAACTTCAAGACTTAGAAGACGAAAGAGCTGATGTTTTAAGAAATATGGAGCAAGAAGCTGAACCTGAAGGAGGTCCAATTGCAGATGATTATGGAGCTATACTTAATGATATAGATAAGAAAATTGATCGTATAATGAGCGCACTGCAAAGATACGATATAAATGAAAATTCAAATGATGAAGTTCATTTTGGATATGATTTAGACGCAATACAAGCTGTTGTAGATTATTTAAAAAAGAAATATGAAGAAGGTATAGATTACGAACTCTTCACAGGAAGAGGTGATACTCATCCTAATACACTTAGAATTATAAATCCTAGATTACATAATAGTGCTGCGTTAAACGACTTATTAAATTACGCTCAAAGTGATGAAGATAGATATGATGATTATACCGACTACGAACAACGTAGAAGAGAAGAAGACGATTACTATGAAGATCCAGACTACTATAAAGAAGGTAAACTTAGTTTAGCAGAAAGTCTATTAGACGATATTAAAGAAGAAGAAGAGCCAGAACCTGAAGAAGAAGGTGATGAAGAAGCTCCTAAAGATACAGTACTGGAAGATGCTACAGATCAAATACTAGCTAAATTTCCTACACTACAAGCAGCTATTATAAAACTACAAACAGAAGACTTTAAAGAATTTGTTGATAGTGTAGATTGGATTTCTCCAAGACCTACTGAATTTAGAATCAACTTAAAGAACGGTCAAGATTATATCTTAAAATGGACCGGTACTGGATTCCAAGCTCAAATAATGGGTAAAAGATTTTATATCGACAAAATAAACGATTATCAACAAGCGTTAGATAAATTAGCTGTATTATACAAAGAAGGTCCAATGACCGGAGCCGGAGAAGGAGAAGCTGCTGATGTAGATTCAGGAGGCTCTTCTGGAGGCGGTGGAGGTGATTTTCCTGGAGATGATGCTGCCGGAGGTGGTGGAGACGATCTAGGAGTTGACGACCTTGGAGGAGAAGAAGGCGGTGAAGAAGGTGGAGCTGACTTAACAGGAGAACCAGTTGATTTTGAAGAACCAGCAGAAGAACCAGAAGCATAATGAACGTAACAGATAGATTATATACAGAATGGGCATGGAGATCTAAAACAGGTACTCCATCTATGGATAATGCTGAAGATAAAGCAATATTAGATAAATTAATTGCTGAATTAACTAATGCAGATGGACAAATATCTAAAGCAGAAGTTATTGATGCCATACAAAAAGGAGAGTTTTCTCCGGAACAATTAAAATCTATACTCAACGGTATATCTGGTGTAGCCTATAAGGATGATGTACTATCGTTCTTAGATAAACAAGGCAAATCAGTAGCTTCTATTTCTAAAACCATTTATAACAGAATGGTAGAAAATGGAGATATTCAAACATATCATAAGTATATTACCGACGGTGCTATAACTTATGCTGATTTAGGTTCCTCTGGTAACTTAAAAGAAAAATTTAAAAAATTATTCTCAGATGAAACGATTAATTTTTTATTCGATATCAAACCTCAAATAGGTAATGTAGCTACAGGTAAAGGAGAGGTTTTTCTATGTGCTTTAACAGCAGATGTTAATGGAGATACTCCTTCTGGTGATGTTGGAGTTGGTAAGAAAGGTATTGAAGTAAAAAATAGAGGAGCTATACCAATGGGCCAAAAAGCTCAATTTGGTAAAAATACTGATAAGAAATTTATACAGGATGCTATATCAGCAGTTAATTCAAAATTAGATAATCCTATTCAAGTAGATACTAAAGGTAAAAGACCTTTACATAGATTAAACACAATCCTTGCAGTTGTAGCAGAACAAGAAAGTGATAAAATTGATGCATCGATAGATGCAATGGATGGTGCATTAAGAAGTAACTACCCAGGAATAGATTTTTCTGATTTTAGTTTAAAGAAATATAAAAAAGGAAACGAAATAGATGCAGATGCTGCAGAACAAGCGTTTTCTAAAAAAGTGATAAAGTTATATACAGAAACTGAAGAATTTGAAGAAATATTCTTCTTAGATGATAAGTCTGGAAATTATGCTGTAGTACCTGCAAATAAATTAGTAGATGCAGTTGGTACTAAGATTTCTATCTACATGAAAGACGGCTTACCACGATTCAGTTATAACTTCTAAAGTTATGAGTCAAGACATAAAAAAAATAATCGCACAAGAGTATATCAAGTGCGCCAAAGATCCGGCGTACTTTATGAAGAAGTACTGTTATATTCAACACCCTACTAGAGGTAGAATATTATTTAATCTCTATCCTTTCCAGTCTAAAGTACTACATTTATTTAGAGACAATCAATACATAATTACTTTAAAGTCAAGACAGTTAGGTATCTCAACTTTATCTGCTGCTTATTCTTTATGGTTAATGTTATTTCATAAAGATAAAAACGTACTAGCATTAGCTACAACACAAGCAACTGCTCGTAACTTAGTTTCTAAGACAATGTTTATGTACGATCAGTTACCTAAATGGTTAAGGTTACAAGCAGTAGAAAAGAATAAATTATCTTTAAGATTAAAAAATGGATCTAAAATTACAGCGAAATCTTCTAATACTGATGCAGCAAGATCCGAAGCAGTATCATTACTACTTATCGATGAGGCAGCCTTTGTTGATAACATTGACGAAACGTTTACTGCAGCACAACAAACACTAGCAACCGGTGGTCAATGTATGGCTCTATCAACACCTAATGGTATTGGTAACTGGTTCCATCAAACTTGGGAAAAAGCTGAAAGTGGTGAGAATTCATTCTTACCTATAAGATTACCTTGGACGGTACATCCTGAAAGAGATCAAGAATGGAGAGATCAACAAGACTCAGATCTAGGACCTAGAATGGCCGGACAAGAGTGTGATTGTGATTTCTTAGCTTCTGGTGATACAGTATTTGAACCAGATGATATGATGTTCTACGAGCAAACATACTTAAAAGAACCATTGGAAAAAAGAGGTGTAGATGGTAACTTATGGATATGGGAAGGAGTAGATTTTACTAAATCTTATATGGTAGTAGCTGACGTCGCTAGAGGTGATTCTGCCGATTATTCTGCATTTCATATATTTGATATAGAAACTTGTACACAGGTTGGTGAATATAAAGGTAAATTATCTCCTAAAGACTTCGGTAATGTATTAGTAGGAATTGCATCAGAGTATAACGATGCGTTATTAGTAGTAGAAAATGCAAATATAGGATGGGCTACTATAGAACAGATATTAGAACGTCAATACAGTAACTTATACTACAGTTCTACCTCTCAAATGGAAACTGTAGAATCCTATATGTCTAAATATGAAAGAGATAAACTAGTACCTGGCTTTACCATGTCAGTTAGAACTAGACCTTTGGTAGTAGCTAAAATGATAGAGTACATTAGAGAAAGAGGAGTTACTATACAATCTAAGAGGCTATTAGGAGAGATGCGTGTATTTGTATGGAAAAACGGTAAACCTCAAGCACAGACTAACTATAACGATGATTTACTAATAGCAGCAGCAACTGCATTATACGTTAGAGATACTGCATTGAGATTAAGACAACAAGGTATGGATTTAGCTAGAGCTCAATTATCTTCTTTTCAGAATCTAAACGCTAAAAACAAAGCTGTCATTAAATCAGTTGGAAATCAGCAAAATAATCCTTATCTTATAGATAATGGCTATGGACAGCAAGAAGATATATCTTGGTTATTGTAACGTAGCTATTTATAATATATACTGAATCTAAATATTCATTGAATGGCCGATAAATCATTATTTGGAAGACTACAAAGACTCTTCTCTTCGGATGTAATAATAAGAAACGTAGGCGGTACCGAACTTAAGGTGGCGGATGTAAACCGTATACAGACTACTGGTGACTTTAAAACGAACGCGTTAATTGACAGATTTTCAAGATTACACGTATTTAACAGTAAAAACTTATTTAGTCCTAACCTTAACTACCAAACGTTAAGAATACAGTTATACTCAGACTATGAAGCAATGGACACTGATCCAATTATTGCTTCTGCCTTAGATATTTTAGCTGATGAAGCTACTTTAAAAAACGATCTTGGAGAAGTACTATCTGTTAAATCATCAGATGAAAACCTACAAAGAGTACTTTATAATCTATTTTATGATGTTCTAAACGTAGAGTTTAACTTATGGTCCTGGACTAGAGGAATGTTAAAGTACGGAGATTACTTCTTAAAGTTAGAAATAGCAGAAAAGTTTGGAGTTTATAACGTCCTTCCTTATACAGTATATAATATAGCAAGACATGAAGGTGCTAATCCTGAAAAACCTTCTGAAGTTCAATTTACTATAGATCCCGACGGCATTGCCGCTTCTCAAGATCCTAATTATATTCCTAGAAGAGATAATAAAGTTATCACTTTAGATAACTACGAAGTAGCTCACTTTAGGTTAATATCAGATCATGCTTACTTACCTTACGGTAGATCATACATTGAACCAGCTAGAAAAATATATAAGCAATTAACGTTAATGGAAGATGCGATGTTAATACATCGTATAATGAGAGCTCCTGAAAAGAGAACTTTCTTTGTTAATGTTGGTTCTATTCCTCCTGCAGAAGTTGATCAGTTTATGCAAAAGACTATCAACACTATGAAAAAGACTCCTTATGTTGATCCTAACACAGGTCAATATAACTTGAAGTTTAACATGCAGAATATGATGGAAGACTTCTACATACCTGTACGTGGAGGAGATCAGTCAACTAGAATCGAAACTACTAAAGGTTTAGATTATGACGGAACAAATGATATTCAATATCTACAAGCTAAAATGTTTGCAGCTCTTAAAATACCGAAAGCATATTTTGGATATGAAGGAGACTTACAGGGTAAAGCAACACTAGCAGCAGAAGATATTAGGTTCGCTAGAACTGTTGAAAGAATACAAAAAATTATTGAATCAGAGTTAACTAAAATAGCTTTGGTTCATTTATATACTCAAGGTTTTACCGGAGAAAGTTTAACCAACTTCGAATTAAAGCTTACTAATCCTTCTGTAATATACGAACAAGAGAAGGTAGCTCTATTAAAAGAAAAAATTGATCTAGCTAATCAAATGAAAGACTCTAAGTTATTCTCTTCAGACTACATTTATGAAAATATATTTGATATGTCAGAAGATACTTATAATGAGATGAGAGATTTAGTTAGAGAAGATGGTAAGAGAGCCTTTAGACATGCTCAAATAGAAGCTGAAGGTAATGATCCTGCAAAATCAGGTAGATCATATGGTACTCCTCATGACTTAGCCTCAATGTACGGTAGAAGAGCTACCGCTACAGAGAAAGGCGGAGCAATGGGATCTGTACCAGACGGATATAATGAAGTAGGACCTGAAGGCGGTAGACCTAAAGAAAAAATGTCAGTATACGGTACTAACGACGATCCTATGGGTGGAAGAGATAGATTAGGAGTTCACGGTATGCACGGAGGATTTCCATCAGACAATGAAAATATGATGGAAACTAATACTACTAAAGCACAAACTATATATCATCAAATTAAAGATTCATTCGAAGATAAAAAGAAATTAATCTTTGAAAAGACAGAAGAAACCAAGTCTAACCTCTTAGATGAAACTCAATTAAGAGATTTAGAGGACTAACCCATATTTATATATAGTAACCGTATATTATGAAGATAAAACATTCAAAGTTTAAAAATACCGGTTTAATTTTCGAACTGTTAGTTAAACAAATAGCTGCTGATACGCTTTCCAAAAATGAATCGGCTGCTGTTGGTATATTAAAGAAATACTTCGGCGGTAATACTGTTCTAGCTAAAGAACTAAAATTATACGATTATATTCTAAAGAATAATAGTTTAAGTGAAGCAAAAGCAGAAACAGTTGTATCTACAATAACCGAAATTTCAAGAAAATTTAACCAGAAGACTTTAAAAGAGTCTAAATATAAATTAATAGCAGATTTAAAAGAAAACTATAACATAGAAGACTTTTTTGCTATTCAAGTAAGAGACTATAAACCTCTTGCAGCTTTATACTGTTTGTTAGAAGCTCAAAATAACCCAACATTAGTTAACCCAGAATTTTTGGTTAACAATAAACTAACTGTATTAGAGCATTTAACATCTAGTGAAATAGATAAAGAAGCAGTTAAAGATACATTAATAGAAGAGTATTCTAAATATGATAAAGATTTACGTTTATTGACGTATAAGATTTTATTAGAGAAATTTAACTCTAATTATAAATCTTTATTACCAGAACAAAAGAATATTTTAAAAGAATTTATTACTTCAGTTAACTCTACTACTAGACTAAGAAACTTAGTTAATGAAGAAGTAGAAAAGATTAGAAAAGAAGTCAATGAACTAGCAAATAAAATCAAAGACGAAGTAATAAAAATAAAACTACAGGAAGTATTAAAAGGAATTAACCTTATTAAGAAAACTGAAAAGATTACAGACAACCATCTTATTAATTTAATGCAATACTACGATCTAGTTAACGAAATGCGTAAGCTATGAAACGAAGTAAGTTAATTAAAGCAGTAAGAGAAGTAATAGAAGAATTGAGTACGACAGCCGGTGTTGCAGGCTATCAAACTCCATTTGCTTTTTCAAAAGGCAATAAAAAAAATAGAGCGACAAAACAAGCTGAAAAGCTAGGTTACAAGACTGTGAAGCAAAAAAAAAGACCTTATAACACTAAAATGTTTGATTACTTAGATGAAAACGTTAACTGAAAAATATAGAGGGGTATTAAACGAATCCTTTTCAAAGAAACAATTCGTAAGAGATGCTCGTATGGCATGGCCCCAACTTATCAATCAATTCTTAGGATTTGAAGATACTGTAAACATACTTAAACAGAAAGGAATGATATCTGAAGCAGATAAAATGCCAGAATATTCTGCTTTCGACAATATATCTGATGAAGCTATCAGAAGAGGAGTCGATGCTGAATTAGAAGCAATGGGACTTATGTCTCATGATAAAGTATCTGAAGAGGATCAAGCTAAAGCTAAAGATAAAGCTCTAAAAAATTTAAAAAAGAATCCACTACACTACCTTAATCTAATGTCAGGCGAGTCTAATAAGGTCGACAAGCATGATCAAATGGTTGAACCAAATGAAAAAAATAAGGTAGATACTTTTAACGGTATGAAAAAAGCCGACTTAAAAGAAGAAGCTGGAGTACCAACAGTATTTGATGATGAAAGTATGAATGCTTTACTTAATATTATTTTAAAATACGTGGAAGATCCAGACGATGCGGAAAAAGCTATACAGCAGGTAGACGATCACGGATTAGATTCATTAGCTCCAGAATTATTAGCTAACTTAGATAGAGATCCAGAATTTAAAGCATGGTATGACAAACTACACGGTATTAAAGAAGCCGATCCTATCCCTACCGAACCAGGTATAGATGGAGAAAGAACAGTCAACCATAATAGAAAAATGGCTCTTAGAAAAATTATAGATTTTTTAACTATAAATGGCCATCCAGATTCAGGTCATAAAGTAAGTACTCAAGATGCTTTAGACTTTATCAGAACTCATAGAGTAGATATTTTTAGCGGAGATATAGATTATAACGACATCAATGATGTATGGAATAATTACGATGAATACGAAACTATCAATAGAGATGATGTTGGAGAAGTAATGGGTGTTGATAGAAAAGGTAATAAGAAACCAGAAACTGGCGGAAGCGATGCTACCAAGTATAAGGCAGCTGCTAAAAATATGGAAGAAAAATTATCTGACGAAGATATGAAAGCTATCGAAAAGTACGGTAGAGAAGATAAACCCGTAAAAGCTTTTAAACCAGGCGATCTGTTTTCTTCTGACTTCGATTATGAAGGTATGTTAGAATTTGGTATGAAGATTAGATTAAACACTCCAATTGCTACTTTACAAGCTTTATATGACTCTTTTGAAGATGTTAATTATCATTCAGAAAACAGTCATTTAGGTTTAGCTATCGATGCTATTAATGATGGAGATAAATCAGAAGCTTTAGATCATATTAGAAACTTTAAGAAAGCTATCAAGCAAACTTTAATTGGATTTAATGAAGGAGCTAATCCTAATAGAAAAGAATTAGAAGAAGCTGAAGCAGTAGTAACTGAAAGAGTAGGTAGCTTAGATGAATTTATTTCTTTAATTCAAGATAGAGCAGGAGAATCAGGATTCAGTGAAGCAGAAGAAGCAGAAGAAGTTATCGAAGCTTTACAAGATCATTATAACTTAAATGAAAAGAAAGGTAAAGATCACGACGGAGACGGAGACGTTGATGGAGATGATTATATGGCTGCTAAAGATAAAGCTATCAAAACAGCAATGGGTAAAGATGAAATGGTGAAAGAAAACATTAAAGCTATCATTTCAAAAGTACTAGAAGAAGGCACTCTTAACGAAGCTGCTACTCAAGAATTAGCTAAAATGACTGATACTTACGGAGGATTTGAAGGAATGAAATCAGTACTACTACAATTACAAGATGTAGTAACAGATATAGAATCATATTACGACAAGACTAGAAGTAAGATTCAGAAAGCATTTGATGCTATGGGGGATATAAGAAATGAAGAAGGCTTAAAAGTAGGAGGATTTTTAGCTCCTGCTATTGAAACAGCATTTATAAAAGATCTTAGACCTGTAACTAAAAAAGGTTTTACAAAAGGATTAGATCAACCAAAAGTAAGAGTTATCTCTCAAAGAGATATAGACAGACATAACTCAGGTGAAGCTCCTTTAGGAGAAGCAGAACCAGTTAAAGATACTGTTTATACACCTCCGGTAAACGGATCATTAAGAGAGACTAAAAAATAAGACATGGCACAATTATTAGTAGAAGTATCAACATTTAGGCCTATTATTACCGAGTCAAAAACTAGACCAGGTGTATTTGAGGTTGAAGGTGTTATGCAAAGAGCAACAGCTAAGAATCAAAACGGTAGAGTTTATTCTAAAGCTATATTAGAAAGAGAGATGAGTAAGTATATGGATGAATTCGTTAAGAATGGTAATGCATATGGTGAATTAGATCATCCTGAATCTCCTGTTGTATCTTTAAAAAATGCTTCTCATATTGTAAAAGACCTATGGTGGAAAGGTGATGACTTAATGGGTAAAGTTGAGTTACTAAATACACCAGCAGGTAATATTGTAAAAGAAATAATCAAAGCAGGACATACTATCGGTATTAGTTCTAGAGGTACCGGATCAGTTCAACAGACTAACGAAGGTAATTTAGAAGTACAACCAGACTTTGAATTAGTATGTTGGGACTTTGTATCTAATCCTTCTACTCACGGTGCATTTATGAACCCTATATCGTTAAATGAAGGTAAAAAGAAAGTTTCTAAATATATGAATTTAGATTCTATTATTAACGATATATTAAGAGCGTAATGAAACTATCTGAACTTATATTAGAATCCGCAGAAGAAAGAGGATTAAGGCTAGCTTTAGAAGCCCCATTACGTGATGACCTTCCTCTATCCACTCTTTCTGAAGAAGAACAAAGAAAATTAGATGAAGCTGTAGGCATTCCTTTAATTATTGGCGCAATATTAGCAGCTCCAAAAATTATAGAATATATAGGTAGAATAGTACAGTGGGTAGTAAAAATTTTTAAAAAACTTCTAGGCAAAAGCGAAGAGGAACAAGATAAAGAAGTCAAAGCTGCTAAATGGATAGAAGATCAAGGTCATAACTTACATAAGAAGTATATTAAGATTATCAAGTGGGTTATAAAAAACACTGGGTTCGCATCTAAATTTTATACTGATGAAAATGGTAAAGTAAATGATGAAAAGTTAACAACAGCTGCAGAATTTCTTTTATATGTCGGAGTTGCCATCGCAGCTGCATTCTCGGTTTACGGCTCAATTCAAGCTTTAACATCTGGCAGCCCTATTATGGGTGCAGTTGAAGCAGGACTTTCTGGTACTAAAGCAGACGAGCTTATAATAGCGGTTAAAAAGTTAGCACCTAAGTTATCTGGTGTAGTATAATTTTTTTCAGATTTACTTAGTTTTCCAGAATAAGTATATATTTATATACGAATATACAGTCATCTATACTGTATGAAAAAAAACGAACTTTCCTATTACGATTAAAATAATCGTAGAAATCAAACAAAATTTTTAATAATGGCAAACAAAGATTTATTCAAGCAAGCTATTGCTGAAGCTAAATCTATTAGAGAAGCCGCTATTGCTAACGCTAAAGAAGCTCTAGAAGAGTCTTTAACTCCACATCTAAAGGACATGTTAGCTGCTAAACTTCAAGAAATGGAAGATTCCAAAGTTGAAGAAGAAGTAGTAAACGAAGTCGAAGAAGAAGTAGAGGAAGCAGTTGATACAGCTGTTGAAGAATCTGAAGGAGTAGAAGAAGCAATGCATAGCGACGACGATGATAAGATGGAAGAATCAGACGTAGTAGAAGCCGAGGATGACTCAGAAGAATCTGAGGACGAAGCTGAAGGCGACGAAGAGGTAGAAGCCGAAGAGGAAGATGAGGATATTGAAGTTAAAGACATGGAAGTCGATGACCTAAAGAACCTTATCAGAGACATTATCGCTCAAGAAATGGGTGACGGTGGAGAAGAAGAGCTAGACGGAGTAGATATGGACGCAGGTGCGGAAATGGAACCAGCAATGGACGACATGGAAGTAGGTGCTGAAGATGACGAAATCGATCTAGACGAATTATTAGCCGAGTTAGAATCAGCTACTAACGAGGAAATTGAAGAAGAAGTTACTGAAGAAGTAGAAGAGGAAGTAAAAGAAGATGTAGTAAACGAAGAAGAAGTTAAAGAAGAAGACAATTCTGAATTAACAGAAGCTTTAGCAACTATTGAAACTTTACAGAGTCAACTACAGGAAGTAAATCTTCTAAACGCAAAACTTATGTATGTTAATAAAGTATTCAAAGCTAACAACCTTAGTGAGAGTCAAAAAGTTAACATCATCGCTGCTTTTGATAAAGCAGAAACTGTTAAAGAAGTAAAATTAGTATTCGAAACAGTATCTGAAAACGTTGTAACTAAAAAGACAACTAAAGTAAACGAAAGCAAATTAGGAAGTGCATCTAAAGCTACTGGAACTACTGCAAGTAAACCAGAAGTAATTAGTGAAGTATCTTCTGCGGTGCAAAGAATGCAAAAATTAGCTGGTATTATTTAATCAAATTAACACAAATTTTTAAAAACTTAATTTATCATGGAAATTAACAACCTATTAGAAAGCGCGAACGGCTACAAAGCCCTTCAAGAAGACGCAAAAAGGTTAGCTGATAAGTGGGGTGCTTCTGGATTGCTTGAAGGTCTAAACGAAAAAGACACAGCTAACATGTCTATCATGTTAGAGAACCAAGCAAAACAAATCGTAGCTGAGCAATCATCTACTGGTACTTCTGCAATCGGCGCTGCAGGTGGTGGATCTGAACAATGGGCTGGTGTTGCTCTACCTTTAGTAAGAAAGGTATTCGCACAAATCTCATCTAAAGATTTCGTCTCTGTACAACCAATGAACCTTCCTTCTGGACTAGTATTTTATTTAGACTTTAAATACGGTACTGCTGGACACGGAAAAACTAACGATTCAAGCTTATACGGAAACGTATCAGTTGTGAATAAAATGGGAGTAGATGTTGATCCTTCTGGTGGTCTATACGGTGCTGGTGCATTCGGATATACTGTCGCTACTGGATCTGACGTTGCTCTATCTGCTGTCGCTACTGGATCTGCTGCATCTGCATCAGTAAACTTTGACGACGACAAGGATCCTGCTGATTACTTTACAGTATCTGCTGCAGCTCCTGCTGGATATGATGTTGACGGTGTAAGAGCTTTCAGAATCTTATCTGGGTCAACTGACATTACTTCTAACCCTGAATTGACTTATGTTGACGGTAGTGGTAATTTAGTATTTGTAATCGCTAAAACAGCAACTGCTGCAGGTGCAATTACAGGTGCTATCAAATGGCATGCTGTACCAGCTGACAATTCAAGAGGAGACTTTGAAGACGCTCCTGCTGGATCTATCAACATCCCAGAAATCAATGTAGAGTTAAAATCTGAGGCAGTTGTTGCTAAAACTAGAAAGTTGAAAGCACAATGGACTCCAGAATTCGCTCAAGATCTTAACGCTTACCACAGTATTGATGCTGAGGCTGAGTTAACATCTTTATTGAGTGAGTATATCTCTATGGAGATTGATCTTGAGATCTTAGATATGTTGATCGGCGGTGCAAGAACAACTGAAAAGTGGTCTGCTGAAAACAATAGAGTATGGAATGGTTCTGCTTGGGCTACTGCTTCAAGTGGATTCTACAATACTCAAGGACAATGGTTCCAAACTTTAGGAACTAAAATCCAAAAAGTATCTAACAAAATTCACCAAAAAACTCTTAGAGGAGGTGCTAACTTCCTAGTATGTTCTCCAGCAGTTGCAACTATCTTAGAATCTATTCCAGGATATGCTGCACAAACTGACGGTGACCAAGCTGAGTTTGCAATGGGTGTTCAAAAAGTTGGACAACTTAACGGTAGATATAAAGTATACAAAAACCCTTATATGACTGAAAACACTATCCTATTAGGATTTAGAGGTGGTCAGTTCCTAGAAAGTGGTGCTGTATATGCTCCATATGTACCATTAATCATGACTCCTTTAGTATACGATCCTAATACCTTCACTCCAAGAAAAGGTATCATGACTCGTTATGCGAAGAAGATGATTAGACCAGAATTCTACGGTAAGATTTACATCTCTGACATGTTAGCAGTGTAATTCTAATCTAGATATTGGATATATTTGAGAGGGGCCTTTTTGGCCCCTTTCTTTTTTTTATTTACTAGCGATCAACTATTTATTATTATACAATAAACGTTTTTTGCCTATGTCATCAAACCACCACACAGACGAGGTCTTCGTCTTAAAAAGAAGACCAAAGGGTCCAATTAAATTCAATGTTACGTTAAATGAGGAACAAAAGAAAGCAAAAGCTTTAATTCTTAACTCACCAATAACAGTACTTAAGGGAATGGCCGGTAGCGGTAAAACATTAGTTGCTACTCAAGTAGGATTAGATTTATTATTTAGAAAACAAGTAAAAAAGATTATAATCACACGTCCTACAGTTTCTAAAGAGTCAATAGGATTTTTACCTGGAGATATTAGAGAAAAAATGGACCCATGGTTAGCTCCTATCTATCATAACTTGTATATGTTATACAATAAAGAAAAGGTAGATAAAGAAATTGAAAAAGGAACTATAGAGATAGTACCATTTGCTTTCATGAGAGGTAGAACGTTTGTAGATGCATTTGTAATAGTTGATGAAGCACAAAATGTTACACACCCTCAAATGGAAACCGTTATAGGTAGATTAGGAAAGGGAAGTAAAATGGTAATATGTGGGGATATAGCTCAGATTGATTTAAAAGATAAAAGAGAAACTGGGTTTTCTTTTCTTTCTAGGTTAGAAGAACAAGTTGAAGGCTTTGTTACACATTCATTGGAACAGAATCATAGACATGAAATAGTGTCTCCAATACTCAAGGTATATAAAACGTTTAGAGATTAAAGCTCTTATTACAATACCTTACTATTTATTATAAAACTATACTCTATGGCCAATATTAGTATATGGAACGGATCTTCAAATTTCACTACAGGATCTACTCCTTTCGGATTTTATGACAACGATACATCCTTTCAATCGGATGCAGATAAAGTTGCTACATTCTGTGCTACTAGACTAGGATATCCGTTAATGGACGTAGAACTCCAGTCTGGTTCTTTTTATGCTTGCTTTGAAGAAGCTATTACTACTTACGGTAACGAAGTATTTCAATATAAAATTAGAGAAAATTATCTAAATTTAGAAGGAGCTTCTACCGGTAGTTCTGTAAATAATCAATTAGTAGAATCAAATATAAATAGATTTGTACAGATTGCTAAAAACTACGGGACTGAAGCAGGAGTAGGCGGTAACGTAACTAAATACTCAGGCTCTTTAGATATCACTGCTTCACTTCAAAACTATGATTTAGATGCTTGGGCATCTGACCAAGGAATAGTAGGTGGAATAGAGATAAGAAAGGTATTTTATGAAGCACCACCAGCAATACAGAGGTACTTTGACCCATATGCTGGTACAGGTACAGGTATACAGTCATTAATGGACGCTTTTGAATTTGGAGCTTATAGTCCCGGTGTTAATTTCTTATTAATGCCAGCTTCTTACGATATATTAAAGACTCAAGCAATAGAATTTAATGATCAAATAAGAAAATCAACATTTACTTTTGAATTAGTAAATAACCAATTAAAAGTATTCCCAGTACCTACTAATAGTGGTCGTTTAATGTTTGAATACTATAAGTCAGATGATAAATCTGCTATCAACTTTAATAATTCCCCAGGGCTAATTACTAATGTAGCAGAAGTTCCTTATAATAACCCAACATATGAACATATTAATAGTGTAGGAAGACAGTGGATCTTTAAATATACTTTAGCATTAGCTAAAGAACTACTAGGGTACATAAGAGGAAAGTATCAAACAGTACCAGTACCAGGCTCAGAAGCAACATTAAATCAATCTGACTTGTTAGCTGATGCTAGAACAGAAAAAGATGCTTTATTGACTAACTTAAGAGAAATGTTAAACGAAACATCGAGAGGATCTCAGATGGAAGCACAGTCTCAAGAGGCTGAATTCCTTAAAACTACCTTATCGAATGTTCCACTGACTATACATGTAGGATAATGAAATTAATCACCATAATAGAACAGATATTATTTAATACCTATGAAGGTATGGTACGTGTTATGTTCAAAGAAGGTGAAAGTGAAAATTTAGCTGAACTTTTACGTGCTTTACCCGGAGTTACCACAGTAACTAATGCTGGTTCATCAGCAGAAATGGGTGCAATGACGTTTAAAGTGAAACTAATAAGTCAGAAAGAAGCCTCAGAGGCGTTTAATTCGTTTAAAAACAATGCTACATCAAAATATCCTAATATAATTAAGATTGAGATAGCAGAAGAAACAATAGAAAAGAAGTAATGCTATTTGGAAGTAACAGAGATTTTGATCTATTAGTAAGTATTAATAGAGAGCTATTAAAAGATGTAGTTGAGCAAGAAATACTCATCTACAAGCTCAGTATTGCTGATACTTCTACTAATTTATACGGAGAAGCATTAGAAAAGACTTACTTAGAAGCAGTAAAGTTAAATTGTTTAATAACTAGAGGTGATCAAGTATATAATGTAGATGAATTTGGACCTGATTTAGGAAGAGAAGCATCATTTGCACTATTAAGAAGAGATTTAGAAGATATACAACTTGTTCCTGAGGTAGGGGATATAGTAATGTGGCATGAAGACTATTATGAAGTAGATTCAGTTAAGGAGAACCAGTTATTCTACGGTAGAAATAATAATTACAATGTAGAACGTGCCTCTGGATACGGAGAATCTATATCTCTAGTATTAGATTGTCACTTAACAAGAGCAGATAAAGTAGGAATCGCTAGACAAAGACTATAATTAGATGGCTAGAAGAAAGAAACCAGTTCCAAAATCACAAGCAGAACTCCTTCAAAAGGAGATTAAACCGGTATTGAGTACTGGCAAACCTCCTGTACCTAATTCTAAGAAAAGAGAGAATCAAAGAACAGTAAAGGGCGATAAAACTAAAAGATTTACAGTAGGATTAAGAGATATAGATGAAACTATTATATACTACTTTAATAATGTAATAAAACCTTCTGTAAATCAAAATGGCTCTAAGATAAACGTACCTATCCTATATGGTTCTCCTGAAAGATGGAAGTCTGTGCAGAAAGACGGTTTTTACCGTGATAAAAACGGTAAGATTCAAGCGCCTCTCATTATGTTTAAAAGAGATTCTGTTGATAAAAACAGATCTTTAGGTAATAAGGTAGATCCAACTAATCCAATCAATGTAGGTATATTTAAAAAGCAATTTTCTAAGAAAAATGTTTACGATAGATTTAGTTTAATAACTAACAGAGAACCTATAAATGAATACTACGGTATAATAGTACCAGAATATGTTACTTTAACTTACTCTTGTATGATATTTACTGATTACATAGAGCAGATGAATAAGATAGTAGAATCTATTAACTATGCTTCTGATGGATATTGGGGAGACCCTGAAAGATTTAGTTTTAGAGCAAAAATAGACTCATATACTACGACTACTGAACTGGCTCAAGGGCAAGATCGTGCGGCTAAGACGAATTTTACATTAGTAATGAACGGACATGTAGTGCCTGACAGTATAAATGCACAATTAGCTGGTATGAATAAATATTATTCTAAATCTTCAGTTACTTTCGGTATGGAACTAGCAGGAGATATAGAAGAATTACAAGCAAGATCAAGAACATCAGAAGCAGAAGCAGATTACAGGTTCTTCGATCAAGGTGCTTTAGGAGTTCAGAGATTTGGTATGACAACAGAACAGATAAATTATGTTGCTTTACATAACACATTTATAGCAGACTATGTAACAACTAATACTGCTCTGTTCAATAATAGAAATATAGAAGAAACACCAGCAGGATTTACTTCTGGTGATGAAAGATTCTCATTATTTATTAACGGACAGTTTATCCCTGCTAATTACTACACAGTACAGCAGTTAGGTAGTGATGTATCTGCAGTTGTTCAAACAGGACAAACAGAATATACATTAAGTACTGGAGATGAAGTGGTAATAAGCGGTAAAATAAGATAAGATGGCATTAATTCAATGGAAACAAATTGATCCTGACATTTCCGGTTCGAAATCACTGACCGGAAGTTTAGATTTATCTGGTTCTCTCAATATAGATGGACCTTTGACGGTAAACGGAGAGTTGTTTACTAATGGTATCTTTAAACAAACCGGTTCTTATTATTCTACAACAAATGATTTAAAAATAACAGGTTCTTTTCAATTAGAATTAGACGGAGTAGAAGACTATTTCGGTATTTCTGTTAACGGAGAAGAGAAAATAAAAGTAAACGAAGAAGGTACTTTACAAATGTCTGCTCAAAATACTGCACCTACAGCTGTAAGTGGTGGAATGTTTTATAGCGGCTCAGATGAATTCTTTCTTGGATTTAATAATTAACGATATTTATAATATATAAAACTCATTAAATAACATGGCAAACTGGAAAAAGATAATAGTTAGTGGATCTGATGCGCATTTAGCATCGATTACCTCCTCAATACTAACTAATGACAACATACTTGTAGCCGGAGTTGGAGGCGCCATCGAAAGTAGTGGTATTACATTTAACGGCTCTACTCTCGGACTTGGATCATCAGTAATTACATCAACCGGAGCTACTTCAATTCTTTCCGGTTCATTTAGCGGTTCTTTCCAAGGCGATGGTTCACAATTAACAGGGTTAGTAACAAGTTTAGATATTACAGGATCGGGAGGATCAACAACAACTGTAGATCTATTAACTCAAGACTTTAGTATACTATCCGGTAATTCAATTAGTACAGCCGCAACAGCACAAACTATTACAGTTGCAGTTACTGATGGAGGAATTACAGAAACTCAATTAAATACTTCTGTTGCAGGTACAGGTTTATCAGGCGGTGCCGGTACAGCTCTATCAGTAGATTACGGTTCAACAGCAGGTACAGCAGTAGAAGGTGACACTTCAATTACATACACAGCAACTTCAGGTGAATTAACAGTCGATGCTGGTTCATCTATTACGTTAGGTACTGGAGGTACTGTAACTTACGGACTTGCTGATACAATTACTGGTGATAGAACGTTTGCCAATAACATTACTATCCAAGGAAACTTAACAGTAACCGGGGATACAATTGAGCAACAAGTTACTAACCTGAACGTAGAAGATGCATTTATCTTATTAGCATCTGGTTCAGCTGGAGCAGCCGAAGGTGGTATTATTATAGACCAAGGCGGTAAAGCAGGAGAGGTATTTGCATGGGATACAGCAACTAGTAGATTTGCCACTACAGGTTCTTTAGCATCTAATGCAACATCTTTTGCTCCTGACGCTTTCGTACCGGTAGTAGTTGACGAGAACATCGTTGAATCTACAGATAAAGCAAAATACCAGAAAAACGGTAATATAAAAGTAGATACCTCAGGAGAGATTTGGATTTACGCTTAATATTTCATAAATTAGTTATATGGGTATTCTAACAAATTCTCGAAAGAGAACACAACCAAATAATAGCTTAAGTAAAGATGAACTAGAGTTTGTTTTACTTAAATTGCGAAATGCTAACTATACTGGGCATGAATTTGAAATGTTTTACAAGGTATGGGTAAAGTTAGCAGGTTCGTTTAAAGATTTAGAGAATAAGTAAAGGGAGCCTTATGGGCTCCTTTGCTATTTATACGTATATTATTGGCCCGTAAGGGAAGTGGGCAGGCAATCCTGTAACCAACCGTGATAAGAAAGACATGCCGAACTGGAAAAAACTAATAGTTAGCGGATCTGATGCTAACTTAAATTCGCTTACTGTACAAGGCACAGGCTCCTTTGGGGGGACTGTAGGTATAGGTACATCTTCTCCTTCGCATCTACTATCAGTAGAAGGCCCAGTTTCAGCGTCTACTTATTACGGAGACGGTTCTAATCTAACAGGTATTTCACCAGGTGGTTATGGTAGTTCCATTAAACTTTCTCAAACAGTAGCAGCTACAACTTGGTCTTTAGCTCATAATATTGGAGATCAATTTCCCGTAGTTCAAGTATTTGATACTAACGATAATCAGATCATACCCGGAAGGGTTGAAATGGTTGATGACAATAACATTAAAATCTACTTTGATACAGCCACAGCAGGTACAGCAGCAGTTAATGTTGGTGGTATTGCTTTTACAGCTTCTTATGCAGAAGAATTTAAAATAGAAAGCGCTTTACTTGATTATCAAGAAAATATAGATGTTGATTCTGCTGCTATAGAAACAGTAGCAACAGTAAATACAGGATCATACTCAGGAGCATTTTTCGACTACACTTGCATAAGTGGATCTAATGCTAGAGCAGGTACAGTAATAGCTATTTATAATGGAGGGTCTGTAAAGTTTACAGACAATTCAACAAGTGATATTGGAGACACAAGTGGAGTTACTTTTAGCGTTGATACATCTGGAGCAGATATGAGGTTACGAGCAACAGTTACAAGTGATGATTGGTCTATTAAAACATTAGTAAGAGCACTATAAAATGAAGATATTTGATCCTAAATTAACCGGTAGTATAGAGATACAAAGTCAAGTATCAGGTAGTATAATTCCTACTACAACTGAAGTATTTGATCTTGGTTCATCAACTAATAGATGGAATGATATCTACTTAGCCGGTTCTACTATTGATCTTGGTGGTACAAAAATGACCAAAGATTCTAGTGGTAACATAGAATTTAAAGATGGATCAAATAATAGAAAAAAAGTTATAGTAGAAGAGATCCTTATAGGTTCAGGAAATAATCAAAAAAGAATTAAGGTAGATGATGGTAAGTTGAGTATGACCGATAAAGACGGTAATGCAGATACTCAAATGGTCGGTCACATGATGCCTCATGGACACAACCAATACGACTTAGGATCACCTACAGCACAATGGAGAGATTTATATTTATCTTCTGCATCTTTATATATAGACGGTACTCAAGTTTTATCATCTGATTCTAATGTCCTAACTGTCTCAACAGATACCGGTCAAAGTTTAAAATTATTAGAAACAGGCGCAGATGATATTACCTTACAAACAGATACAGGTAATATTGAATTAAAAGGTACTGTAGAAATACTTTCGGGTAAAAAGATTATAGATAGTGCAGGTACTGTTATTCAATTTGGTGATAGTTTAGGAGTAACAGGTTCTATATCAGTATCAGGAACAGTAGACGGGATTGATCTACAAGCAATGTCCTCTTCGTTAGCAAGTAGGATAAGTAGCTTAGACACCGAATATGCAACTGATGCAGAACTTAATGCAGTTTCTGCTTCTGTTAAAACTTTCGCAACAAGTGCCGATACAACATTAAGTAGTTCACTTGCGGCTGATATAAAAACTAATGATGGTAGATTAGATACATTAGAAGGTAAAACTTTAATATCTCAATCAGCTCAAATAGCATCAGACATATCAGGCTCTATCACATCATACTCAGCTTCGGTTGCAACAAGATTTGAAGGTTTAACCACAAATTATAACGAATTAGATAATATACCTGCTAATATAGTATCAGGATCAGATCAAATCACTTCGTTTGGAGCATTAATGGATTCTGAAGTAACTAGTTTATCTTTAATAAAAGGATTAACAGCGGCAAAGATATCCGGTTCCTTTACGTCAACATCAGCTTCATTAGCAAGTACCTCTAAAACTAACGCAGGTAATATTAGTACAAATGCTAGTAATATAACGTCTCTTAATGCGGCTACCTCGTCGTATTTACTTAATACAACAGATACATTAACCGGTAACTTGACAGTGACAGGTACGTTAACTGCACAGCAGTTTAATACTGAATATGTATCTGCTTCTATACTATTCGATAGCGGTTCAACTAAGTTTGGCGATACCTCAGATGATAATCACGACTTTACCGGTAGTGTTGGAATTGATGGAGATGTAAGATTAAAGAATAGCGGTAAAATTTACCTTTGGAAAGATAATAGTAGTAATTATTTACTTTATAACCACTGGTTAGCTTCAACCGGAGCATCACAGACTATTCAAAATACAGGAGTAGGAGGTATAACATTTAAGACTTTAACTAGTTCAAGAATGTTTATTTCTGCTTCCGGTGAAGTAGGTATTAACACGATCACACCATCTTATACATTAGATGTTAACGGTACAGGTTTATTTAGAGATCATTTAAGACTTGTAGATAATAAGCTATTATTGATGGGCAACGGTGATATGTTCCAGATTGGACATAAAGCAACCTATTCTCACATAGCTACTTATGAGGGTCATTTATATATTGATAATAATGCTGATGATCAAGATATTATATTTAGATCAGATAATGGAAGCGGTGGCTTAGATACTTACTATTACATAGATGGTTCTGAACAATTAAATAGATTCACAAAAAATATATTAATACCAGATAGCACAAATATATCATTAGGTAATTCATTTGATTTACAATTATATCACGACGGTACTAACAGTATTATTAAAAACACAACTGGTCGATTGAGATTTATGTCCTCAACCCAGTATGATTTTCTTAATGGTGCTGGAAATGAAACATTAGCTAATTTTATTGAAAATGGTGCAGTAAAACTATACTACGATAACTCTAAAAAGTTTGAAACAACAAGTACAGGTATTGCTGTTACTGGGCAAGTATCAGGTTCAACTTACTACGGAGATGCAAGTAACTTAACAGGAAGAATAGGATTAGCAACTTCTGCTTCTCATGCAGAATATGCTGATAATGCAGGTACATTAGGAGGTATAAACCCAGGTTCTTTCATAAGAAGCGATGCAGCGGATACAACAACTGGGGTACTTACAATGTCCAATACTTCTGCAATCCCTCTTAAACTTATTAACGGTAATTCAAGCTATACAGCTATCTCAATAGCAAACACAGGATCTGGAGATGCAGGGATTTATATGGATGCATCAAATGGAGATCTTGCAGGTTCAGATTATGCTTTCGTAGGACAAACAGATGCTAAACATCTAAAACTAAACGTAGGTCCATCCGGTGGGGATATAGTATTTGAAGAATCTGGCGGTGAAAGTATGCGTATCAAAGACGGTAACGTAGGTATTGGAACAACTAGTCCTTCGAAAAAATTACATGTATTAGGAGGAGACTCAGATCAATTACTAATAGAAAACGGTACTTCAACCGGAGCAGCACGTATTCAATTTAAAGCTAACTCAAATAGAGACGCCGGACCATTTATCAGAGCATCTCAAAGAGGGGGAGCATCAACCGATTCAGACCTACAATTAGGGGACGAAAACGGCACTACTTTAACCATTAACGCAGGCAGGGTTGGAATTGGAACAACCTCTCCTTTACACCCTCTACACGTAGTAGGTACAGTTTCTGGTTCAGCATACTACGGGGACGGTAGTAACTTAACAGGTACAATTGGGTCAGCAACATCTGCTTCTCATGCAGAATATGCTGATAATGCAACCTCTGCTACATCAGCAACTAGTGCAGGTTCAGCTACATCAGCTTCATCTGTTCCTTATTCAGGACTAACAGGTACAGTTCCTACTTGGAATCAAAATACAACAGGAACTGCAGCTCAAGCAAATAATTTAAATGCTACCGATGATAGAGACATGGCTCCTGAGGATTATGGGTATACTAATGATTTAAGAATATTCTTTTCATCAAAAGAAGGATTAGAAGCTGGTAGCGGCACTGGTACTAACTATCAAGATGTTCTGTATTTAAACTCTTACAATGATAGCACTGGTGGTGATGCAAACATACTTGCTTTTGATAAGAGTGAGAAGAAAATATATCATTATCAAGCAGATCAAGCAGCTACTAATTGGGGTACAGCTAAACAATTAGCATATACCGATAGTGATATAACAGGAAATGCAGCAACAGCCACTTCGGCCTCTCATTCAGAATATGCTGACAATGCAGGTACATTAGATAGTTTAGATTCTTCTCAATTCTTAAGAAGTGATACAGCAGATACAGCAGCCGGTGCAATAACATTTAGTGAAGATATAACATTAAATGTAGCTAAATTATTAAAATCATCTAATAATCCAGCATCTAACTTTTTAGATTTCGATGATGATTCTACAACCCACAACCCTGATGGTAATGTTACAACTTTAGGTTCTGTTTCTGGTATTGCGTTAGCAACAAATCTAAATGATGGCGGCGGAGGTAATTTTACAGTTTCTACAGGTGCAAGTGGTACAGAGTTATTAAGAATTACAACAGCAGGTGCATCAACTTTTGCAGGGCAAATAACAACAACTCAAAACCAAATTACAACTAACATTGGTACTACCTCTGCTATAAGATTAAAACCAGGATCTACTACCAACACATCAGGTAAATCCTCTATATTTTTAGGCACTTCGCCAGTAGATAACTACGGTGTATCTTTAAGAGGAGCTAGATTAGGTACCGATGGAACACCTGCGTTTGAAATAGCAACACATAATAACAGTGCTAACGGTAGTGTAGTGCTATCAATGGATAACTCAGGTAACGCTAACTTTAGTGCTAAAGTACAAGCGGATAGTTGGTTCCAAGGTGCATCTGGGATGAATACTCTTTGGTCGAATGCCTCAGCTGGTACACTGTTACAAACAGCTGGGTCTACCGCTAATAATAATGACAGTAAAATATTTTTTAGAAACTCTAATACGGCAGTATCACATACGTTTGATACTAATAACGGTGATTTAAGTATAGGTACTTCTGCTATGACATCTGGTAACCCTATCATTACTTTATATGGTAGAGATACAGGTAATAGTACAACTGATTCATTAACAGTCCAAGTAAAGACAAACGGTCATTCACAATTTACTACAACTGGTGATCGTTTAAAATTAGATTCTGCCCAATACATACAATCTCAGAAGACTCATTTATTTGATGGTGAGATGTTTATGTACAATAATAAATGGCTTAGAGTATTAGATAGTGCCGGTAATTCATGGAATAGAATATTAGGTGCAACAAATGGCGATGTTGTACAGGTAGGTGCAATAGCTAGCTATGATACAGGAAAAGGAGAAGTATCAATATTCTCAAACAACACCGAAAGAATGCGTATTACTGCTGCAGGAAACGTAGGTATTGGAACGACTGGTCCAGGTGATAAACTACATATTAAAGGAGGTTTTAGAATTGAAGATGGAAGTTCGGCATCAAACCTAAGATTATTCTTATCAGACCCAAACTCTGTTGATTTCGCAATAGAACCTTCAAATGATACTACTGCAAATGTATTTAAGTTTAGACCTAATAGTCAAAACGAATCAGCAGGTCTTAGAGTCTACGATAGATATGAACAAGATTATATTTCATTAAGACACAATGCATCTAACGCTTTTATAGAAACAGATTCTGATAGCATTTACATATCACCTGAAGGAAATCAAGCTTTAAAAGTAGAAGCTGGAGGAAACGTAGGAATCGGCACGACTTCGCCTGCTAGTAAACTGCAAGTTTCAGGAGATGCTTATGTTACTGGTGAATTTAGTCAAGGTGTTTCTAACGCAAATAAAATATACAATTACGGTTCTGAATTTAGGACTAGCGGTGCTTCAATACAAATAGCGTTCGGTAGAGATGGCAATAGTATAGGTAGTGGTGGAATTGGCGCTGACAGTGCTAATTGTTTTAGTGTTTGGAATACTGCATCAACTGTTCAAAGAATGGTAGTAACGCAAGCAGGAAACGTAGGAATCGGCACGACTTCACCAACACGTAAATTACATGTTGTCGGGGATATAGAAGGAACTATATTTAGAGATGGAAATTACTATTTAGATCCATCATCTAATTCAGTACTTGCCGGTAATTTAACCGTAGGTACTAATTTAACAGTATACGGAGATACTACTTTAGGAAATTCTCAAGATGATAATACTATAGTATACGGAAACCTTTCCGGTGTATTGAGTAATAGCGGTGAAGGTCTTTCAAAAATAGAAGGATTTATTGCAGAAATTGGAGCAGAAAACGGTGAAAACCAATTTATACTCCCAGGATCAACTCAAAACGAATTAGCCGGTGCTGATGAAAGATTTACAGTTTCTGCAACACTAAACGGTAGTGCAACAAGCTTAAGCTCTAACGTATTTAAAAGCACACACCACTATCAAAGCATATCAGTAAGTACTAACGATACTGTAGTAATAACAATCACCAACGCTTCATTTAGTCATAGCTCAGGTACAGGTATTGTGTTTAGTTCTAGAGCATGGAGAGCTAAAAATATTACAATAGAAACTACAACAGATGGAACAAATTGGACTTCAAGAGGTAGTGTTACAAACTATGCTTATAGTTCCTACTATGTTACTTTTAATACAGGCGGTACAGCAACCACAGGTATACGTTTTACATTAACAAACTTTAATACAACTTCAACTAGAATTGCTCACTTATTTGCAAATAACTACGCAGGAGGTGAAGCTTATCATGTAGATAAGTGGTATGAAGATACAAAGTATAATGTATTAAATATAGATTCTAGCGGAGATACAGATAATTACTACTTACGTTTAAGAGAAGGTGGATCTGATAGATTTACTATCTATGAAAACGGTAATAACGTATACTTTAACGGAGGACCAGGCAATACAGTATTTAGACCACAGCAAAACGGAGGTTCTGGTAACTTTGCAGTATATGGGGGTAATACAGAATTTGATACTAGCGGTAACGGAACATTAGCCGGTAACTTAACCGTAGCAGGTACTATCACAGCACAGCAATTCCATACCGAATATGTTAGTTCATCAATTTTACATGAAAGCGGTAGTACTTCATTTGGTAATTCATCAGATGATGTACATAACTTTACAGGTTCATTAAATGTACAAGGAAATATATCTCATGAAGGTATAACACCAACATCAGGTACTGATATTGATCAGATAAAAACATTCTCTCAATCATTAACGGTAACTACAAGCTGGTCGGATACAGGTATAAATGGAACAGATCTAGCAACCGGTACCTATATTTTACAAATGTATGCTCATAACTACGCTGTCGGGGGAGGACATTATTATGAAACATACTCAGGTACTATGTCTTGGTTTGCTGGTAATACTAATAGTTCAAATTCTGATGAGATAGTATTACACAAAGCAGGACATGCTCCTAGTAATAGGCATATTTATTTAAGAGTATTACGTACTGCTAGTGCAGATACTGATGATTTAAAGTTACAGATAGCATCTAACGTGACTACAAGTGGGGACTCTACATATACGTTCAAATTTAGAAGAATGATATAATTATGGCTATACAATTAAAAGATAGAATAAATTTAGGTTCAGGATTAAACACTAGCGGTACTATAGTAGGGTTAACCAATTCTAATGGAATTTCAGGTACCAACTACAATATTGAAAATGTTAATCAACTTACTATCAATGACCCTGGGGAAGGAATAGTATGGCTAAACGGATCTTCAGGTAATATAACTTTAGCTGTAGCTGATGATTCTTCTGATAATATTTTAGAATTAACCGGTACCGGAAGAAAATTTAAGATTGGCGAAGCTGTATTAGGAGAACACGCTGTTCATAGCGGATACTACGGCTTATGGAACACAGAGGCAATAGTTACTACAACTCAACAGTATTTAATTATTAGTGCAGGTACCGATACATATATAAACGGAGATAATGTTTATATTAGAGCAGGAAACAACTCTTCTACAAATGAATTAAAAGTAACCACATCAGGTACAACAATAGGTGGAAATACTGTTCTACACGCCGGCAACTATACCGGATATACAGATAATAAGTATCTAAGAAGTGATGCAGATGATTCATACAGTGGTAATATAACAGCAACCGCAGACGATTGGTACTTATGGGGATTAGGAGCAAGAGGAGCCTCAGCAGGAGCATACGGATTAGGAAATGGTAATGATGATGCTAAAAGACAGTTAACATTCCATGTGCCTAATCATGCAGCATACAGCAGTACAGGGATAGTTCCTTCTTTTGGATGGTATTCTAATGGTGCAGTGGAAGTAATGAAACTAGAATCCGATTCTGGTAATTTATGGGCTAAGGGTAATGCTACAATAGAAGGAAATCTTACTATAGGAAAAACCGGCACAACTCCTTTGATTGATATGATGTTTAACGACCATGCATCTGGTGCTGGTTGGGATACAAGAATACAGATAGGATTAACTGACGATTTTGCAGCAGGCACAGGAGTATTCCCAGCTTATTTACCCTCAGGTGCGTATGGTATTCAATTTCAAGCAAATTCAGATGCCGTTTTCTTCGGAATGGAAGAATACTCTTCAGGTAATTATAGACCTATTATTCAATGGGGTGATGATGATACCGATAGTCCTTTTAGAATAAAACATGAAAATGGAAGTGAATTAGAAATTACTTATAATGGAGATGTAACTACCACAGGTGATCTAACTGTAGGCGGTGGAGACATAGTCTTAAGCGGTACAGGTAGAATTCAAGGAGTAGATACTGTAAGTGCGTCAACCGATGCTGCAAATAAAACATATGTAGATAATGCAGTCGCCGGTGGAAATTTAAGTGTTTTAAATATTGACGGTAAAAAAGTCCTCGACTTACCTAGCAACTCTACAGAAAGAGGACCTTGGAACCCTATAGTTTCTTCCATAAGAGGTAGCGGTAGAAGACTTTACCCTGATGAAGAATTTAGAGACGGCAGTAACGGCGTAGGTGTGTACAATAACGCAGGGGGAGATGGAGTTGTTATTACAAGAGAAGCTGATTCAGTAACTTTAGAACAATCAGCTCCTAACAGTACTGGGGTAGTTCTCAAAATAGTACACAACGGTAATTCAACGTCTCCTGGTCATGGTGGTTTTATACATAGTATTCCATCTCAAGATAACCATACATTTGTTCAGATATTTCAAGCTAAATTAGATTCTGGAAGAAGTCTAGTTATAGCTGAAAACGCCCAAGGATCAAATAATACATCTTACTGGTTAACAAATACTGCCGGTACAGGTAAATGGGAATGGTATGCTAGAGTATCACATTGTGGTGACAGTGGAACATTTTCTAGTGGTGGTCACGTTTATGTTTCAGGCGGAGGTTCTACATTTACTTGGTATTTAGCAAGCTGTACTGTTATCGACGTTACAGAAGCAGTCCAAGGAGAACTTAGTTTATTTGGTGACCTTATATTAGAAGGAGACCCAACAACAACTAATCAGACAAGAGCAATAAAATTTACCGGATTTGATAAAGAAACAGCAACAGACTTTTCAGATAACGCTACCATATACCATACTACAAATGCTGAAGGCTTCGCCGGATCTGTATTAGTTATAGAATCTCAAAATGATTCGAACGACGGTATTGCATTTAAGACTAATGCATCTAGTAACCTAAAGCACAATAGTAATACCATACTAACATCAGGAAATTATAGCTCTACATTAAATAGTGTATACGCAGCCTCTTCTCATACCCACGATGACAGGTACTATACTGAATCAGAATCCGATGATAGATTTTGTAGAACTGATTACGCCGCTGTCACTAATGCTAATGATTGGAATAGTTCTTCCGGTACTTGGAATTCAGGCGAAAACGGCTCATGGGGAAATTATAAGATAGGAGATGCTTATGCTTATAATGATGCCGGAAACGGAAATTACGTACAGTATAATGTTCCAAGCGGTATGAAAACTGCTTATATAGGACAGCTAAGATGGACCTCCGGAGGTTACTTTGATGTCTACGCAGTTGAAAGCGACGGAGATCTGGTACTAAGGGGAAGGTATACTTCTTATCAAAACGTAGAAAATAGTGACCATGGAGGAGGACATGATGGTCAAGAAATTATTAAGATATCCGGACTTGATGGACTTACTGCTATTAGAATTACTAATAGATCCGGCAGAGTACACCTACAGGGTGTAGGATGGACTAAAGAAAAAGATGTCAATACAACCGGACAATGGGGACCGCATTGGGATACTGTTTTAGCTAAACCTTCGACTTTTTCACCATCTTCACATAATCACTCAGCAAGTGAAATAAACTCAGGTACATTATCTAATGATAGATTAGCCAGTACTGTATTTTTAAATAGAGGTAGTATTAATGTAACAACCACAGCAGGAGGTAATAATAGTGACCCTTTTGATAACGCTCACACCGAAACTCAGATAGCAGAAAACGGATCAAGATCAATAAGTTATACAGGTGCGTCAGCACACTTATTTACTTCATTTACTGGAGGTAGTGCGTCTGTTTTACAACTAGGCGCACATTATAACGGTACAGATTTTTATGCTAGAGTTAGAACTGATGGTTCTACTTGGAGAGATTGGAGAAAACTGTGGCACAATGGTAATTTTAATCCTGCATCATACTTAACTACAACAGGTAAAGCAGCAGACTCCAACCTACTTGACGGTATAGACTCATCTCAATTCATACGAAGTGATGCCGATGATACTGTAGGAGGTAGATTAGATTTTAACGCAAGTGAATCTATTCGTTTATATGGTATTAGGGGTAGGTTTACTAATGAGTATATACACCTTTATAATAAAGTAGGAATTGGTCATCCATCTGGTTGGGGTCAAGGACAGACAGACACACCAGATAAAGGACTTTCTACTTATGGAGCTATTAATGTAGGTTATGGAGTAGCTAATACTTCAATATTCCATGGAGCTGTTGTACTTAAAGGTCAAGCACAGGATTATGATGGTTCTGACAGAGGAGCCTACTGGGACTATGACGGTAATGTAGCATTGGCATTAGAACCAGCCGGAGATGATGGAGCAACAGCAATACTATTTAAGTCTATTGGAAATGCACCTTCAGATTTCGGATATATAGTATTTGATGAAGATTATCCTGAAGCAGGAGTTACTGCCGGTGAAAGATCAGTTCTTCTTTTAAGTGCACAAAATGATGGTGCAGGTTCTTCTGACCACGTTAGAGTAAAAGGTAGATTTGTAGTTGAAGCAGATACATCTTCTTCCGACCCTTCAAAAGCTTTTCAAGTTAAATCATCTAATATTACCTCAGATTTATTCCATGTAAATAGAGGCGGTGGCGGGTACTTGAGCGGTACTATGAATGTAACAGGAGACGTAGTAGCATACTATTCTGATATGCGTTTAAAAACTAAGCTTGGAGATATTACTGGTGCTATAGGTAAAATAAAGTTACTTAATGGTTTCTACTATGAACCAAACGAAAAAGCATTAGAACTAGGATACAAGAAAGAAAAAAGAATTGGTCTTTCAGCACAGGAAGTACAAGAAGTTTTACCTGAAGCGGTATCTAAAGCACCGATTAGTAACGATCCAGAGGTTAATGAAGAATATCTTTCTGTTGATTACGCAAAATTAATACCACTATTAGTTGAAGGTATTAAAGAGTTAAAAGCAGAAATAGAAGAATTAAAAAAACAAATTAAGTAAAATGCCATACAAAGTCCTAAAACAATTTAATCCTCAATCAGCCACAGTCTGGGTAGAAAAACTATCTGATAGTGATACAGTAGATGTATATGACACTGAAGCAGAAGCTCAAACTAGAGTGGATGCATTAACTACAGCCGATAATTCTCGCCAATATAAAATAGTAGAGGTTTAAACAATCTTTTCACGCTATTTATTATAGAATCACCTTTTGGACAGTGAAAAAAGGAATCTATTATGGCCAACGAATTTATAATCAGGAAGGGGTATAAATCCCTTGCTTCCTCTGAAATTACTGGATCTTTAAACGTATCTACAGACGTTACATCATCTGATGTGTTTATCGATGATTGGGGATCAGTATCAGCTTCTTTAGTAACTATTACTTCTAACGACCTTGACGGTACAGGAACTACAAACTACATATCTAAATGGTTAGATTCAGATACGTTAACCGATTCTGTTATATTCGATGATGGTACTAATGTAGGTATAGGTACCTCTTCACCCGGTGAAAAATTAGAAGTAGTTGGTAATGTAGAAGCAGAAGAATTTATAGGAGATATAAGAGGAGCTGTTTTATTCAAAGCACAAGCAGGAGAAGCATTATCAAAAGGAGACGTAGTCTACATTTCTGGCATATCAGGAAATACTACAGTAGTATCAAAAGCAGATGCAGACGATGCAAATAAAATGCCTGCGTTCGGTGTAGCAGCAGCAGCTGCTTCTTTAAATAATCCTATCGATATTTACACCGTTGGTACATTAACAGGTTTAGATACCTCAGGATTCACAATAGGAGACGAATTATATGTTTCATCTTCAGCTGGAGAATTAACAGCAACTGCACCTACAGGTGAATCATCGTTAATACAAAAAATAGCAAAAGTAACCAGAGTAGATAATGCTGCTGGTTCGATAAAAATATCAGGAGCAGGTAGAACTAATGCAACACCTAACTTAAATGAAGGTAGATTGTTTGTTGGTAATGCTTCAAATCAAGCAGTAGCAGACGGCACTATTCATGTAGATATAGCAAATAGTAGAGTAGGTATCGGTACAACATCACCATTACACCCTCTACACGTTAATGGAGTTATATCAGGATCAGATACATATATAAATGGATGGAACTCAGTATCAGCTTCACTATCTACATTAACAACAGATTTAGATGTATTAGAAAATAAGAACCTATTATCCGGTTCAGCTCAAATAGCATCCGATATTTCAGGATCTATTACAAGTTTTTCAGGTTCTATAGCAGGTAGAGTAAAAACTAACGAAAGTAGTATCTCGTCACTTAATGGTGCTACCGGTTCGTATTTGCTTAATACAACAGATACATTAACAGGTAATTTAACTGTAACAGGTACGTTGACAGCACAGGAATTCCATACGGAATTTGTTAGTGCATCTATTATATACGAAAGCGGTTCAACCAAGTTTGGAGATACTTCTGATGATACTCATGAATTTACTGGGAGTATAAAACTTAACACTGTAGCGAATGGTAATCAAATTCATATTGGGAACACAGGAGAAACAACTGGTAACGGTAAATTAAAGCTCTACACTGATAACTCATTCAATGCTACGGTGACATCCTACCAGTATAATAGTCATTTAGATTTAAAAGCTGGTGTTTCTGGATCTAGTTACGTTGATAATTGGGCACGTATAAGAATTAAAGATAACAATAGTGGAAATGGTCATATTGGATTTTGGGTTTCTGGATCTGAATATGCCAGGATAGATAATAGTGGTAACGTAGGTATTGGAACAACTACTCCAAGTCAAAAGCTCGAGGTAAATGGAGCGGTACTAGCCGACGATTACAGAGGATCTACTCATATATACTTAACCAGCCCAGATAGTTGGATATTTAGAAGTACTGGAGGAACAGAGAGAATGAAAATAGATAGCGCTGGTTCCCTACTTCTAGGTAATACCACAGCTTATCAAAGAGTAATTTTTGATTCAACACCATCTACAGTATTAGGAAACGGGACGTTAACTATTACTCCTTCCACTGCTCCAGGATCTGGAACAGCACAATTTTATACAAGATTTTTAGATAGAACTGGAGGAGGAACTACAAAACATAATGTAATCGTAGACGGTAAGGTAGGTATTGGAACAACCTCACCTTTACATCCTCTACACGTAGTAGGTATAGTTTCTGCTTCAGCATTTCATGGAGACGGAAGTAATTTAACCGGTTTAGTTTCTGCTTCTCATGCAGAATATGCGGATAATGCTTTATCAGCCTCATCTGTGCCTTACTCAGGATTAACTGGTACTACCCCAACTTGGAATCAAGATACAACAGGTACAGCTGCTACTGCATCATACGTGGCTGCTGCTAATATAGACGGAACTGTAGCTAGTGCTACAAATGCAGATACAGTAGATAGTAAACATGCTACTGATTTTACATTAGATTATGTAACAGGAAACGGTTCTTCCACAACAAATGCGATTACTGTAGGAGGGGTAGATTCAACAGGAGGAGTTTCTATAACTAGAAGTGCTTCTAATACTCAACTGACTTTAAAAAGAACCACCTCAGCAACCGGTGAGTTTAACATATATACGAATACAGATTCTTTATACTTTCAAAATGTAGGTCAATCTACTTATCCAATGATGATTAATTCATCAGGCAACGTTGGAATAGGCACGACTACGCCAACTGCACCTTTACATATTGAGGGTGCTACAAATTCAGAAGTTTTAAAAATTGAAGCAGATTCAAACCCTTTTATCAGATGGGTTGAAAATGGAACTAATGTTGGTTTTTTACAGTTTTTAGGTGATCATGCTTATTTGTCAAACATGTCAAATGGTAGTTTCTTTTTTAGAACTAACAATACTGACAAAATGACTATTCTAGCTGGCGGCAACGTCGGTATAGGGACTACTAGTCCTAGCTACAGACTTACAGCATACGGAAGTTCAACAAATAGCGAAATTGTAGCATCTTTTGGTAGTGCAAATGACCAAAATGAATATACAGCAATAGGACTATCAGGCTTTATAGCATCAAATGGAGCAACAAAAGCAGGTTTGGCTTTAAAAAGAACTGGTACTTACGGTACTGGAGAGCTTCATTTCTTAAATAATAACACCTTAGACAACTCAGATATGACTCTGAGTGATTCTAAAATGATGATTAACAGTTCAGGCAACGTCGGTATCGGGAATACTAGTCCAGGATTCAAGCTGCAAGTAACTGGTGACGGATCATTTGAAAATAGAGTACGTGTTGTTGGGGTGGATACCGGTAATCCTGCTGTTTCTGCAAATCACGTTCATCTAAGTGCATACGGTTTAGCTGGTAACAGAGGGGGATTTTATATTACCAACCAAGATACTGGAGGAAACATTCAGTTCGGTATTGGCGGTGTACACGCTGCTAATACTAAAATGTATATTGCAAGTGATGGCAACGTAGGAATCGGCACGATTTCGCCTTCATTAAGATTAACAGTAAAAGATTCACAAGATAGTAGTTTTGATAGTGGTATAGGTGTTATAAGAAGTGCAAATTCTCAAACTGGATATATTAATATGGTTGGTGGTGCATTTAATTTTAATGCTCCAAGTGGTATTCCTATAAGATTTAGAGATGGTGGAACAGCAAATGTAACAATAGATGGTTCAGGAAACGTCGGAATAGGAACAACTTCTCCTAGACAGAAACTTGATGTTAGCAGCACTATTATACAAGATGGTGGGTTCTTACAAAAATCAGGAATTAATTTAGGCACATCTGACTTATCAACAGGTAACGAATATATTTCTCACCATGGACCTATATTAACAGATGGATCTACAGCTTCAGTAGCTACATACGGATATTTTAAAGGTTACCAGGCAGTATACGCAAGTGGCAGTGGTGGATATAATCCTCATGCACAAGGAGCTTACTCTAAACCTATTATGGAATTTTATTCTAATAATAGAGGCAGTATAACACTTCCTACAGATTCTCCTTTTGCGACTGGGTATTTATACCAATTAGTATTAGGAAATAACGGAGGAGGGACTAACCAAGCAGTTGAACAGACCAATTCTAATAGTAGTTTAATATGGGGGATCAAATCTAATAATGATGCATATTTTGCAAATGATATATCAGGATCAGACATATACATTAACAACTGGGGTTCAATCTCAGCATCACTTGCTACGATAGTAGGAAATGATTTAGATGGTTCAGGAACAGCTAACGATCTTGCAATGTGGTCTGATTCAGATACACTTACAGACGCTCCTATTGCGATTTCTGGTAACAATGCAACTTTTGCAGGAGATGTTACGTTAAGTGATGGTAGTTTAGTAATTACACAATCAGTAGGCACAGAAACATTTAAAGTTACAACACCTTATGATAGGGTAGGTAAATTTATTTCAACTGATGCTGGTGCATTTTTAGCTATTCAAGATAATAATTCAACTGATAATGGTGTAGGAATTAATGTTCAAGGTGATAGCTTAAAATTACTTACAGCTAACACAGTTGGATTAACACTTGATGCTTCACAAAATGCAACTTTTGCTGGTGGAATTACTGCTGGTGGTGAAATAGATGTAAACCTTTCTAGTGAGGGAAAATATTTTGAGGGTGGTTCTGGTGATATAAGAAGATTATCAATTACAAGTGGCACTAATGTTTCGGCTCATGCTTTACATACATTTAACATTGCATCATCTAATGGCAAGTATGAGTTTGATGTCAACGGCACTACTGAATTTTCATTAGATAGTTCAAGTGCAACTTTTGCAGGAAACGTAGGAATTGGGACAACTTCGCCTGATGCTAAATTACACGTAGCAGACACAACCGCAATGACTTCTGGTCAATCATCAGTTGAAGTATTAAAGCTTCAAAGATTAGATAGTGTAGGAGATATCAAAGCTAGTACTGAAGGTCATATTTCAATGTGGGGGACAGACAGCAACAGTAATTATGAGTGGGCTAGAATTTCTTGGGTTAATGATAATCCAGGTGATGGTGGATTGGAAAATGAAGGAGCTCTATCTTTTTGGACTAATACCAATGGCACTTTAAATAGGGCTATGTATATTGATCATGATCAAAACGTAGGAATTGGAATTGATGACCCTGCTGCTAAATTAGAAGTTAAAGAAAACTTATATGTTTCACATCCTAACGCAGAAGAACTAACATTTAGAGTTGACAATTACGGAACTACTGGCACAGACGCAGGTTCTTTATTGAGATTAATAAATCAAGCTGGAACTACTGTAGTAAATATAGATTCAAGAAGTGGTTCAACAAGACATACTTATTTTAATCAAGGAGGAAACGTAGGAATCGGAACTACTAGTCCTTCTTATGAATTAGATGTTAGAGGAAGTTCGGCAGATTCAAGAATATACTTAGATGATGGAGCTACTGGAGCAGCGATATATTTACGTTCTAACGGTTCCGGTGAAGCCGGACTTTACATCTCAAGTAATAGTAGGATAACTAGAGCCGGTGGAGATTTAAATATCATAGCTAATGCTATTGATATGAATCTTAGTACTGATAATGGTTCGACAAACCATCTTAGAATAGATACCTCCGGTAATGTTACCATAAATAACGACTTATTTGTAGAAGGTACATTAACTGAAACATCAGCAAAAAGATTCAAAGAAAATATACAACCTTTAGAATCTCAATTAGAAAATATAGAAAAACTTAATCCTGTATCATTTGATTGGAAAAAAGATGGTAAATCTGATATAGGTTTAATAGCAGAAGAAGTTAAAGAAATTATTCCAACTTTAGTTTCTGAAGAAGACGGAGAAGTAAAAGGAATACAATACACTAAACTTACAGCTATATTAATCAAAGCAGTTCAAGAACAGCAAAAGCAGATTAATGAGTTGAAAGAAGAGATATTTATATTAAAGAAAAAGTAAGGTAAATGGCACAATTACAATCCTCGGCGGTAACCGGATCATTAGTAGTAACAGGAACACTAACAGCTCAAGAATTTCATACTGAGTTTATAAGTTCTTCTATACTACATGAAAGTGGTAGTACATCTTTTGGTAATTCATCAGATGATGTGCACAATATGACCGGGTCTCTTAACCTATTAGGGGATGGTAATTTCACAGGTACATTAACAGCAGGAAATATTTCATTAGGATCTGGGGATTTAACGGTTAATGGAGATATTTTAGCTCTAGGACAAATTAGAGCAACCGGATGGTGGAATAATAATTCATCAAATGCATCTGGTACTGCATTAGAAATAGGGGTTTCTGGACCAAATTCAACTGAGGCCTATATTTTATCATATGATAGAACTAATAATTCATACGGAGATATAAATTTTGCCGCAGTTAATTTTAATTTTGACGAACGAGGTGGTACAACTACAATTGAAAATAATGAAATTTGGCATGCAGGAAATGATGGTGCAAGTTCAGGATTAGATGCAGATTTATTAGACGGTGTGCAAGGAGCTTCTTACTTGAGAAGTGATGCAGATGATACTACCACAGGTCAATTAGTTATAGCGAAATCAAATACTGCAGATCAGTTAATACTTAGAAGGACTAGTCCAACTAGTAATCAAGTAGGATTAGCATTAGAGGTTAGCGGAGTACATACAAGGTACTTTGGAGTAGGTACAGACACCCAACCCTACTGGGCTTCTTCTGCTAACTTTACTGGGGGTAGTATGATTTGGCATGCCGGTAACGATGGAGCAGGATCAGGATTAGATGCAGATACTGTAGATGGTATACAAGCTTCTTCATTCTTAAGAAGTGATGCAGATGATAGCACAACAGGCCATATTCAATTTATAAATGATACAGGAGTTTTTATAAAATCTTCTACTAATGGAGTTGGAGCCACTATAAAATTTAGTGATCAAACTTCAAATTTCTCTCAAGTTGGTACAATTCAGTATTTACATTCTGACGGAGCCATTACCACAACTGGAGGAAATTCAAATGACGGATTTATTATAAGTGGAACGGAAACACGTACTGTTGTTAAAGTAGAAGGAGATATAATTGCAACCGGTAATATATATGACGGTACAAGTCTTGTATGGCATGCAGGAAATGATGGTGCAAGTTCAGGATTAGATGCAGATTTGTTAGATGGACAACATGGTTCTTACTATTACAGTTCTGCAAATCCACCGCCTACTTACTCGAAGTACGTGAGAAGCGATGCCGACGATACTGTATCAAAACAATTAACTTTTCCTTCATCAATAGGTGATAGACCTATTTTACAAGGAGGTTTTCTTTCTAGACTTAGTAGTGATGGCGACGCTGACATTTGGGGTATTAGCGAGGATTACTATCCTTCAGAGGGAACAGCTGCAAACGCTTGGGGTATTCGATGGGCATCAAATCCTAATGAGATTCAGTTTGTTGGTGCAAATGCAAATAAATTAAGAATTGATTTAGATGCTGCTGGTAAGGTTTATATTGATGACAATCAAGTCTGGCATGCCGGAAACGATGGAGCAAGCTCAGGATTAGATGCTGATTTATTAGACGGTGTTCAAGGATCTTCTTACTTAAGAAGCGATACGAGCGATACCTTCACCGGTGCTCTTACTCTTAATGGAAAGTTAGTAGTAAATAATAATTCTGAAAATACAGTATTTAATTCCACAGATGCTAATGGGCCGTATTTAAGATTTAACAATAACAGCACTGCAAAAGGGTATATTGGAAGCGGGTACCATTTATTTGTTTCTCCTAATAACAACGCAAACAACTTCGGGATCAGAGGTGAAAATCAAATTGACTTCGGTATAGGATCTGCTGTTGATATGACAATTAACTCTTCTGGTAATGTGGGAATCGGAACTACTAGTCCAGAAGGTAGACTTGAGTTAAATGGAAGTGGTCAATCTTGGACTACTGCTCCTGCGATAAGAATGTGGGACTCATTTAATAGCAAGGGTTGGTTAGTCGGTAGCGCAAATAATGTTACAGCTGGTGATTTCTATATTAGAACTCTTCCTGGAGAAAACACAAATCCTGGAGCAAGTAATAATGAATTAACTATTAAGCACGCTACTGGCTACGTTGGTATTGGAACCACTGCCCCAGCTACACAATTAAATATCGATTCAGGAGCAGGTGGAGCATCTGGTACAGCTGCTTTACGAATAGGCGGAACAAGTAATTATGCAAGCTTAGAATTAGGGATTACAGGCAATTACGGAGGTATGATTAGATCATATGGTAACGATATACATTACTATTCCGGACATTGGAGAACAGTAGGAAATACAGCTTCTGAAAACCACTCACATTATTGGTATACCAGTAGATCTGGTTCTGCAGACTGGTCTAACATTAAAATGGAACTCGACCATAACGGTAATCTAGGTATAGGTACAACTTCACCATCCTCAAAACTAGAAGTATACGGTTCTGGTTCTACAGTATTAGACATACAAGGTTCACAAGGACAGTTATTTTCTATAACTGATAATTTAACCGGGGATTTATTCTCAGTATCAGATATATCCGGTATACCTATTTTAAATGTTAATTCTAGTGGAGATTCGTACTTTGATGGAAGTTTAGGTATAGGAACTACTTCTTTAAGTTCTATACATTCTTTAACCGTGAGTGGAAGTTCACATTTTAGTGGTTCATTAGATGTAGGAACAGGTCTTGCAGATACACGAATTGCAATCAAAAAAGCAGATAATAACGTATCAGATCATATTCAATTCTATAACGGTACAACAAGAGTTGGTGAAATAGGATGTGAAGATACTACATGGTTAAGAATAAATCAAGAAACTGCAAAAAATATTTACACACCTCGTTACATAAGAGCAGACGCAGGATTATTTGTAGATGACACAAACCACGGTATAAACGGATCAGGAGTCTTAACAGACGCTTCACTTCAGGGTACGTACACTAATACACTTGCATTTAATACAGTAACAATAAACACACCTATTGTAGGATCTTCAGCAAAAATAAGATTTCAAAATAATGATTACTTAAGGTTTGATGATACTGCTAATCGATTCCATTTTGATGTAGACGGTGGAACGAGTAATGCTTCTGTTCAAGCAGCAACATTTGTGGGAGCATTAACAGGTAATGTAACAGGTAATGTAACAGGTAATGTAACAGGTAATGTAACAGGTAATGTAACAGGTAATGTAACAGGAACAGCATCAAATGCTTCTGCTTTATCGTCATTAGCATTAACTGGAGCAGGGGGTATAGGAAGCAGTTTATTGAATAATCAAGGTAGAAACCATAGTACTTATACTAACTTTAACGATACAGGTTTAAGAGCAGGTGTAAACTACCTACAGGGCGGTACAAACGGCCCAACAGGAACAGCAGGCCATCAATGGTATGGCTTTAGATTAGGTCTTGGTAATGATTACGGTACTCAAACTGGGGCTAGCGGTCATTATGGATCTGAGCTTTATTGGGCTAGAGCAGGACAAGGAGGTAGCCAGTATCTTTTTGCAAGAGATATGGAAAGCGGTAACTGGTCATCTTGGAGAAAACTATATGCCGGGTATGCCGATTCAGCAGGAGCTGTAGCATGGAGTGGAATCACAAGTAAACCTACTACTTTATCTGGGTTTGGTATTACTGATGCTATCTCTACTTCTACTACCCAATCTAATAATTTATATATTAGAGGTACTGATCCAACAATTTACCTAAGAGATACCGATCACCTGTCTGCAATGATTCATCAGAATAGTAACCTATTCTATATTTTAAGAAGTAACTCAAATGATTCAATTACTTGGACATCATTTGATGGTACAGGAGGAGCATCAGGATGGCCTTTAGAGATTAATATAACTAACTCTGGTCATTATTTTAAAATCGGTTCACCAAACGTTACCGCTGGTGGAAATACAGTATTAACCTCAGCTAACTATAGTTCTACATTAAACAATATATACGCATACTATAATGATATCAGGTCTTTAGGGACACAAGCGTTTACAGGTACAGCAACAACTGCAGGATTAATATCTGAAATGGAAAGTGATGGAGCATTTGATTCATACAGTTCAGTATTTAAAACTTCTTGGTCATATGCTGGTAACTTTGACTTAAGTGATGCCGGTAGATTTACAGAAACCGCCGGTGCTTCATTCCTTACATGGACTGATAATTCTTCTGATTCAACCAGAGGTAATATAACTGTACTTGCAATTGCACCAAATACTGGTGGTTCAGCTGGTAAGATGTTTGTTTATAACGACCAAGGTAGTGGTTATGCACCTGGTTGGAGAGAAATATGGACTAATACCTCTGATGGTGCAGGTTCTGGATTAGATGCTGATTTACTAGATGGTGTTCAAGGAGCATCATTCTTACGATCAGATGCGGCAGATTCATTTAGTAGTACCATTACAATGGCTACTCAAAAAGCATTAGTTGCTAACAACTACGGTAGAGGTGTTTATGGATTATATTCAGCGACTAGATACCAACACGTTTGGTCTATGGGTACGGGTTATAACCTTTCAGATGATGGTACCAGTACAGGTAATTTATACGGATTAGCGTTTACACATTCGAATATTGGTGGACAATCTAAAGCAGGTTTAGGCCACCAGTTACTGTTAATGATGAACGGTGCTACCTACACCGCTATTGGTTCGGGTATATGGACAAATGGTACAATACAAGCCTCAGGTGATATTGTAGCATACTATTCTGATATGCGTTTAAAAACTAAATTAGGTGATATAGAAAACCCTGTAGATAAAATTAAGTTTTTAAATGGATTTTATTATGAACCAAATGATAAAGCAGTAGAATTAGGGTATAAAAAGGAAAGAAGAGTAGGCCTTTCTGCTCAAGAAGTTCAAGAAATACTTCCTGAAGCTGTTCATAAAGCAGCAATTAACGATACTGATAAAGGTAAATCAGTTAACGAAGATTACTTATCTGTAGACTATTCTAAAATAGTTCCCTTGCTTGTAGAAGGTATAAAAGAACAGCAAGATACTATCGAAGATCAACAAAAACAAATTGATGAATTAAAAGATTTAGTAAATAAATTAATCAATAAGTAAAGTTATGAGTATCAAAAGAGGACCGGTTTACTCAAGCGTTAGTGAAGTATCAGGACCTACTGGATTTTATAGAATAAACACCAGTATAGGTACTATACCTGTTTTTATAGACCAAGATTACGACGGCGGAGGATGGGTTATGGTGCTGGCTAATAGAGGTTTAACTGCTGGAATGAATAACCTTACCTACAATAATGCAATCAATACCGCTAACTATAGAAAAAACGGTACAGATGATGCCACAAACGATGTAGCAGCTACTTCAGGAAGAGAACTTGTAAGATTGGGATACGATAACGTTAATGTATGGATTGGGTTAAAATATTGGAGTGAACTAGCCGGTAGAGTAACAGCCAACAGTATAAAAGTAGTACAATATGTACATACATCAACAGTCCCTCTATCAGGAACTCATACTTTTAGATCAAGCTGGACTACAACCGGGTTCTCAAGCACTTATGCTTTTCAAAGCGTAGGAAATTTAAGTAATATAGTAGGAGGCACAACACCGGGGTTTTATAGTCATGCCAACAGCGGTAATAATTTAACCACTTTCGATAATGACCAGGATACAAACGGCGGTAACTGTTCTACTTATTACAATAATAATCCTTGGTGGTATTCAAGTTGTTGGACAGGAAACTATTTTGCAGGAGGAGACTATAATGATAAACCACATTGGGTTAGCTCATCCTCAGGCAACGCTTACAATTATGGAGCAGTATATATAAAATAAAAATATGGAAACTCAACTGAAAGAAATGAAATTGATTCTTACTATTTCTGGTAGTGTTTTTACCAGAGTAGTTGAAGATTTAAATGGAAATAATATATGGTCTAGTGGGGAAGAATATTATGATGAAACTATGCCTTCAAGTCTTTTAGATGATTATGAAGCACAAATGACACAGTTACCTTTTTGGAATATAGTAGAAGTAGAAAAAAATAATTAGATTATGTTTGAAAACAGAAGATGGTTAGTAATACCAACTAGCATAACAGGATCAATCAATTTTAACGAAGTACTGCAGAACTCAGCAGATACTTTACGCCTTTCTTTAAATGGGAGTAAAACTTTTGTTAAATACGATGTAAGGGTTGTAGAAGAAACCTATACGGAAACATTTCAAAATCCTGAAACAGGAGAAGATACAACACACACAATAGAACAAGGAGTATACGGTAGACCTTCTATTTACAGTAGTGATTACACCGAATATACGTATTCTGAAATATTAGAACTACTATCAGGAGAAGAATGGACAAATAATGATTTAGAACCGTAATATGTCAATAGCAGTAGGACCAGATAGTATAGAAAATGCATTAGTATACGGACATGATACCGGGTATGGTATTGTTGATGATAGTACTGCGTCTAGATTTTATTTAGGCCAACCTACTACGAACTACGGACCTGTAAGTTTTGGAAGTTGGGGGACAGAGAATACTGCACAACGAATTGCCACAGGTAACACATATAACGGACAACCTACATACAATTGTAGAACTACTTTAGGAGCTAGCTATCAAGGTATTGACACAACCATCTCAGGACTTAGAACAGCAGCTGGATCTTCAGGTACCGTAACTATGAGCTGTATGGTAAGAAATAATAATAGTACATCATATCCAATGTATGCTTATATAGGTCATGATTTTTCTAGTACTAGAACATTAGCAGCAAATAGTGATTGGCAAAAAGTACAATGGACCGTAAATCAGTCCAGTATGAATAACGATTACGTAGAATTTAGACCTTATACAAATACCAATCATGTATATTTAGAAATGACTATGCCAGTAGTTGAAATAAACAAAGGATACGCTACACAATTTGTTGATGGTACTAGATCAGCTACACAAGCGTTGTTAAATATTACTAGTGGCTCAACAATAGATATATCAAATACTTCTTTTGATTCAAACCTCCAAGTAACTTTTGATGGAACAGATGATTATATTTTAGTTTCTTTAACAGATGCATATTTAGATGGAGGGTGTACTATAGAAGGAGTTTTAAAAAGAAAAAGCACCCCAGGAGCCTGGAGAACATTCTTCAATCTAAAACCATCAGGTGCTAATACACCATTTTTTGAATTCAGAAGCACTGGAGCTGTTTCTAATATAGTTACTGATTATTATAACGGTTCTAGTGATTATTTAACTTCTGCTTATAGTATGACTAATAATCAATATTACCATTGTGTTGGAACACATGATGCTAACGGTAATATAACTTTATATATAAACGGAGAGCTATACAACTCAGGGGGGAGTGTACCAGATATGGCTTTAGGAACTTCCCCTAGACTAACGATTGGAAGAGCGTATTCTAATGATAGATATACAGATATCGATGCTCCAGTAGTTAGGGTGTACGATAGGGTATTAACAGCAGCAGAAATCGCAAAAAATTATAATGCATATAAAAATAGATTTGAACTATAATGTATTCAGGACCTCACATAGCAAAGCAAGGATTAGTTTATGGGTATGACAGTTCATACGGATTAGATACTAATGGTATAGCTACTCGTTTTTATGCTGGGGAGCCTACTAGTAACTTAGTACCAACCCCAACAGCAAATGCTAGCTTTACTACATCTAACGGATGGGGTACATATAATACAAATCAATACAATAGTAATACTTATTTTTCTATAGGGACTGTAGGCTCTGTTTCTAACAACATAGTAACTTTGAGTAGTACAGGCCGTAACATAAGAAGTTTTGATGTACTAAAACCTCAAACCACCGGAGGAGGAGTAACAGCAGGAACTAATTATGTTATTAAAAAATTAAGTTCTACTACATTTTCTTTACATGCGTATAATAGCTCACAGAACGGCTCTCAAGGGTATATTAATCCTTCTACTGGATTCTATAAAGTACACGATGATTATGCAAATGACACTAGAATTTCCATCAATGCTACTAGTTTCCCTACTATGTGGTGGGGAGGACCTCATTTACCTAATTCTGGTTTAATAAAAGAAATAGTTGAAGGAGGAGGAAGAAGACCTGGAACTAACTGTATGAGATGGCATGTGTACAGAGGCGATGGAGTAGCAGATGGAATGGCATATGGAGTATATACACCAGTAACTCAAGGTGATACCATTACCGTTTCATATTGGCTTAGAGCAGCTACTCCAAGTGCAGCTAATAAAACAGGAACATACACTACATATTTCGGCTCAGGTAATTCAGCATTTAGTCAAGGGTTTAGCTGTGGTGAGTATTTAGAATGGAAACACGTAGTGCATCAATGGACAGCTTCAGTTACTTATAACTTTTATCAATACTGGTTCCCACAAGGGTCTACTGACAAGTACGATATGGATATCGCCGATCTGCAAGTAGAAGTAAACAGAGGACATTCAACACCCTTTGTAGCAGGTACTCGTTCATCAACAGAAAGCTTATTAAATTTAGCCGGTAACGATTACGGGACTTTAAATGTTGCAAACGTAAGTTTTGATTCTAATGCTCAACCTACTTTTGATGGTACTGATGATTATATAAATAAAGACCGTAAACAGTACGCTATTACTGAAGATTGGTCAGTAGAATTAGTATTTAAACCAACTGATGATAATGATACTTCTTGGAATGGACTATTCGGAGGATATTTAGGAGGAGGAGGTTATTGGATGTTTCACTCAAGTGGTAATTTAACTTATTACGAAGGCTACTCTGGCAGTTCTAAAATAACCTATAGGAGCTGGACTAAAGCTAATACATTTGTGCAAGATCAATATCATCATTTAGTCATTACTTATACGTCTACAAGTTCTACTGCAGGTACTTTTAATTTGTATTATAACGGAGGAGAAAAAACAGACTCTTTTAACTGGACATTTACTTTTAGTCATAGTTTAGATTCTAATTTTATAGGAGTAGGAGATTTGAGTAGATACGGAACAAATGATGTACATGTTTATAGAGAGTACAATAGAGTGTTGAGTCCTATTGAAATAGCTACTAATTACAAAGCATATAAAGAAAGATTTAGTCTGTAAAACATTAACTATTTATAATAAAATACTAAAATGGCTATACAATTAAACGGAACACTAAAAACAGAATGGGGGGATACTAATTCAGCTTATATTAGAATAGAATTCTATAAAGTTAAACCATGGATGGGAGAAGTAGAATATAATCCTATGTTATTCCTTACTTCTAGTGATGCTGTAAAAGGTAGAAAATACTGGTATCAAGATCCTTTACCAAGAGGAATAGCATCTGTACCTTTAAGAGATATGGAGTATGAATCTGGTTCTATTACCGGTTCTTTTACTCTACCTGAACTTATTTCATTTCCAGTAACAGCTTCAACTGAAAGAGTAAATCAAGAACATTGGGAAGAAGTGTGGACATCTTCAAGTCAAGTTTATATTGATTTTGATGAAAATGGAGACGAAGTAGAAGTAACAGGATGGGTATCAAGCTCACAGTGGACTAAAGTTAGTGAATCATTACAAGACTATAACCGTATAGATTTAGATCAATTAACAGATATATACAGTCAATGTTATACCCACTTAAAAACAGTAGTAGCTGAAAATATTCCTAGTTCAAGTATTTTAGACGTATAAATTTTAAATAAAAGTTATGGATTTAGGTGTAGATATTATCTATGTTATTAACCTACCTACTTATCCTGAAAGGAAAGAAACTATTCTTAAGCTTTTTAACGATTTCAATATTACAAACTTTGAAATTATAGAAGCTATAGCAGGAGAGGATTTACCAGATCAGAATGAATTAATAAACAGCGGTACTTTAAATACTATTTTTATAGATTCTAACGGTCTTTTAACTAAAAATATTATAGCTTGTGCTTTATCCCATAGATTAGCCTATCAAGCTTTTATTGATAGTAAACACGAAACTTGTTTAATTCTTGAAGATGACGCATGCTTTAGTAAAGAGCTGCACAGTTATATAGGCTCTGGTAAATTTGAAGTTCTAAAAAAACAAATAAAAGAAATAGACTACGATTTATTTATTTGGGGTAGAATGTACGATCCTATCATAGGTAAGGAAAAAACAAACCTAAGTGAAATATACAAACCAGACTTGCTATCTGATAAATACTCAGCTCATGCTTACCAATTAAATCGTAATTCAGCTCAAAAATTACTAAATAAAGTTCTACCTATAAGATATGCAGCAGATGTATTTTTAGAAACTTTAGATTTTAAAGTATACTGCCCTAAACATACTTTATTTATACAGAAAAGAGGTTATATCGATGAACAAAAAATGGAAAGACTTCATTTAGCTATTTGGCAAGCTAATGCTCCTCAACAATGGCAAGGTGCAACAGCAGTAGAAGTAAGAAAAACAGATGATGAACCTTATATGGTACAGAACTGTAATATTGCTCCATCTTTTGATGTAGATAAAGTTGTTTTTAAGCAATTTAAATCGTATCTTAGTAAAAAACCACAAAAGTGGGCACATATATATTTAAAGTCTTAATATGAACGGTATACACGTAAATTGGACTAAACCTTTTTTTCATAGAGAGCGTTTAAGAGGACATGGTTTTAGATCAACAAGAGAGCTACCAGGTAAGTGCTATGATCAACCCAATTATCAAATACTTTATACTATTCTATCCGCAGGTATGTGGAAATACCATAATGGACCTATAAAACTATATACAGATTCAGTAGGATTTAATTTTTACCAGCAATTTGGAATAAATGATCTTTATGATGAAGTAAATATTAGTTTTTTGGACGGTTATTCAAAATCTAAAATAGATCCTGCTTATTTTTGGACTAGTGGTAAAATAAAAGTACTAGCAAATCAAAAAGAACCTTTTATCTTTATGGATCAGGATATGATTATTAGACAACCTATACCTGATTATATTCTAGAAGGAGATATAACAGTAACACATTGGGAAATACCCAGAGGATACTATTATTTTGAGCAACATGATTGGGAAAATGAAGTAGATCATATTGCATTTCCAAAAAGTTACAACTGTAATGATCTTTGTCCTAATACTTCTTTTTTAGCTGTTAATAATTTAGAGCTAAATCAGAAATATACTAAATGGCATAAGAAATTAGTTGAAACAAACGGTGAACACGTGCCGGAATGGTTTTGGTTACTTTCTGATCAAGGTATATTAGGACACGTTATTAGAGAAGGTGATTATAAGGCAAACACACTAACAGATAGAGTGTTCCTAGCCAATAGTAACTATTCAAGTAAAGAGTATAGGTATAAAGGAAAATCTGAACAATGGTACTTACCTTTAGGTGCAGACCAAAAGAAAGATGAAGACCTAATTTGGGAACATGTCTGGTTTAATAAGATACATTTTAATATGTTTCCTGAATTTTTAGAACAAGAAACAAGAAGATATTTTAGAGAATGTATTGAACTTGGATTAGGTAAGTACCTACAGCATTCAAGATTTAAAACGTATTGGGATGAATACAACGATACCAATAATTAGAGCATATTGGGGGAACAGGAATGAAACTAAAGCTGAAATTCCTAGATTACCGGTGATGAAAAATCATTTAGTATACGTATGGGGTGAAGAAAACGAACAGTACCTAAAAGAAAGAGGATTTAAAACTTTTTTAGTAAAAGAATCTCTACCTTACTTTGATTCGTATAATACTCAATACGGTAAAAAATTAATCGCATTAGATTTAGCTCTTCAAAAATTTGAAAGAGTTATCCTATTAGATTGGGACTGTTATGCTTTAAGACCGTTAGATACAAACTTTTATAAGTTATTAGAAAAGAACGAAACCCTATGTCCTCTATACGCACAACATAAAAACACAGTTGAATCGTTTAAAGAAACATTTGAAGGTAGATTAATTTTAGATTATAACTTAGAGTATTTTAAAGTTTTAGAAAAAGAGTTTAAGAAATACAATTGGGACTTTGAAGAAGGATTAGCTTCTCCTAATTTTAGCTGTTTATATACATCTAATAGAAATTTAGGTAAAGATTTAATTGATATAACAATTAAAAATAAAATCGAAGGATGTATAGAAGAACATGCTATGTTACTTTATGCTAATTGTAGTTTAGAAGAATATATAAATAAGTTTCAACCAACATATGTACAAGGAGTAAGTGATGATAGAACTGATCATTATTTTAAAATAAGCAAAGTACAGAGAAAATTAAATAAATTTATCAACAAAAAAATTGATATGGACTTATACTTTAAACATATATAATGAAAGCATTTTGTAACTTACCTTTTTCTAGATTAAAAATAAACGAAGACGGTACCTACCATTCGTGCTGCTTCCAGTCATCTGTGTACGGTAATATATTAGAAGACGGTATTGAAAAAGCTTTCAAACACCCTAAACTAAGAGAAGTTAAAAATTCTACACTTAAAGGAGTATTAGATAAAAAATACTGTGATAATGATCGCTGCCCTTTTAGATTTTACGATCTTAGTAAAATACCAAAACATGAGGTGCAACTAACTAAATACCCAGTAGATTTAGAGTTAAATATGCCTTCTACATTTTGTAATATAGGAGGATTAAACCCTACACCAGATACTGCCTGTATTATGTGTCCTAGAAGTAGTAAACAACATATGAGTAGAGTAGGTCCTGATATATTAGATGATATATTAGAAGAAGTAAAAATAATAGTACCTAGTTTACAAACTCTATCAATTTTAGGTATAGCAGAACCTTTTTACAAGAATAGAATATTTGATGTATTTGAAAAACTAGATTTTATTAAATATCGAGATAATATTTTATTTTGGACTTTTTGCAATGGTACTATTTTTACAGAAAGAGCTCAAGATAGGTTTTTAGATATAGTAAGAAATGTAAATTTAGGATTTTCAATCGATGCAGGTACACCAGAGACGTATAGAACTATTAGGAGATTAGATTACTTTGATAAGATAAAGAAAAATTTAACTTCTTACTTTAAAAAAGTTAAAGAAAGACCAGATATAACTGATTTTTCTTATACGACAAACAATATTAACCTACATAACGTACATGAGCTAAAAGAAATGATAGATTTAGGACTTGAGGTAGGTTCTAACAGCACTCAGTTTACCTTAACAATGAAATACCAAGCTGATTTGAAAATTGAGGATAGTATGTTATGTAATAAAGACAATTGGCAAACATTTTGGGAAGCACAATTAGAAGCTGAACAGTATGCTAAAGATAACGATTATGAAGTGGTTTTCTATGTTCCTTTTCATAATGGATTTTTAAAAGAGTAAGTATGAAATTTAATCAACCTTTAATAGAAACAACTAAAAGTAGTATTTTTTACTTAGCTCCTATACCGTTATATAAAAGAGTCTTTAACGATAATGTATCAGATAGTGTTTACGAGTTAGGTTTAGAATTATTATCTCCTCAACAAAAAAGAATGGGCCAAGAGTTACCAGGTAAGTTTGATATTGAAAGACAATCAAATTATGAAGTAAATTATAACAGGCAAGATGAATGGGTTGAGGAACACGAATTACCTCCTATTGGGAGTAGGTTTTTTACTCCACCAAACGATTTTTTAGAGACAGATAACGAATATGTTAATGTGATTGAAAGAAGAATAAAAGCAGGTTTTTATCATTTATTAGATTCATTAGATATTAAACACGAAAAAAATAGTAAAATAACAGAAAGCTGGTTACAGTATTACGAACCAACTTCCGGAAGAGGACATAATGCTCATAATCATTGCAGATGGCATCATAGTGAAGCTAAACCTACAATGTTCTCAGGAGGTTATTACTTATCCGATGGTGAACCTATCAAGGATCATCCCTACAGTGGGGTTTTTGCTTTTCATATTAGAGGTATGAAATACTACATTAGACCTAAAAAAGGAATGTTATTAATATGGCCTTACGATATTATACATTCAGTAGAGCCGTTTTACGGCAAAAAGCATAGAGCAGTTATAAACTTTAATATTCAAATATAACTACCTATTTATATTATATAACTAATTCTAACAAAATAAAAAATTATGGCAATAACGTATACATGGACTGTTGGTGCATTAGATACTTACCCAACAGCATCAGATTCACAAGACCCAGTAAACACTCAAAATGATGTAATTTACAATGCTCATTGGACATTGTCTGCTTCAACTGGGAGTCACTCAGTATCATCTATCGGGACTCAAACGCTTTCTATTGACGATTTATCTTCTTTTACTTCGTTTGATTCTTTAGATAAAGCAACTGTAGTAGGATGGGTAACTTCATCTATGGAAACTGCAACGACAGGTTCTGTTCAAGCACATAAAAACAATGTCTCATCTTCTCTAGCAGAAATGGTAAACCCTACTTCTGTTACTAAGTACATAGTTGAAGTAGCTGCAGAATAAAAAAGTCTTAAAAAAGTTGGATTGTAAAATATTTATACTTATATTATAATATTAATCGATTAATTTAAATTTTTAATTATGGCAAATCAAAAGTTAACTCAAGAAGAGCTTGACAAGTTATCGGAACTCTCTCAAAAGAACAACGCTTTGATCAATGAACTTGGTAACATCTCATTAATCGAGATCAACCTTGGCAAAAGAAAAGAAGCGGCTAATACATTCTTAAATGAATTGAGAGATGCAGAACAAGAATTAGTTAAAAGTCTAGAAGAGACTTATGGTGCTGGTTCAATTGACTTGCAAAAGGGGGAATTTATTCCAAACCCTGAAGCTCCAGCGTCAGAAGAAGCAGTAGAAGGCTCAGTTCCTGAAGCAACTTCAGAAGAGGTAGTAGAAGAAAAATAAATAATCTTTTACAAACTTTTAAGGAAGGAGGGTTTTACATCCTCCTTTCCTATTTATTATAGACAGATATTGTAAAAACATTAGTTCTGTTTTACATTCCTGAATGATATTTATAATAAATTAAAATAAAATAGACCAAACATGGCAGAAACAATCATCTCCCCAGGTGTATTTGCAAGAGAAAACGATATTTCTTTTATCCAACCCGCTCCAGTTGAAGCAGGTGCTGCAATTATCGGACCTACAGTTAAAGGACCAGTAGAAGAACCAACTATCGTCACATCCTATAACCAGTATGTACGTAATTTCGGTGAAACATTTGTGTCAGCATCTACAAAGCAAGAATTTTTAACTTCTATAGCTGTAAAAAATTACTTCCAACAAGGTGGTGGTTCAGTATTAGTAACTAGAGTAGTAACAGGATCATTTACACAAGCAACTTCAACTCACGTTTCATCTTCAGCTAAAGATAGTATTCAACCTTTTGTAATTAAAACTTTAGGCAAAGGAGCAATTTTTAACAACTCAACATCTCTTACCAATGCCGGTGAACATATTTCAGGTGGCGGTGGAGCATTAGCTTCAGGTTCTAGAGATAACATTAGATGGGAAGTACAAAATGTAGACAATGCTAAAGGTACATTCTCATTATTAGTTAGAAGAGGAGATGACAGTCATAATAATAAAGTAGTACTGGAGACATTTAATAATGTATCTCTAGATCCTAACTCAGGTAATTATATTGAAAACGTAATTGGTACTCAATATAAATCAAAAGCTACTGATGGGACTAAAACTTATATTAAAACTGTTGGAGATTATGTAAATAAATCAAATTATATTTACGTATCAACAGTTAATTCACCTACAGTAGATTACTTACTAAACGACGGTACTACAGTTGGGTCAGACGGAACAAATTCTTATTCAGCGTCTTTACCGATTGTTGAATCTGGATCATTCTATAATGCAACAGGAGAAAATGCAGTAGCAAGTGCTAACTATTTTAACAGTATTTCAAATACTAACGCACAAGGATTAACTTCTGGTAACTATACAGATGCTATTTCAATCTTAGACAATAAAGATGAGTATATCTTTAACGTGTTGTCTGCTCCAGGTTTAATTTACGAAAATGCAGATCAAGCAGGAGTATTAAATAGTGTTGTTACTTTAGCAGAATCTAGAGGAGATTGTATTTCAGTACTAGATTTAGATAATTACGCATCTACAGTTAGTAATATTACTTCAACAGCTACATCATTGAATAGTTCTTATGCAGCTTCTTACTGGCCTTGGGTACAAGTCGTATCCGCAACAGGAAGAAACGTATGGGCACCAGCTTCAGTAGTTATCCCAGGAATATATGCATTCACTGATAATAGTTCAGCACCATGGTTCGCACCAGCTGGATTAGTTAGAGGAGGCATCGTAGGAGTAATACAAGCAGAGCAAAAATTAACAAGAGGTCAAAGAGACTTATTGTATGATGGAAAAATTAACCCAATTGCTACTTTCCCTGGACAAGGTATAGCAGTATTTGGTCAAAAGACTCTACAGACTAAAGCTTCTGCTTTAGACAGAGTAAACGTAAGAAGATTATTAATCCAACTTAAGAAATTCTTAGGTGATCAAGCTAGAAACTTAGTATTCGAACAAAATACTGTAGCAACTAGAAACAGATTCTTATCAGTGGTAAATCCTTACTTAGAATCAGTAGTACAGAGACAAGGTCTTTATGCTTTTAGAGTAGTAATGGATGACACTAATAATACAGCAGACGTTGTAGATAGAAATCAATTAGTAGGTCAAATATTTATTCAGCCAGCTAAAACGGCAGAATTCATAGTACTTGACTTTACAGTTGAGCCTACTGGTGCAACATTTGCAGGATAAATTTAAAAACTAGATATTTATAATAAAGAATAAATAAAAATGGCAGTATTAGATCCTAACGAAATAATGTTTAAAGCTTTCGAACCGAAAGTACAAAACAGATTTGTAATGTATATCGACAACATTCCTTCCTTTATGGTTAAGAATGTTAAAGCTCCTACCTTTACCGATAACGTTATCAAATTAGACCACATCAATTCATATAGAAAAATCAGAGGTAAGAGAGAATGGGATGATATGACCATGACTCTTTACGATCCAGTAACTCCTTCTGGAGCTCAAGCCGTAATGGAATGGGCAAGATTAGGATACGAATCAGTAACTGGTAGAGCTGGTTATTCTGATTTCTACAAAAAGGATCTAACCTTAAATATATTAGGACCTGTTGGTGACATAGTAGGAGAATGGATCATCAAAGGAGCTATTTTATCAAACGGTGATTTTGGTCAGTATGACTGGACTTCTGATGAAGCAGTTGAGATCTCAATTACTATAGCAATGGACTACTGCGTATTGAACTACTAAAAATTAAATACCTACCTGAACTTAAGACCCGGAATTTTTCCGGGTTTTTTGTTGTTTATAAAATATTTTCTTCGTATATTTATATATAAACTAAGTTATAACGAAATAAAATTTATGGAACCAAAATTTAAACTGCCTACTGAAACAGTAGATTTACCCTCAAAAGGCTTGTTCTACCCTAAAGATTCAGCATTAGCTACAGGTAAAGTAGAGATAAAGTATATGACTGCGAAAGAAGAAGATATTCTTTCAAATCAAAACTATATACAGAAAGGTGTAGTAATCGATAAACTCTTACAATCTCTTATAGTAGATAAAAAAGTAGATTACAATTCATTACTAACCGGTGATAAAAATGCAATTATGTTAGTTGCAAGAATACTAGCATATGGAAAAAATTATGAATTTAACTATAGAGGTAAAGAAGAGACTATAGATTTAACTACTATTGAAAATAAACCTTTATTAAAAGAAGTAGAAGAGAACGCAGGCTCAAATGAATTTGAGTTTATTTTACCTGCTACTGAAAATAAAGTTACTTTTAAACTCCTTAATCATAAGGATGAACAGAATATAGAAAGAGAAGTAATCGGCCTACAGAAGTTAAACAAAGAAGCAGATCCTACTGGGACTACTAGATATAAACATATGCTTACTTCTGTAAATGGATTAAAAGAAAATAAAGATATAAGAGAATTTGTTGATAATTATTTATTAGCGTCGGATGCTAGAGCACTTAGAGCAGAGTATACAAGAATTAGCCCAGACGTCGATTTAGAAGTGCAGCTAGACGGTAGGGAGGACGTTGTTACGCTGCCGATTACTCTTAGCTTTTTTTGGCCTGACGTCCGAATATAGATCACAGTTATTTAAAACCATCCACGAAATAGTATTTCACGGTGGCGGAGGGTACACTTGGACTGAAGTTTATCAAATGCCTATCTGGTTGAGAAATTTTACTTTTAATCAATTAAAAGAACATTTCAATAAGGTTAACGAAAATATTGAAAAAGAAAATAAAAATATAAAGAATACTAGTTCCAAAATTAAAATTCCTACATATAGAGCAAAGGCCCCTTCCAAATAGAGGCCTTTCCTATTTATATAAAAAGAGTACATGGCCGAAGATCCAAAAAAATTACAGGAAGCATTAAAGTTACTTAAAGAGCTCAACACCCTTAGAATGAAGATGAACAAGGAGCCTTTGAAGTTATCTGATGAACAAGCTGTAAAACAGCTTAAAAGCCTACCAGGCGATATCGATGATGCTCGAGCAGCAATGGATCAATTAGCCGGTTCAGCTTCTGGTCTTTATGGTACATTAAAAAATATTACAAAAGAGATTACCGGTCAAGACAAATCTCAAAAAGACCTTAATAAGGCTTTTAATAGTCTTGTTAAAGATGCAGAAAAGTTAAAGTTTGATGAACAGGAAATTACAAAACTTGGCGTAAAAGATCTTAAAAACTTACAAAAAAGAGTACAAGAAAATAAACAAAGAGTTGTGGAAGGTGCTAAACAAATCAAAGGATTTGATAGCATGTCTCAACAAGTCGAAAAAATTGTTAAGTTTGGTGAACTTCGAGGTAAAAAAGAAGAGCAGATAAATGACGATATTCTAAAAAGTATAAGTAGAAAAGAAGGACTTTCAGATGTAGAAAGAGAACTCTTAGCCTTATATTTTTCTCAAGGTAATGAATTAGATAAACTTACTAAAAAGACAGAGGAACGTCTCGGATTTGAAAAAGAAATAGAAAGAAAAGCAGCCGGGTTTTCAACATTAGCCGGAGTAGTTAAATCCATACCAGGTTTATCTGGTTTATCAGGACCATTTGAGAAAGCAGCACAAGCTGCTAAAGATACAGCTAGAGAAGGAGGTAACGGACTACAATCCTTTGCAGCAGGAGGTAAAGCTTTAATGAAAGCATTTGCACCAATGACATTGTTCGTTGGAATGTTTAAATTTTTAAAAGATGCTGCATTTGGTATAGATGAAAAACAGACTACTATCGCTAAAAGCATGAGCTTAAGCGTTACTGAGTCTAAAGCAATGTATACCCAGTTTAAAGGTATTAAAGAATCTTCCGATAATGTATTAGCTACTACTAAAAATTTAATCAAAGCACAAGGTTCATTAGCTTCCGCAATGGGAGTAACTAGAGGATTTAGCAAACAGCAGTTAGAAGACCAGGTAAAAATGGTAAACAATATGGGACTTGAAGAAGCTACCGCCGGTAGACTTCAGTCTCTTTCTATGGCTAGCGGGAAATCTTCAGCTGATTCATTAAAATCTATTATCTCTACAACCCAAGCATTAAAAATGCAAACCGGTATACAGTTAGACCAAAAAGGTGTTATAGATGAAGTAGCAAAGACAGAAGGACAACTGGCTGCCAACTACGGTAATAACCCAAAATTAATAGCTAAAGCAGTAACACAAGTACGTAAACTTGGGTTAAATTTATCTCAAGCTGCAAAAATGTCATCTAGTATGCTTGACTTCGAACAATCGTTAAGTAACGAAATGGAAGCTGAAGTACTACTAGGAAGAGATTTAAATTTAAGTAGAGCAAGAGCTCTAGCATTACAAGGAGATGCTGCAGGAGCAGCAGCAGAAATAAGAAAACAAGTAGGTTCTCTATCAGACTTTCAAGATCTTAACGTAGTACAGCAACAAGCACTTGCAGATGCTGTAGGAATGACAGCTGATGAACTAGCTAATTCACTATTGCAAGAGCAAAATATAAATAAACTTGGTAAAGAAACGCAAAAACAAATAAAAGAAAGAGTAGCACAATTAAGAGCAGAAGGAAAAACAGCTGAAGCTAATAGATTACTCTCTCAAACCGCCAATGAAGAAGATGCAGCTGCTGCATTAGAAAGACTAACAGCCCAGCAAGAATTCCAAGCAGCAATGGATAGAGTAAAAGAAACTTTTGCTGAAGTATTTGATAAGAACTTTGATCTTGCAGGAGTAGTTAGAAGTATAGCTGGTGTATTCCAATCAATTTCAAAAAATTTAGGGTTAATTAAAGGTATAGCAGCAGCAGTAGTAGGTATAATGGCCGGGATGGCTATTAAATCAACCATTACTGCTATAAGTGCTATGACAACAGCATCAGCCAGTACTTTAGGTTTAGGTATGCTACCCATACTAGGAGGAATAGCTGCAGGTTCAGCATTGTTGATGAGTAGCTCTAAAAAAGCAGCTGGCAGTTCAAAGAAAATCAAAGATGGAGTAATTGATCCTTCCGGTGGATTAATGGTATCTGGGCAAAAAGGATCTATTCAATTAGATAAAAAAGATTCAATTGTAGCAGGTACTAACCTAAACGGTGGAAATGGCGGTTTAGGAACAGAAAAATTAATGCAAAAAATAGATAAGTTAATATCTATTGTTGAAAAAGGAGGAAACGTTTATATAGACGGTAGTAAAGTTGGAGAAGCTTTAGTACTTAGTTCTAAACTTAGTACTTAACACTATTTATAATAAAAATCAATAACTATGTCACTAATTACAAAAATTAAAGATTCAGTACTAGGGTTAAAAGGATCAACACCTGATAAGAGAGATGGAGCACAAAAAACTTCTACTCTACACTTTCAGTCGTCTATCACAGATAATCCTGATATTTTAGCAGGTCAGTCAGAGTTGAGTTTGAAAGGTAAAAAACCTTCTGATAACTATTTAGATAACCTACCAGAACAAGGAATCTCTGCAAGAGCACAAGACCGAACAAAATAAGAATTAAAACACATATTTAATGCCTTTAATAGATATAACTACTAATCTAAAGTCTTTAAAATATGGTGATTTTGGTGCTGAAAGTCCACTGATAACTAAAAGTATACTCAATCCACCTGATTCATCCGGTCTTTCTATGGAATTTGAACGCCGAAAAGATGATCTAGTAAGGATTGGTAAATTATTAACAACAGCCCCAGGATTAAAACATTTAGCTAATCAAGCTGCTTTAAACGTAATAGAAAAAAATATTTCTAGTAAGTTCGATAACAAAACTGCAGGAGGTAGAATTTTAAGCGGTTTAGGAAGCACAGCAACATCATTAGCATCAACACTAGCTCAAGTACCTGTGAATGGCACAGGAACACATTTTGTGGAAAGTTTTGCAGGCAAAAAAGGATACTTACCTGAAATTCAAGGACATGTATTATCTAGAAACGGTGCAGCTATAAGTATTGGAGCTGATAATTTTCAAGCTTCTAGTAGTATTTTTGAAGACCCAAATGATTTAACTAAATCTGGTGCTATATTAAGTAGGTATCAAAAAGATATTGAACAAAAAATATCTAGCCCATCTGGTTCCGTATTAGAACCCCGTACAACTACGTTTCCACTCCTAGATACAAGAGCTGCAGCTGACAGTGTAATAGGCGCATTTCTAGGAACCTCTCCTGGCCTAGAGGAAACTATTGATAAACCTAAAGACGAAAAATTGGCGTATTTTCAAAAAGAAGATGCATTATTTGCTAGTAAGTTTTTTAATCAAAATCAATTAGGATTTGGAGCATCTACTATTAATGGTGATTACACTTTACCTGCTGATGCTATTAATAACACCATTCCACTACGAACAGAGCTATCCAGACATGAAGAATTAACATTAAATTTAGACGATGAACTACAATCAGAATTTTTTGGTGGTGGAGATTTAATAAAATTTTATTTTAAATTAATAGAACCTGGAAGAACACCAGGAGCAGAACCAAAATTAACAAGGATGGATTTTAGAGCCTATCTAGATTCTTTTAATGATAACTTCTCAGGGGATTGGAATGCATATAAGTACGTAGGCCGTGCTGAAGATTTTCATACTTATGCAGGGTTTGATAGGTCTATTTCTTTTGGCTTTAAAATAGCTGCCTCTTCAGCAGTAGAGCTTGAAGTGTTATATAACAAACTTAACATCTTTGCCTCTTCAACAGCTCCTTCTTATGTTGGTAATAGCTTTCAGAGAGGTACTTTTATGGCAGTTACCATCGGTGATTATTTACAAGATCAGTTAGGGTTTATTGAAAGCGTAGATATCTCTTGGGATACAGATTATCAATGGAATACTAGGTTTAATAACGACCCCGGCCGAGAGCTTCCTACTATTTTAGATATATCAGTATCCTTTAAACCGATACACATGTCTATTCCTAAAGCTGCTAGTAGGTTTATAGGTAGGAAGAATGATTTATTTGTCGAAAACTTTGGTACTGACACTGCAATGGAAGAAATAGTTGTAACCGCCAATGAAAATTAATAAGTTATGAATAGATATAATAATATACCGTTACTACCAACCCAAGATGGCACTCTATATAATAGAAATGTTATATTTCCACGTATAACACCTAAATCTTCTGATATATACGTTATTACATCTGCAGGTGATAGGTTTGATACTTTAGCATTAGAGTACTACCAAAATCCTACCCTTTGGTGGATTATTGCAGGGACTAATAATATAAAAAAAGATTCTCTCACAATTAAACCAGGTGTACAGTTAAGAATTCCAATGGATATAGAACAGGTACTTTTGGAATTTAATGAAGTAAATCGTGAAAGATAATGTCGCAAGATCAAAGAATATTCGGTATACCTTTAAATAAAGGTGTTAAAGATCAACTAGAATTAAGGCAAAAAGTTATTGGAGATGATCATGATGATGCTTTCCCTAATGGTATTGATTCAAGGCACCGTATGTTATTTAATAGCAAAGGCGCATGGATAAGATTAACTTCCTCTGTTAATGTTTTAGATGAAGAGACGATAAAATATGAAGCAGATACTAAACAATACCAGTATAACTACTACTACGGTCAATTAGCTTCTGATAACATAAATAATAACCGTAAAGCATTAAATAATAAAACTAATGTATTAGCTCGTAACAACGTACTTGAAGGTGGTGTTTTAGCTTTTAACTACGATGAAGATGGTAAGATCAAAGGTAAACGTAGGTCTAGAGTAGACTTATCTCAATCTGATAATCCCTACGGTGTAAATTCAATATACGCTAGTACTCCTGATACAGGGTTTAAACCTATGATGGGTATTACAGAACTTAAAGTTAAGTCAAAAAGCACTTACGGGTCTTTAAAGGAAATGGAAATAAATATAGTAGCTCATAATCAAGAGCAAATATCTATTTTAGAAAACCTATATTTTAGACCCGGATTTGATATGTTACTTGAATTCGGAAATGCAGCGTACTTAGATAAAAATGGAAAAGTTACTACTCATACTTTCGGCATGTCAAGTTCATTTTTAAATGGAACTGCAAAAGAAAAAATTTTAGAAAAGATAGAAGAAAACAAGAAAGAGTCTGGTTACAACTACGAGGGATTGCTTGGAAAAGTAATAAACTTTTCATGGGACCTTAACATGGATGGTTCCTATGATTGTACTTTAAAGCTTATTACCTCTGGTGAAGTAATGGAATCTATATCGACCATTAAATACGACAGTAAAACTAGCTCAGCCCGAAAAAACGTATCCGGGAAAGACCCATCATCTGACTTACTTATTAACTTTTTTAAAAGCTGTAAGGCTTTAGTCTATAGTGATAGTCAAAAAGAATCGATTGAAAAAATAAATACATTAAGTAATCTTGAGGTGACTGGCGAATACATCTCTGGTGATATATCATCTGAAGAAGCAGAAGAAAGAAAAAAAGAAACTTTAGAAAAAGCTCCATTAACTATTGAAGAGGTAGAAAAAACATATAACATTCCCAAAAATACTTTAAAGGTTAATACTTTTACAAGTGCCTTTAGATATGTTAAACAACAAGAATACGACGACGATGGGAATGAAAAAACTTCTTTTAAAACTAAAGGATTTACTGTGTACATATCATTGGTAGGTTTAGCAGCCTGTCTGAATAGATTATTTGTAGATGGACTAACCGATTCTAAAGAAAAACCGGTATCTACATTTGGAACAAATCCTAAAGTTTCTAAATACGTAACGTTTTCTGGAAATATTTCTAATAACCCTTACTCCTTCGGGAAACCTTATGACGAGGGTACTGGGGATAGAGGTCCATCACCGAAACAACTATACGGAGGAAATAGGTATGGTGTTGAAGTAGACGCTCCATTCGAGTGCATAAGCGCTTATTCAAAACTTAGCCAAGGATACCCAACTTCATTTAGTATGGATTCCCCTTACTTTTTATTTGTTAGTTTTGATTACCTTATAAGCTTACAAAGAGCTTTTTTAGATGAGAAAAAAAATAATAATGATAAAGTACAATCTATATTTTCATTTTATAAAAAAGTATTAAGCGATGTATCAACTGCATTTGGAAATATTTCAAAATTAGACCTACACTTAGACGGTAAATCTCAGAAATGGATAATCATAGATAGAAACCTATACGAACCGGTAACTAAGAAAAAGGACATGCCTATAATAAATTTAATAGGTAAGAATAGTCTAGTAACAAACTTTAGTTTAAATAGTAAAATTTCTAGTAAATTAGCTAGTATGTTATCTATAGCATCTAGTAGTTCCGGTAACGGAGCAGGAATAGAGGGTCTTTTTAAATATAACGAAGGACTAGTAGACAGGTATGAAGAAGTACCAGATTATTCCGACGAAGCAGCTATGGCAAAAGCTGCAAAAGACAATGAAATAAGTAGAAACAGAAACGCCGCTATTGAAAAAATATCAACTACATATGCAGAGTATTTGAAGAACTATGCTGTTGAAGATACATTTAGTTCTATAAGTTCCGACCATACTTTTTATATGACGCATACTAGGTCATTAATAAAAAACGATGAATCAACCTCTACAGGGAACCCTAGATCTTATGATGGTTTAATCCCTATAGATTTAAGCTTTACTTTAGGAGGAATGACAGGATTTAGACCAGGAGAAGCTTTTGTAGTAGGAGGAAACGTACTCCCTAAAAGGTATCAAGGGTTAATAGGTTTTGTTATAACTCAAGTAGAACATGGTATAGGAACTGATAATAGATGGGAAACAGACATTAAAACCAAAATGTTTATGCTTCCAGACGTCGATACTAAAAAGTTACTTGATAACGATTCACCGCCCGAAAAACAAGATGCAGATAACGGTAAAAACAATAATTCATCAATACAGAAAAACCTAAGAGATACTTACGGCGAACCAGGTGATACATCAGTCCTTACATCAGTCAAAGTACCAATAGGCTACAACCTTACCTACTTAGGTAAACCAGTAAAGAGTATAAGAATACATAAAGATATTGCTAGTAATTTAGAAAATGCTTTGAAAGAGATTAAAACAGCATATGGTGTTGAAAAAATAAAAGATTATAATCTTAATATTTATCAAGGATCGTTTAATGATAGAAATAAAAGAAATGGATCTACAAAAAGTACACATTCGTGGGGTATTGCATTAGATTTTGATGCTGATAATAATAAATTAGAGTGGAAAAGAGATAAAGCTGAATTTGCACGAGAAGAATATAAGGAATTCTTAGCTATATTTAAAAAACACGGTTTTTATAATTTAGGAACTGAGAAAAACTATGATTACATGCACTTTCAAGCATGGGATCCTAATCAAGCGGAATAAGTATGTGGTTACCTAAAATTAAATATCTGTCTGGATTGTTCGCCTTGAAAGGAATTTTTAAATTACCTGACGGCTCAGACTATGAAGGCCCGTACCATGAAAACGAGTTAGGAGAGTTTGCTACTGGTGACACCCCATCAGTAGATTCTGTAACTATAGTTAAAGATCCTCATGAATTATCAGGAGAAGAGCAAGTACAACAGGAATTTTTTAGTTCTATAGATGTTTTACCTACTCCTAAAGACTATAAAAAAGGTTATTTTGATAGATATTTTTTAAAAAACACTATTACTAATAAGATTATTGAAGTAGACCTACCTTTTTTTGAAGAAAAACAAAAAGAACGTTATATAAAAAGGTTAATAATAAAATGGATAATAGATAAACCTTTAAAAGATATTTTTAATCAAGGGTACGTATATAAAGGAACTATAAGTAGAAACAAAGAAAGTGTAATGCGAGCAAACCTTGTAATGAAAGGAATTATAGATTACATAACTGATTATGCAAAATTCGCTGATATAGAATCAGACGTTGAAGGGTATAGATTTGAAGAATTACCTCCAAAAGAACAGACTCGAATAATAAAACAAACATCTTCTAATCTTAGAAATAAACCAAAACCTATAAAAGAAGAGGGCGGTAACCTAAGAGATGGAGGAGGTTTGAAATACATAAATAAACCTATCACTGAAGATTCAGACGGAGATGGTATATTTGATTTTGAAAATGATATGAACCCTCTAGGAGGTCCAAAAGGAGATAATGAACCTACAGGTAGTAGTAGTTCTGGTGGTGGAGGAGGCGGAACAGGTGAACTAGGAGGCACCGGCGAGACTATTATGTATAGAGATTAGTTGCTTCTTTAAATCTTTTTTACTATATTAAATAAAAAGGTTTTGTAAGTGTTTTATATAGTAGAAGAAGAATCTAAGTTAGTTTATCTTGAAAATCTAGTCAGATTAGGATGTTATGTAGATGTTATACCTACTCATGATTTATATCATCCTCAACTTACAACACCTATTGCAGTATACATAAGATTATTAAAATCAGATCACGGATTTATAATTCCTATAGATCACGACGAAGGTCTTAATGTAGATAAACACCGTATCTACCAAGTTTTATCTAAAGCGAGTAAACTATATACATTAGATAAGAAGAAGTTACTGTATTACTTTAATTTACAGGAAGCCATAGATGTTTCGTTACTATATAGCATGGTGACTTATAACAAGCTAGATATAAACCATAGCAACTCAGCAATCAATTATTTCTATAATAAATTTAGAAGCATACCTTATGTTAATAAGTTAATTCCTATATCTAAATTATATGAATCTTATGAAAAAGTTTATAGTGAAATAAAACACGTTATAGAGTTAGATATTCCTGATGGTTTTGACTTCTATAACAAGACCGCAACTAACGTATTCTATCTATTAGAACAACACGGTATAGGGATCTATTACGAACCTTTTGTAGAGACGTTCTCTCCAAGGGATCCACTGTATAATATTAAAGATAATAAAGTACTAACCTCATATAATTTATATAATGCTACATCCAGACCCACTAATTCTTATAACAGTATTAATTTCGCTGCTATTCCTCACACGGAGAGGCATCGAAAAACCTTCAGACCACAGAATGACTACTTTGTTGAGTTTGATTTTGACGGGTACCACTTGCGCCTACTTTCTGAGCAGATTAATTATAAACTTACCAGCGCATCTGCTCATAAGCAATTAGCTAAGTTATACTTCGGTAAGGAAGAGATAACAGATGAGGAGTATACTAAAGCAAAGCAAATTAATTTTCAAGCTATATACGGTAAGATCCCAGAAAAGCATAAAGATTTAAAAATATTTAAAGAAATACAAGAGTATATTGATGATATGTGGAAGAGATTTAATGACAATGGATACGTTTGTAATCCTCAATCAGGTAAACACTTCACAAAAGAGTTAAAAGACATGCATCCAGCTAAGTTAATGAATTATATGATGCAATCGTTGGAAACTTCAAATAATATTCTTATATTAAAAGAAGTACTTCGCTACTTAAGAGATAAAAAGACTAAAATAGCGTTGTATACATACGATGCCATACTTTTTGATTTTCATAAAGAGGATGGTAGAGAAACTTTAGAAGGTATTAAGAAAATTTTAGAATTAGAAGAAAAATACCCGGTAAAGTTTAAGTTTAGTAAAAGTTTAGTTTTGTAGAACAGAATCATATTTATAAAAGAATGCAACCAGTTACAGATTTTTCCGTCGAATACGATTTCGACGAAGTATATTTAAACGAAGATATGAGTAATAAACTGTTCTGTACGTTTTCCACCGAGGAAGGATTGGATGACGTATTATCCTCTATTCAAGAGAAGTACAGAATTATATACAGCAAAATTTTTGTTCTTTATTCAAAGAGCCAAGATGAGTATATTTGTACGTACAACGTAGACTTTGGAAATGTGTCAACATTTTTAGATAATACTATTCTTGTACATAGAAAAAAAGAGACTAACACTCTCTACACTATTAATGCCTTAAATACCCTGATTAAAGAGATTAACGGTGGTGTATTAGATACATCATACAGAGTTAATTGGTCAGACTATAGAAATTGTATCCTTCTCACTAAAGGTCCGGAATTAAAAAGAGTAAATACTAAACTTTATAAGATAATAGAGTTGGAGAACTGAAAATAAGTTCTTATATTAGTATAATAAGTTATAAATTAAAATTAGTTATATGGATTTAAACGCGATCAAGGCTAAGCTCGATGCCTTAAACAACAACGGTCAGCAAAGAGAAAAAACTGACTATTCCACTATTTTTTGGAAACCTGAATTAGGAAAGCAAACAGTACGTATTGTACCATCTGCTTTCGATCCTGCTTTTCCCTTCAAGGAGTTAAAGTTTCACTACGGTATTGGTAAATACCCTATGGTTGCTTTATCTAACTTCGGTAAGCAAGATCCAATCGAAGAGTTCGTAAAAGAACTTAGAAAAACGAATGATAAAGATAACTGGTCTTTATCTGGTAAAATCAACCCAAAGACAAGAATCTTTGCCCCAGTAATCGTTAGAGGAGAGGAGGACAAAGGAGTACGGCTATGGGGATTCGGAGTAACTATCTATAAATCTTTACTTGCTTTAGCAGAAGATGAAGATGTAGGTGACTTTACTGATGTAATCAACGGCTGGGATATGGTAGTAGAACAAAGACAAGGTAACCCTTACCCAGAAACTACTGTTAGGATTAAACCTAAACAAACACCATTATCAGATAATAATGATTTAGTTGATAAATGGTTAAAAGAACAACCTAATCCTGTAGAAGTTCATACAGAATACGATTACGATTTTATTAAGAAACAACTTCAGAATTACTTAAACCCAGGATCTGCAGAGGAGAATACTCCAGCAGCAGGTGCTGAAACAACGCCAGAAAGCTCTAGTCCTCAAAAGACTGACTTTACTTTAGAAACAGCTACCGCTGGCAATAAAGATACAGTTAGTAAATTTGATGACCTATTTAACGAGTAAACATGGCAAAAAAGAAAGAAGAAGTAAAAGCTAGAGCGACTGAAACTGTACGTAAGTCGTTTAATCTAGGGAATTTTAAAAAGAAGAAAGGTTATTCTAATGCTTCTGTTAAATTTAAGGAGCAAGGATGGATACCGTTATCTAAAGCCTTTCAAGATATTACTTCCTTACCCGGTATACCTACCGGTCACATCACTCTATTGCGTGGACATAGTGATACGGGCAAAACAACAGCCCTAATAGAAGCAGCAGTAAATGCCCAGAAACTGGGTATACTGCCTGTTTTTATTATTACTGAGATGAAATGGTCTTGGGAACATGCTAAAGAGATGGGATTACAAATAGAGGAAGTAACAGATGCTAACGGTAATATCACAGATTATGAAGGTCATTTCTTATATGCTGATAGAGGTACTTTAAATACTATTGAAGATGTAGCAGTTTATATTGCAGATCTTATGGATGAACAAGCTAAAGGTAACTTACCTTATGATTTATGTTTCTTTTGGGATAGTATTGGTTCTGTACCTTGTGATTTATCTGTAAGATCCAATAAAAACAACAACGAATGGAATGCAGGTGCAATGTCTACTCAATTTGGTAATAATCTTAACCAAAAGATTCTATTATCAAGAAAAGAAAATTCACCCTACACTAATACGTTAGTTGCTATTAATAAAGTCTGGACTATGAAACCAGAACATCCAATGGGTCAACCAAAGTTACAGAATAAAGGAGGTATGTCTATGTGGTACGACGCAACTTTAGTTATTACATTCGGTAACATAACCAATCCAGGTACATCTAAGATTAAAGCTATTAAAAACGGTATGCAAGTTGAATTTGCTAAACGTACTAACGTTCAAGTAGAAAAGAACCATATCGGAGGAGTACAATCTAGAGGTAGAATTGTAATGACTCAACACGGTTTTATTGAAGATGATAAGAAAGCAATCGATAAATATAGAGATGCTCATAAAGAACACTGGTTAAAACTAGTTGGTTCCATAGACTTTGATCTAATCGAAGAAGGTGATTTAGAAGAAACTCCAATTTCACCTAATTTATTAGATTAATGGCGTACGACGAAATCCTAAAAAACTTAAAGCAGACCCCACCCCGAGAGTTGAATGATCACATTCTGATCATTGATGCTATGAATATGTTAATTCGTAGTTTCTCTCTACTCAAGGCGATGAACCCATCAGGCGCGCATATCGGAGGCCTGGTGGGCTTTCTTCGCTCATTAGGATACGTTACACGTATTTTTGATCCAACTAGGGTAGTTATTGTATGGGATGGAAAGGGTGGTTCCGGAAACCGTAAAAATATAGATCCTAATTATAAAGCACAAAGAGCTACTGCTCGAATAACGCACTGGGGACTATACGATACTAGAGAAGAAGAACAAGAAGCATTAATAGGTCAGTTATATAGAACTATGGATTACCTAGAATGCTTACCTTTACAGCAGATTGTGATGGAAAAATTAGAAGCTGATGATATAATAGCTTATTTAGCTAAACAAGCATCAGGTAATAATAAAAAAGTCACGATAGTTTCATCAGATAAAGATTTCTTACAATTGGTGAATAAAAACATTGAAGTTTATGCACCAGTAAAAAAGAAGACTTTTACAGTAGATAATATAGTAGAAGAAATAAAAGTTTTACCTGAGAACTATAATATAGTAAAAGCACTATTGGGTGATAATTCCGATAATTTACCCGGTATCAAAGGGCTAGGGATTAAAACTATACTATCTGAATGGAAAAGCTTTACTTGGGATTCATTAGCATCATTACAAAATGTTTGGGATCATTGTGAAACGCAATTAGACGGTGAAAAACCGAAGAAAATATTCGCTAAAATTATCCATGAATGGGATAGGGTAGAAAAAAACTACGAATTGATGAATTTACACAATTCTGTGTTGGATAATAGCGAAAAAAATACTATATTAGATATAATAAAGAGTCCGATACCTGATTTGCAGACAGGCGCCTTTTTGAGATTGTTAGATCAAGATAAAATAGAAGGTGTTACTAAAAATACAGAAGGATGGCTTGAAAACTTTAGGGGGCTAACAACGGTTATAAAATGACATTAAAAAGTTTACAACAATACGGAAAAGGATTTCAACTAAAAGTACTAGGATCTTTACTTACAGATAAAGGATTCCTCTTAAATGTAAGAGATGTACTAACAGATGGATACTTTGATGCTGATTCACATAAGTGGATTATCAATCAGATTACTTCTTACTTCGATAAGTACCATACTACAGTTACTATGGATGTGCTTAAAGTAGAACTACAAAAAGTAGAAAATGAAGTACTACAGGTTGCATTAAAAGAAGAGCTGCGTAATAGCTATCAAGCATCTCAAGATGATTTAGACTATGTACAGGAAGAATTTACTAACTTCTGTAAGAATCAAGAGATGAAATCAGCTATACTAGACTCTGCTGATTTACTTAAAGAAGGTAATTTTGACGGTATCAGAAACTTAGTAGAAAAAGCTATGAAAGCTGGTATGGATAAAAATATCGGACATGAGTATAATAAAGATGTAGAAAGTAGGTATAGAACAGACTACAGACCTACTATTCCATCTCCTTGGCCTATACTTAATGATGGTATTCAAGGAGGATTTGGACCTGGTGATTTAGGTATTGTATTCGGTAACCCAGGTGGCGGTAAATCCTGGACTATGGTTGCAATAGCAGCACATGCAGTTCAATTAGGACATAAAGTTAACTTTTATACTTTGGAGTTAGGTGAAGATTATGTTGGTAAAAGATTTGACTGTTACTTTACTGGTTACTCTATAGACGAAGTTAATAAACACCGTAAAGAAGTACAAAAATATGTAGACAATTTAAAAGGTAGATTAATTGTAAAAGAGTACGCACCTAAAAGCGCTTCAGTTAATACTATTAAATCCCATATCCAAAAATGTATAGATATGGATCATAAACCAGATATAGTAATTATAGATTATGTAGATTATCTTAGAGCACCTGCTAAAGGTAAATTTTCAGAAAGAAAAGATGAGATAGATGATGTATTTATTGCTACTAAAGGTTTAGCTAAAGAACTTAAGATACCCATCTTAACACCATCTCAGGTAAATAGAATGGGTGCTAAAGATTCTGTCATTGAAGGAGATAAGGCAGCAGGAAGTTATGATAAAATGATGGTTGCAGACATTTGCCTGTCTCTTTCGCGACAGAAAGAGGATAAAGTCCTCGGTACTGGTAGGGTTCACGTTATGAAGAATCGATACGGTCAAGATGGTATGACATATAATGTTAAGATGGATACTAATAATGGTCATATACAATTCGAAGGTAAAACTGATTTAGACAGTTTAGATTTACCGAATGAAAACGGAGTGAACTCTACCCATAAAGAATTGGCAAAGAAATTTTTCAGCGTTGAACGATTAGATAATGGTTAACGTTGATATTTATTAAAGATGTCCTCAAGAGAAATATAATTTCCCTTGGGGATTTACTGTCTTATTAACCTATTAATATATAAAGATATATGAGTCTATTAGAAGAAAGAGTGGTATATAAACCATTCGAATACCCAAAAGCATACGATTACTGGTTAAAGCAACAACAAGCTCACTGGTTACACACAGAAGTTCCAATGTCACAAGATGTAACTGACTGGAAAAGTAATTTAAAAGATCATGAAAAAAATGTTGTTGGGCAAATTCTAAAAGGTTTCGCTCAAACTGAAACCATAGTTAATGACTACTGGTCTACATTAGTAACAAAGTGGTTTAGAAAACCAGAAGTTATAATGATGGGCACAACTTTAGGATCATCTGAGACTATTCATGCTGAAGCATATTCTTTACTTAACGAACAACTAGGTTTAGATGACTTTGCAGAGTTTTTAGAGGATGAAACTACTATGGCGAAGATAGAAGCATTAATGGAAGTAAGAGACAATCACGACGGTACTCCTAACTGGCATGAAAGAGCTAAATCATTAGCGATTTTTTCTGCGTTTACAGAAGGTGTTAATTTATTTTCTTCTTTCGCAGTTCTTTTGTCGTTTAAAATGAGAAATAAACTAAAAGGAGTAGGACAGATAGTAGAATGGTCAGTAAGAGATGAATCACTTCACTCTGAAGCTGGCTGTTGGTTATTCAGAACCCTAATGAAAGAACACCCAGAATTTAAAACTGATAAATTAGTAAAAGAAATAGAAGAAGCTGCATTATTAGCATCTAAATTGGAATTTAATTTTATTGATAAAGTATTCGAATTAGGTAACTTAGAAAATCTTTCTAAAGATGAGTTAAAGAATTTTATCAAACATAGAATCAATACTAAAATGGCAGATTTAGGTTTAAAACCTATCATACCAGCTGAAGAAATTGATAAAGGAGCTTTAAAAACCATGAAATGGTTTGATGCAGTAATAGCCGGTAAACAACAAACTGATTTCTTCGCTAATAGGGTGACTAATTACGCTAAAGGTCATATGGAGTGGGACGCTGAAACAATGTTTTAATATATAGATATGACTTTACAATTAGATTATTCCCAATGGGAAGCAGGCAAAGATTATCCTGAGTGGATGAATGAAGTCTCTTTAGCAACTATATCTAAAGGGTACTTATTAGAAAACGAAACACCTAAATTAGCTTATAGAAGAGTAGCTAACAGAATAGCACAGAGATTAGACCGACCTGACTTAGCAAACAAGTTCTACAGGTATATGTGGAAAGGTTGGTTGAACTTAGCCTCCCCTGTCTTATCGAATACAGGCACAGATAGAGGATTACCGATATCTTGCTTCGGTATTGACACACCAGATTCTATAAGAGGAATAGGCCTTACTAACGCTGAGTTAATGAGGCTTACCTCTCTTGGTGGAGGAGTTGGAATAGGTCTTTCTAAGATTAGAGGAAGAGGAGCTAAGATTGGTAATGGAAATATGGGTCAGTCTGAAGGTGTAATACCCTGGGCTAAGATTTATGACTCTACTATCATTGCTACAAATCAAGGAGCAGTAAGAAGAGGAGCAGCTTCTGTAAATCTAGATATAAATCACCCAGATATTGAAGAATATCTAGAGATTAGAAGACCAAAAGGAGATCCAAATAGACAGTGTCTAAACCTACATCAATGTGTTGTAGTGGATGATACATTTATGCAAAAACTAGAGCATAGAGACGCTGAGGCAATGAGAATTTGGGTTAAAATACTTAAGTCTAGAGTAGAAACTGGAGAGCCTTATATTATGTATCATGATAATGTAAACAATGCAAATCCACCTGCTTATAAAAAGAATAACCTAGATGTTTCTATGACAAATATCTGTAGTGAAATTACTTTACACACAGATGATGAGCATAGCTTTATCTGTTGTTTATCTTCAGTTAATTTGACTAAATGGCATGAATGGAAAAATACTGATTTAATAGAAACTGCTATTTACTTTTTAGACGGAGTTTTAGAGGAATTTTTAACTAAAACTTCCGGAAGAGAGTCTCTAGTAAGAGCTCATAGAAGTGCTAAAAAAGGTAGAGCAATTGGATTAGGAGTATTAGGATGGCATACATTACTACAAAACGAAAGAATACCATTTGCTTCAATAGCTGCAACTTCTTTAACTCATCAAATATTCTCGGATATTAAACAAAAAGCAGAAAACGCTTCTAGAAAATTAGCCGACGAATACGGAGAACCAGTATGGTGTAGAGGAACAGGTATGAGAAACACTCATGTAATGGCAGTCGCTCCTACTGTTTCAAATAGTACAATTGCTGGAGGAGTTTCTGCTGGTATTGAACCTATACCTGCTAACATTTACACTTTTAATTCAGCTAAAGGCACTTTTATTAGAAAAAATGGAGCTTTAGAAGATTACTTAAAAGAAAAAGGAGCAAATACAGAAGAAGTCTGGGATCAGATTATGAAAGATAGAGGTTCTATCGCAAATCTTCCTGAAGATATAATGCCTGCAGAAGATAAACCTATTTTCTTAACTTTCGCAGAAATAAACCAACTACAGCTAGTTGAACAGGCTGCTGCTAGACAAAAGTATATAGATCAAACCCAGTCATTAAACTTAGCTTTCGATCCAACTGATAGTCCTAAGTTTATTAATGAAGTACATATGACTGCCTGGAGACTTGGTGTTAAAACTTTATATTATTTAAGAACAGATTCAGTAATTAATGGTGATATAGGAAGTAGAACGTCTACTGACTGTTTGAGCTGTGACGGTTAAAATTAAATTATGGTAGTATCAATTGTTTTAGGAGTAATCCTAGTAGGAGTAGTTATATTTTATACTCTAAGAATTAAAAAGTTAAAAGAAGACTTCGATGATGAAAGAGTCTTAATAAAAATTGATGCTAAAAGAAGATCAGGTGCAGTTCAATGGGGTAAGACAATAGAACACTTTGTTCCATTCATGTCCGATTTTCCTGTACCAGCCGAAGATTGTACTTTTTTAGGTATGCCTATAGATTACGTAGCTTTTACAGATACTAAAAGTAAAACTAAATGTGCAGTTCATATAATAGAAGTAAAAAGCGGATCTTCATTTTTGATGTCAAAACAAAAGAATATTAAGAAAGCAATAGAAGAAGGAAGAGTACATTGGCATGAAATCTCAGTCGATGGAAATACAGTAAATTAAAGTTGGATTTTAAAAGAATTTTCATTATATTATAGTATGGTTAAAGTTATAAAATTTTACGCAGACTGGTGCGGACCTTGCAAAATGTACAGTAAGATATGGGACAAGGTTGTAGAAGAAGTAGAAGGAGTAGAATTTGTAGAAATCGATGTAGATAAAGATTCTACTGGATTAGCAGCTAAATACAAAGTAAGATCTATTCCTATGACGGTGATTATAAAAGAAGGAGAAGAGATTAAAAAAACCGGTCTACTACAAGAAAAAGAGTTAAAAGATCTAATCATTAATTAAATAAGTTATATAAATGTTACGTAAACCTGATTCAATACCCGCTAGTGATACTATTATAAAAGATCCTAGTATGGAACCGTTTTTCATTACTAAATCATCTACGGGTGGTTATACAGTATATGAAAGTGTAATAAAAGGAGAGAATAATACTCCTTATATTAAAACAATTTGTTATCCGGCAAGATTTTCTTTTGCACTAAAAACTGTAGCACAAGAATTGCTTAACTCAAACAAAAGTTTCCACTCTATTAAAGATTATGTGAAAACTTATAATGAGATATCTGAAAAGATTACTGGTGTTACCAGTATATAGCGTTTGCCTATACGCTTAATAATACCTGGCAAATTTAATAATTATATTTATCATGGCAAAAAATGTCGTAGTGTCCTTATCAGGAGGGATGGACTCCTCAACTTTACTACTTAGATGTTTATCTGAGTATGATAATGTAACAGCTTTATCTTTTGATTATGGTCAGAAGCATAAAGTGGAACTTGATAGAGCTCAAGCATTAGTAGATTACCTTAACGCTAATGGTCAGAGTATCACTTATCAAGTTATTAAATTAGATGGTTTAGTTAATCTGTTAAATTCTAATCTTGTTCAAGGTGGTGATGATGTACCTGAAGGACATTATGAGGAAGATAATATGAAAGCTACCGTAGTACCGAATAGAAATAAAATATTTGCTTCTTTAGTTCAAGCAGTTGCTCTCTCTGCTGCTAACGCTAATGGAAATAATACTGACATTGCTTTAGGTATTCATGCTGGTGATCATGCAATCTACCCAGACTGTAGACAAGAATTTAGAGATGCAGATGACGCTGCTTTCAGAATAGGTAACTGGGAAGCAGACAAAGTTGGTTACTTTACACCTTACCTAGATACGGATAAACTTGGAATTTTAAAAGATGGCGAAAAACTTGTTAAAGAACTTAGTATTGAGTTTGATGAGGTTTACAAAAGAACGAATACTTCTTATAAGCCATATCCTTCTGGAAATTCTGATTATAAGTCTGCTTCTAGTGTGGAGAGGATTGAGGCTTTTATTAATCTTGGCAGAAAAGATCCCGTTCAATATGAGGACGAGACTGGACCGGTGGATTATGAAGTTGCAAAAACTCACGTAGAGAAGTTATTAGCAGAATATGCCTAATCACGACCAACAAAACGGTAACCCGCATACTAACGATACTAGAAATACGTTTAATGACAAAGTTAGTAGACTTAGTATGATGGGACGTACCAAAAAAGTTAAATGGAGCGATAAAAGAAGGTATCGCAATATCTGACAAAAATGCCGAGTACCTCAGTAGGTAGAGGGCTCTAACTTAACCCAGCGCGGAGTTGAGCTTTAACGTGAAGCGAGACTTGTAATACATCCGATCGTGAAAAGCAAAGGGGTTAGAGAAGTCGGGGGTTCGAGTCCCCTCTCGGTCATCTAAGGGGAATTAGCTCAGCTGGCTAGAGCGCTACGCTTGCACCGTAGAGGTCATCGGTTCGACTCCGATATTCTCCACATATTAATAACGTTTATGAGAATAGTTTTTTGTTTACCCGGTAGAACATTTTCAAACAACTTTTTACAGAGTTGGACTACCTTATTGCAATATCTTCCAAAATACGGAATCACCCCTATACTCAGTAATAGTTACTCCCCTCTCCTTTATTATGTTAGAAACCAATGCTTAGGAGGTGACTCAACCAGAGGAGTAAAACAACTTCCTTTTGACGGTAAATTAGAGTATGACTATACCATGTGGATAGATTCAGATATGGTTTTTACTGTTAATGATTTTATTGGGCTTTTAAATATGAACAAAGATATAGCTTCTGGAATATATAAGACCTCAGACGGAAAACATTACGCTACAGTAGAGAATTGGGATAAAGATTATTACGCAAAAAATGGTAATTTTGAATTTCTAACTGATAAATTAATAGGAGAAAGAAAAAAGCCATTTGAAGTTGAGTATACTGGATTTGGCTGGGTATTGATAAAAAAAGAAGTTTTTGAATCTCTAGAATACCCATGGTTTCAACCTATATGGGAAGAATTCGAAGTACAAGGTAAAAAATTTAGAGAATTTACTATGGAAGATGTTTCTTTTTGTAGGACTATCGTTAAAAACGGCTACAAGATTTACGTAGATCCTACTTTAAAAATTGGACATGAAAAAAGTTGCATCTTATAAAAAAAGTTCTTATATTATATTTATAATAACAGTGTCGTAGCACCACTTTAAAAACACACATATGATCAACAATACTACAGAAAGAGAGATTGTAGAATCTCTAATGGACCCCGAATCAAGAAGGGTAACTTCCGAATTTTTTGCATCTCAGCAAAAACAAATGAAAAACATTCAAGCTCACCCAGACGCAAAAAAACATCAATTAGTGTCGTTTATTAAATCTGGAATTCGTATATTAGGATATATACTTATTCCGTTTAATTTATTTTGGGCAGCTGGTATATTAATAATTTCCGAAATAATCGGAATATATGAAGAATTAGTTTAGTTATGGGAAAATTTATTTCAACAAAAGTATTTGACGGATACTCAACAGTATTTCGTCAATGGAAAGCAGAAACTACACATTGTAAGTATTTGCATGGTTACGGAGTTTCTTTTAAACTCTTCTTTCAAGGAGAATTAGATGAAAGAAACTGGGTATGGGACTTTGGCGGTATGAAAAGAGCTAAAGGTACTATTGATGGCATGTCTCCTAAAGCATGGTTTGATCATATGTTTGATCATACCTTTATAGTAGCAGAAGATGACCCGTTTATAGAATCATTTAAAAAAATGGATGAACATGGAGTAGCTCAAGTAAGAGTAATACCTGCAACAGGAGCAGAAAGATTTGCTCAATTTGTATACGATAAAGTTAATCCATTTATAGAAGAAGAAACTGACGGTAGAGTATCTATCGTAAAAGTAGAATTTAGAGAACACGATAAAAATAATGCAATTTATGTCCCTTAAGAAATTAAAAAGAATCGAAGATTATGAAAAAACTCTAGGAGTTTTAGAGTTATATACTGCCGTACAATCAGAAGGTAGTAGACAAGGTTATCCAACTATAGTAGTAAGAACATCAGGATGTACTCATAGATGTTATTTTGGGGAAGGAGGATGGTGTGATAGCTGGTATACAAGTATTCACCCTGAGAAAGGGACTTACTGTTTTCAAGATATCATAGATATGTACGATGCTCATCCTCATATCAAAGAAATGATGCTTACTGGAGGTTCTCCTACTATGCATCCAGCTTTAGTAAACGAACTAACACATTTTGCTCATGAAAGAGGTATATTCATCACTATTGAAACTGAAGGATCACATTTCCTTCCTACTGATTACCCTATTAACCTTCTTAGTATTTCTCCTAAGTTTTCTAATAGCATTCCCGTTTTGGGTACTCTTACTCCTCAAGGAGCGGTTGTCGACGAAAGGATGATTAAGAAACATAACTCTAAAAGATGTAATATTGAAGCAATAAAGCAGTCAATAGAGTATCACGATGATTACCATATTAAACCCGTATTAGATAAGGACCTCACAATGGTAAAAGAAGTAGAAGATTTAATCAAAGAATTAAACGTACCAGATGATAAAGTTTGGGCTATGCCTGCAGGTGATGATAGAGAATCATTATTCCAAAGTTATGGACCAGTTATGAACTTTGTAAGAGATAGGGGATGGAGATATACTGGTAGATCTCATATCATGGCATTCAATACCGAACGTTGTGTCTAGAGAAGAAGCATTAGAAATACTAGAAGAGATAGAAGAGAATGTAGGAGTATGCTGTGCCATTACCATGGAACCAGATGAAGTTTTAGTATTGATAGATAAACTTAAAAATTATTTAGAAAATGAATGAAAAAGAATTTGTAGATTGGCTCAGAGGATTTACTTCCGGAGTACATCATTATAACATTACTCCTTCACAATGGGACTATTTAAAAGAAGTATTAAAAACAGTAGGAAGCTCAAATATAGCTGATTACTCTACTGGGAATTGGACACTAAATCATACATGGGAGCAGTAAAAAAAATATACACAACTTGGGAAGACGTAGAAGTAGGTGTGCAAAAAATCATCTCTAAATTACCGGAAGTTGACTACGTAGTAGGAATACCTAGAGGAGGTTTAATCCTCGCAGTAATGATCTCACATAGGTTAGGCATTAAGCATATGACCATAGATCATTTAGAAAAATTAGAAGAAGACGGTTTTGATATGATTAAGAAAAGAATCTTAATCGTAGATGATATATCAGACTCTGGTCAAACTTTAAAACGTTATAAAAAAGCAGGATATACTACTGCTACTTTAGATGCTAGAAATACTACTATTACCGTACCGGATATTTTTCATGTTTGGTTAGAAAGTACAGATTGGGTAGTTTATCCATGGGAAAGAAAAGATTCAAAAACTATTCAAGATTATTTGGAGAATTGAAATTAATTACTTATATTATATAATATGTGTCGTAGAACCACAATAAAAACAAAAATAGATTATGCCTAAAAAGTTTATAGAAGGAACAGAATTAGTAAAAGCCGGGTTTGCTAACGGTATTTCAACTCAATTAGCAGAAAAGCAAAAAATAGAAGGACCAGAAGCTAGACTTTCTGATCATGAAAAGCAAGTTATTATAGAAAGAGCAGCTGAAGCTTATGCTGACTTCTTAACTGCTTTAGGATGTGATTATAAAGAAGATCCTAATTCTGCAGATACTCCATTTAGAGTAGCTAAAGCATACGTTAATGACTTATGGGCAGGGAGATACAATCCTTTAGATAAGATTACTGCTTTTCCTTCTGACGGTTATGACGGTATTGTCCAAGAAAGTAATATTCCAGTACAGTCAATGTGTTCTCACCACCATCAGACTATTGGAGGAAAAGTTAGTATTGCATATATAGCTTCAGAAGATGGAAAGGTAGTAGGTTTATCTAAACTAAATAGAATAGTAGAACAATTCGGTAGAAGAGGAGCTATACAAGAACAATTAACTGTAGCTATTCATAATGCTGTAGATAAGATATGTGAAGGTAATTTAGGAGTCGCAGTTTTAATCTCTGCTACTCATAATTGTGTTAGTTGTAGAGGTGTTAAGCATCACGGTGCTTCAATGCAAACAGCTAAATTATCAGGAGCTTTCTTAAATGAAGATTCCGCAAAAGCAGAGTTTTATAAAAATATAGAATTAGCAAGTGTATGCCATCATTAGAAAATTTAGGTTATAAAAAGAAGGTAGATTTTTCAGAATCAAGACCTTGGGGTAGATACGATGTATTATTAGATACTGACTTTACTAAAGTTAAGCTAATAACCGTAGCTCCTGGCCAAAGATTATCATACCAGTCTCATACTAAAAGAGAAGAAAACTGGACGGTAGTAAAAGGAGAGCTTACTATAGTTAGAGAAGGTATAGAACATACAAGAAAAGTAGGTGAATCTATTTTTATAAGCCTTGGTGATAAACATAGAGCTTGGAATAAAACTAAAGAAATCGTACAATTTATAGAAGTACAAACTGGTACCTATTTTGGTGAGGATGATATAGAAAGATATGAAGATGATTATATGAGATCAGATGAATTTTTAGAGTTTGCAGAAAGAGAAGATAATTCTGAAGTGTGGACAAATGAAGAAGATAATAAAATACATACTGTAGGAGGACTTACTAACGATAAAAAAGGTTCTTTTATGAAATTTCAAAAAAAGATAAATAAAAATGGGTAAACAACTATCATTATTTCCAGAAGAAACAGATCACGTATGGGTAAACGGAGTACCCTTTGTGGATGAAGTAGAAGAATTTAATGCCACTTTTGGCAAACCTAATAACTATGAACCAACTATTCCAGAGAAAAAAGAATGGCAATTCGTATATGACTTTATACTCGAAGAGCTCGAAGAATATAGAGAAGCTTGCGAAAACGGAGACATTGTGGAAGTTTTGGACGCTTTGTGCGACATTACTTATGTTTCCCTTGGGAACGGTGTTATGCTACACGGCCTTAAAGATAAGATATGGCCTGCATATCAAGAGGTACAAGCAAGTAATATGTCGAAAGCTTGTAAAACTGAAGAAGAAGCCATACAGACCGTCAGCAAGAGAAGTGAGGAACAAGGTGAGGCCTGTCATTTTGAGAAAGTCGAGGAAGGACGGTATATTGTCTACCGTACCAGAGATAAAAAAGTAATGAAAAGTATAAACTATTTTAGACCTAACTTAAAACAATTTTTCAATGATTAATTTAGACGAACATAAGTATTTTGATTTTGAAAGGAAGATAGAATCAGTTCCTTTATCTATAGCTAAAAAAGCACTAGAAGAAGCTCATAAGGCATTAGAAGAATCTACAATCAATAAATTAGATGAAGCAATTGCAAAACTATCAGAAGAATTAACTAGTATTAACCCTGACTTAAAACAAATTGATGATAAAAATAGCACACGAGAGTCCTAAAAGTATTTTTGAAGAAGTACAAAAGTTTACAGATTACGATTATGCTTTAGTGCATTTATTTGAAGAGGATGAAGAGTATTTGAATCAATTTAGACAAGCATCGTTAAAAGGTAGAGAAATTATATTAGATAATTCTATATTTGAATTAGAAGAAGCTTTTGATGCTGATAAGTTTCATAAATGGGTAGAGCATTTAAAACCTACTTGGTATATAGTTCCTGATGCTCTTGAGGATGCTAAAAAGACTATGTCTCAAATGGCTTCGTGGAATCTTAGATTTCATAACACTCCAGGTAAAAAGATAGGGGTAGTTCAGGGTAAAACATATGAACAAATTAAAAATTGTTATAAATTTATGGATACATCTGATGTAGATATGATTGCTATATCATTTGATTATTCGTATTACACTAAGTCTTGTCCTCATCCTAACAAATATGTTAGCTGGATGTTAGGACGTGTTAAGTTACTTGGAGACTTACTTACAGACGGAGTAATTAATAGAAATAAACCTCATCATCTATTAGGATGTGGGCTACCTCAAGAGTTTCAATTCTATAAACACTCAGATTGGGATTGGATTTACTCATTAGATACTTCTAATCCCGTAGTACATGGAATAAAAGGAATTAATTATAAGGATCAAGGACTATGGTCAAAAGAGTCTCAAAAACTATTCGAACTTATTAATTCAGATATTAATATAGATCAATTAGGAGTAATAAAAAATAATATTCAAAAATTTAGATGGTTTACAAATGGCAGCTACAAAGTGGATAACATTCTTTAGTCAGACAGGATCTGAAATAGCAGATATTTCTGAATCATTAGGAAGATGGCCTGATGTTATAGTAACTAACGAAAGACCTGATCATCTCAGAACTATTGATCCTAGGATAGAAAAACAAGGTTACTTTACATGGGGAAATAAACCTACTGAAGAAGAGTATATTGAATTATTAGAAAAGTTTCCTAATGCAATAGTAACTCTACATGGGTGGTTAAGAATTATGCCTGCGTATGTTTGTGAAAGATCTAAAATATATAATGGACATCCAGGGTTAATAACTGAATATCCAGAACTTAAAGGTAAAGATCCTCAAATAAGAGCTTTTGAAGGAATTAAAGAAGGAAAATACCCTACTGCAGGAGCAGTGTTACATAAGGTTGTTGCAGGAGTAGATGAAGGTAAAGTTATAGCAGAGGAGAAGTTCAATACATTTCAGTTGGAATTAGACGATTTATTTCGTATATTAAGAGATAGGAGTTTGTATATGTGGCATAACTTTCTTAAAAAGGTTTTATGATAAAAAGAATAGCATTAGTAGGAGCAAGTAGTACAGGTAAGACTACTGTTTATGAATTATTAAAGTCTAAATTACCTAAATATGAGTTTGTAAATGAATCTACTAGAACTGTAGGTGCTTATGGTTTTCCTATTAACGAAGAAGGTACTGATGCTACTCAGTTAGCTATTAGTAGTTTTCATTTAGAAGCTTTACTTCAACCTTATAACTTAGTATTAGATAGATGTTATATGGATGTAGTAGTTTATTCTAAGTTTATGGAAAATATTAGAGCTAGAACTTATAACTATATTGAAGATACTTGGAATAGAATTAAACATGAATATACTCATTATGTATATTTTCCTATAGAATTTGATTCTGTAGATGATGGAGTACGAAGTGTAAATGAAAAGTGGAGAAAAGATATTGATGATGAATTTAGAGCTGTACTCGAAGGAGTACGTCAACCTTATTTAACTGTAACTGGATCTCCTATGCAAAGGATGGATCAAATCTTAAAATTTATACAATGATTAGAATAACAATTTTACTTTTACTATTATTTTCTACTGCAATCAATGGGCAGTTAATTAAGACTGATATATTCACAGTAGAATATAGTGAAAAATACGAACAACCTTTATGGGTTGAATATGTAGTGGAATGTCCGGATGGTAAGGCATCTAGACAGGGTATGGACTTTTGGGTACCTGAAGGAATTAAAACTTCCGACAATGATGATTACAAAGATAACATTTGGGATAAAGGTCATTTGGCTCCTGCTGCAGCTTTTAGTTGTGACAAGGAAATGTTATATAAGACGTTCTCTTATTTAAACTCTGCTTTACAGCATGAAGGTTTGAATAGAGGACAATGGAGTAGATTAGAAGCATTTGAAAGAGATGCTGCTAATTTCTTCAATAAAGAAGTGAAAGTAAGAGTGGATGTTCTTTTCGAAGGAGATCTTGAAGTACTTCCTTCAGGTGCTACCGTACCTAGTGGATTCAGAAAAACTATACAAATTGGAGATATAACTAGAGTATTTGAGTTTCCTAACGCAGATACAAAAGGAACATCTTGGATTAATTACTTAAATAAATAAAATGGCAGACGTTAAAAATTATCAAGAAGTAGTAGATATTGCTTCTAAACATTTAGGAAAAGTTGGGGGAGATGGGTATAAAGATACTTACGCTCCGGAATTATTAGTTAAGGTACCTCGATATCTAAATAGAGAAGGGTACGGGTTGACAGATAAAGATTTTGTTGGAGTAGATACTTGGAATTGTTATGAAGTATCAGCTATTACTAATAAAGGTTTACCTGTAGCAGGAATGTTAAAGATAGTATGTCCTTCAGATTCTCAATATCACGTAGAATCTAAATCTATTAAGTTGTATTTAAACTCCTTTAATATGACTAGATTAGGAGACAATACAGTTGAGTGTATATTAGAGATTGAAGAAAGAGTAAAAGGTGATTTAGATAAGTTACTTGAAACTGATACTGTTGTAAGTTTTTATACCGGTGAAGATGACGGTAAAGCATTATCGTTTGAAGGTTATCAAGATTTAGCTGATATTGCAGATTTAGATCAAATAGATTTTACTGCTTTCTCTTCGGATGCTTCTCAATTAGAAACAGAAACTGTATCAGAAGAAGCTAAAGAAGTAAAGTTAAGATCTAACCTTTTAAGATCTAATTGTAGAGTTACTAATCAACCAGATTGGGGTGATGTATTCATTAGAATGAAAGGAAAGAATATTCCTTCTCCTGAATCAGTAGCAAAGTATATTGTATCTCATAGAACTGTAAGTCATTTCCATGAAGAGATTTGTGAAATGGTATTTAAACATCTAACAGATGCATATCAACCAGATGACTTAATGGTTTCATGTTTGTATACTAGAAGAGGTGGATTAGATATTAATCCTATTAGAGCAACTCATTCAAGATTTATTCCTGACTTTTTTACTGATACTGATTATAGAATTCAAAAAACCTTAAGACAGTAATATGGTTAAAGTAGAATTAGAAGAGTTTAATGAGTTAATAGCAAAAAGAGTCCCTCCAGGAGATAAATGGGAACTTGTTATTGATAAAGAAAATACAATTGACGGTTTAGTTCAAACTCTAACTCAATATATGCGTAAAACTAAATTTAAAGGTCACTACAGATTAGAGCCTCTAAATGGAAAGTTATATGCTATAAAAGAAGAGCAAATTGAGGTTCCAGAACCAGAACCAGAAGTTTGGGATTTATACGGAGAATATTAAGAATTTAGTGGCTTTTCTGCCACTTTTTTCTTATATTTAAGTATATAAAAAAATAAAGGTTATGAGTATATCTACATTTGAAACAAAATTAAAAAAAGGTAAAGTTGGTGAAAGAGTAATCATCGAGAGGTTAAACGCTATAGGCTGTGATCCTCAAGATTTAACTGATTACGCTACCTACAAAAAATACCAACAAAAAGGACTAGATTTTACTTTTCTAGATAGGAAATTGAACGTTAGACTTAGAGGTGATAGTAAAGCTAATATTATATTCTCAAAAGAAGATAATTATGGTATGACGTTTATGGAATTAACTAAAAAGACAGGTAATAGAGGCTGGTTTGAAACTAGTCAATCTGATTATATTTTCATTTATGATCCTCTATACGAAAGATCTTTCTTTTATGATTTAGAAAAAATGAGAAATCATTTTGAAAATAAGAAAAAAGATCGTACCTTAAAGGTAGTACAGCTTAAAGATGGGTGTTATGGTGTATGGCAGAATGTTGAACAGCTTATGAAAATAGGATTAATAAAAGAGTTAAAAGTTTAATATGCAATTAGAAAAAAAGTATTACACAGTCCAAGATGAAACGACTCTTAAACTTCTTCATCAACACATTCTTAACTCAGACGTAATAGCTGTCGATACCGAAACTACTGGTCTTAATCCTAGAAAAGATAAAATTGTAGGATGGTCTGTTTCTGGAGACGAAGGAGTTGGGTTTTATCTACCTACTCTTGTATGGAACTTTGACGTAGGAGAACTTCAAGTACAAACTATAGATGGAACTTCTACTGAGACTATTTCTAAAAACCTACTTAAGTTACTTAAAGGCAAGAAACTTGTATTCCATAATGCTTCCTTTGACGTTCAGTTTATTAAGAACTACTTCGGTGTGAACTTACTACCTGACGTTTGGGTTGATACTGGACTATTAGTACACACTGTATATGAAGAAGGTGCTTTTGGTTACGGTAATCCTTTTGGACTAAAGTCTATTGCGATAATGAATCAGAAAGAGCTTGGCTTAGATGTTGAAAAAGCTGCTAACGAAGAGCAAGTAGAGTTAAAAGAGAGTATTAAAAAGAACGGAGGACAAACTACTAAAGCTTTATATGAGATTTATAAAGCTGATTTAGATATACTATCTAAGTATGCTTCTGCTGATACCGATTTAACTCTACGTATTTGTAATTTATACCTTAAAAAACTTAAAGAAGAAGGTCTAGAAAAATTCTTCTTTGAAGATGAAGTAATGCCTATCTACCGGGAAGTTACTGTTCCTATGGAAGCTTATGGAGTAGATTTAGATATGGATTTATTAAACCGTATTCATGACGAGATATTAATAGATCAAAAAGAGAATAAACAGATAGTAATGAAATCTCTTTTAGATTTATCAGAAGTTAAATCTTGGGTAATGGATACTGCATTTAGGGAGTACCCTCCTTCTCATAAGGGGAACTGGGCACAGAGACTAGTTGAAAGGTACTCTCTTCCTTTACCTAAATCCGATAAAACGGGTAAATACTCTATTACTCAAAAAAATATAGAAGCTTTAGAAGATTCTAAAGTTAAAGAATTCCTACTTAACGGTGATACCTCAGTATTAGAAGATTTAGAAAAAGCTAGAATATCTATGGCTATGTGGAAAGAATCTAATGATGGGGAATATATTAATATTCAATCTAAAAAGCATTTAGGTGAAATAGTATTTAAGTATATGGGCATTAAACCTAAAGTTGCTGGTGCTAATACTAAATCTGGTAGAGCTAAGTTTGATATGGATATGATAAAAGACTTAGCGAAAGAATATCCTTGGGCTGAAAACTTACGTATATATAATAAACTACTAAAGATTAAATCTACTTATGTAGATAGGTTTAGAGATAGAAATGAAGACGGTAGATATTACTTCTACTTCAAGCAGAATGGTACAGTTTCCGGAAGGTATGGATCTGATGCTCAGCAACTACCTAAACCTTTAGAGGAAGGAGAAGATGCTCCTATTATTATGAAGTATGTTAATATTGTGAGAGCTTTCTTGACTGCTGGTAAGGGTAGAAAGGTTATTGATGCTGATTACGAGTCTCTAGAACCTCACTGTTTTGCTTCTGTTACTGGAGATAAAAAATTGCAAGAGATATTCGCTAATGGTTGGGACTTTTATTCTTATGTTGCTATTCAAACTGAAGGATTAGAAGGAGTATCTGCAGATAAAAAAGCTCCTAACTACCTTAAAAAGTTAGATCCTGTTAAACGTAATAAAGCAAAAGCATATTCGTTAGGAGTTGCATACGGTATGGAAGCTTATGCTCTTAAAATGACTTTAGGAGTAGATCAAAAGACTGCAGAGCATCTTATTAAAGGGTATTTAGATGGTTTTCCTCAACTTAAAGAGTGGAGAGAAAACTCTAGATTACAAGTTAAAGCTCATGGCTTTATAAAAAACTATGTTGGGAGGGTAAGACATTTACCTAAAGTTCAAAAGACTTATATCAAATTCCAGGATAGAATGCTTGATTGGAGGTTTAGAAAAGAACTAGAAGTTACTTATGGTAGAGATCAAGTATTGAAAGCTTATAGAGACTACCGTAACGGACTTAATAACTGTCTTAATTTTCAACTTCAGTCATTAGCAGCTGCGGTAGTTAACCGTGCAGCTCTAAAGATTAATCGTAAAGCTGAAGAGTTAGGTATAGATGCTAAAGTGCAGGCACAGGTACATGATCAACTTATCATTAACTGTAGTGAAAAAGATGTAGAGATGTTTGCACCTTATGTTCAAGAGATTATGGAGACTACTACTCAACTACCTGGAGTAACTTTAAAAGCACCTCCGGAGATATCAAATAACTGGAGAGATGGACATTAAAAGTGAACTTAAACCTATTTATATTAAATGAAAAGGTCAACTCGAGAGCGATTTTTTTATTTTATTTTTAACCCGATGATCCTAGGACATCACAAATTTTAATGATATGAATACATTTATTAATGAACGTAATCCGTTCGACATTTTAGTCAGAAACTTTTTTAAGGACGCAGGTCAATTCCGACCAGTACTAGAGTCCAAATTACCCCACCCAATAGATATTTACGAAAGAGACAACGGTCTAGGAATAGACATTGCTTGTACTGGAATCTCTAAAGAAGATATCGAAATTCTTATAGAGGGTAACATTATTCGAGTCAATTACAATAAACCAGAAGAAGAAGATTTAGGCGAGTATATCTACAAAGGTATCGCTAAAAGATCTTTTAATCTTGGTTGGAAAATCGATAGTAAGTTTAATTTAAGTAAAGCAACAGCTGAGTTTAAAAACGGACTATTGAAAGTTGTTATTCCTTTTGCTAAAGGATCAGAGCCAAAAACTTTGAAAATTAGCTAAATTTTATTGCTCTCGAGTTTGATCTTATCATTTTTTTACTTATATTAATATAAAACAAAGTTATATGTCACAACAATTAGTACCCTTTAACGATAGAGTTATAATTAAACCTATAGAGGAAGATGAACAAATGTATGGAAATATTGTCATCCCAGACTTAGGTAAAGAAAGACCAGAGATGGGCGAAGTAATCGCAGTAGGTCCTGGTAGAAAAACAGAATACGGCCAGTACATTGGTGTTAATGCTAAAGTAGGAGATATTGTTTTAGTACCCAAAATAGGGACTATAAGAATAGATTTTGAAGGCGACGAGTACTTCATTACACCAGATAAAGAGATTTTAGCATCAATTAAAAAAACAGATAATGAGTAAAAAAGTTACATTTTCAAAAGAAGCTAGGAATAAACTAGCTCAAGGAGTTGATAAATTAGCTAATGCAGTTGTAGCCACTTTAGGTCCTGCAGGTAGAAATGTTATCATAGAGAAAGAACAAGGCAATCCGATTTCAACTAAAGATGGAGTTACTGTAGCGAAGTCTATTGAATTAAAAAATAAAATTGAAAATATCGGAGCACAAATAGTTAAACAAGCAGCAATTAAAACAGCAGATCAGGCTGGAGATGGTACTACAACCTCTACATTACTTGCTCAGTCAATTCTTTCAGAAGGTATTGATAGAATGAGTGAAGGTCAAAATGCTGTAGAAATTAAAAGAGGTATTGATAAAGCAGTACAAAAAGTAGTAAAATTTATAGTAGAAAATTCAAAAGACATAACGGATGAAGAGCAGCTGAAGCAAGTAGCTACAATATCTGCTAATAACGATACTGAAGTAGGTGAGTTGATTTCAACAGCCATGGACAAGGTCGGTAGAGATGGAGTAGTTACTATTGAGGAGTCAAGAACAGGTGAGACGTATTTAGAGACTGTAGAAGGTATGCAGTTTAACCGAGGTTATAAGTCACCGTACTTTGTTACGGATAATTCCTCAATGCAGGCTGTTCTTCAAAATCCGTTAATTTTATGTACTGATAAGAGATTGAATCAAGTTAAGGAGTTACTTCCTATCTTAGAAGCATGTTCATCTCAAAATAAGAGTCTGTTAGTAATAGCAGATGATATTGGGGGAGAGGCGTTATCTACCTTGGTAGTTAATAAGATGAGAGGTATTATCAATGTAGTAGCCGTACAAGCTCCAGGATTTGGAGATAAAAAGAAAGAAGCTTTAGAAGATATAGCAACTCTTACAGGAGCAACTGTTGTCTCATCTGAAAAAGGAATGAGATTAGATAAATTTCAACCTACTTGGTTAGGTGAAGCTAATAAAGTTACTGTAGGAAAAGATCTTACTACTATTGTAGATGCTAAAGGAGAAGCAACGGCAATTGAAGAAAGAGTAGAAGAGATTAAAACTTTAATTGATAATAGTAGTTCTCCTTACGAAATTGAAACTTTACAAAATAGACTAGGAAGGTTTATTGGAGGAGTAGCAGTAGTTCATGTAGGTGGTTTGACTGAAGTTGAAATGAAAGAAAAGAAAGATAGAGTCGAAGATGCTTTACATGCTACCAAAGCTGCTTTACAAGAAGGTATTCTGCCTGGCGGTGGGATAGCCTTATTAAATGCATCAACCCTACTTGTTGATGATCTAGGTAACTTAGAACAAGAAGACCAAACAGGATATGAAATAGTCATATCAGCAATAGAACAACCTTTCTTTAAAATTCTATTAAATGCTGGGTACGACTGGGATAAAATCGGCTTGATAGAAGAATCTATTAAATCAGCTGGTAATGTTTGGGAAGGATATAATCCAAGAACTGAAGAGTATGTAAATATGTTTAGTAGTGGTATTATAGATCCTACTAAAGTAACTAGGTTAGCATTAGAAAATGCAGCATCAGTAGCAGGTACGTTATTAATTACTGAAGCAGTAGTTTCTTTACCAAAAGAGGAGGATAGTAAACAACAAGACGTACCTATGATGGGAATGTAATATGAATAAAAAATACAAAGTTATATTAGTAAGTGGAGGATTCGATCCTGTACATAAAGGCCATATCGAAATGATTGAAAAAGCATCTGAGATGGCAGAAGAGGTTTGGGTTATATTAAATAATGATTCTTGGTTAAGAGATAAGAAAGGTCAAGAGTTTATGAAAGAAGGAGAGAGACAGTATATAATGTCTATGATTAAAGGTGTCACTCGAACCTTCGTATGTAACCCAAGAATACCTGCTGATAAGACAGTTTGTGACGGAATCTACTCAGCCGTAACCGAATATAGGAGAGATATTGGAGGAGAACTTTCAATAGCTTTTGGAAATGGAGGAGACAGAGGCCAAGGAAATGTACCAGAAGAAGATTATTGTAACTCAATGGGAGTTGATATGATTTGGAATCTAGGTAAAAAAATACAATCATCGAGTTGGTTGTTAGATAAATTTAATAACAAAGCAATTTAATTATGAACAAAGACGAATTATTTGAACAAATCGTAGAGCACATGAATGCTTTACAAGAGAATCATACTGGTTCTACAAAAGCTTCTCAAGCAAGAGCTAGAAAAGCAGCAGGAGAAATTAAGAAATTAATTACCCCTTACAAGAAAGCGAATATGGAGGCAACGAGATAGGGGGGCGTTTCCTCTCATCGACGAAGTCGCCACGCGCGAATTGAGAATGCCCTTCCGGAAACGGAGGGGTTTTTTTTGTGAAATAGTTGCAAAAGTAAGAAATAGTCTGTCTTGGATTCCCTTCCGGAAATTAATTACAATCAACTAATAGAGCTTATAAAAGTTCTTACTCTATGTTCTTCGGGGGAACTAAAAGCAAAAGATATTCTATGATCTAGTGATACAACCCGATGTGGGATCGGGTTATCTTCGGTCCAATAAGTATACTTGACAGTCCATATGTTTGCTTTGTCGTAGACTTTTTTATCCTTTAATTCTATAAAACTTTCATTAGAGGTAGAATAAGTAACAATCGCATTATACATATTAGCTTCTTCATTAGTATGCCATCCTAATCCACCCCCAGGCGGATAATAAATGGCAAGCATACATTGTAGATTGTATGTAGATTCTACAACACCTATAAAGTGTTGTATTTCTCTATCGTTATTTAATAGAGCAAACTCCCCAATTTTATGATCAAACTTTTCTATATTAGATAAGATATAATTTTCTAGATTATTAAAGTATTTCATAGAGTAAGAGTAAAAGTATAAATAGTTGCTTCTCTATAATAGTTTTCATATTTTAGTTGGTATTCTGCCGATTATTTCTTATATTTATACTATATGTCGAAGATAGAGTTTACATTTTTTCAAGATGAGTGGAACGAAGAAAAATCGCGAGACGGTCGGGCCGGAGAAGTACAGCCCAAGAGAACTGAGTCAACTGGTACGCCGGAGAATGATACAGAAGGATCACGGTGATGACTCTAAATATACACGCAAGGTAAAACATAAAAATAAAGAAGAGTAAGTTATGATATACTGGTTATACGGTCAACCTGGCTCAGGTAAAACTACACTAGGTAACGCATTAAAGGAAAAACTATCGAATGATTTTACTGACATCATTAGAATAGATGGTGATGAAATGAGAAATATCTTTCAAAACAAAGATTACTCAGAACAAGGAAGAAGAAATAATCTTCGAAAGGTAAATACTCTAGCACGTTTTTTATACCAAAAAAAGTTTACAGTAATTATATCAGTTGTTGCTCCGTATAAGGACGTAAGAGATGAAATAAAGGATTTAAACCCTACTATGATTTATCTTCATACTTCTGAAATTAGAGGTAGAGAGAATTACTTTGCTAAGGATCTGGAGATAGGAGAAGAGGATATTCATATAGACACAACCAATAAACCAATACTAAAAACATTAGATGAAATATAGTTTATTTATAGGAAGATGGCAACCTTGGCATCAAGGACATAGATGGTTAATCGATCAAAGATTAAATGAAGGTAAGAATGTATGTGTTGCAATTAGAGATGTAGAAACAAGTGAAAAGCAACCCTGGACTCCTCAAGAAGTAAAAGAGAATGTTGAAAAAGAATTACAGGATTTGATACAGGAAGGCAGAGTTACAGTTATTATCATACCTGATATTGAATCTGTTAATTTCGGAAGAGGAGTAGGTTATGAAATAATAGAGCACAAACCCCCTACCAATATTAAAGAAATATCAGCAACTAAAATTAGAGCTAAATTAAATAAAAGTTATGAGTGATACAATCAAAAAATACCATGAGATGGTAGAAGATGGATTAATCGATCCAAACAAACCAGTGCAATCACCTTTAAGTTTGACTGAAGATGAAAAAGCATTAGCGTATAGGGTTCTGGTTGAATATGATGAAAAGGTAATTAAGTACGCTTATCATAAAATAATGTTTGGATAATTGCCAAAAAGTTCTTATATTTAAATATGCACAATCAGCTACCGTTTACTCCTAAATGGTCCAAAAATTGGATCGAAAAAAGACTTAGTGAAAACTATTTCAAGAAGCCGTACGATAGATTTATGTGGTGGAGAAGTTATACTCCTAAAAATAAACCTCTAACGAATCGTCATTCTTTGAGAGATAGAATCGCTAATGGTGACTTCGAGCAAGGTCCTTACCTTATGGAAATAGAACTAGTACTTCATACTATGAATGATAAGCATATTGAAGCTAGAACTACCAATGGAGAATTAGATCATAGTGTATGGCATTCGAATTGTTCTATAGATAGAGCAAGGAAAAAACGATTAGAAGAAGATCATGAGAAGGAAGAACTCAGAAAGTTAACCGATCTTCGAAACGCATTCTTGATGGAATTCAAGATGACTAAAGACCAGTACAATGAAGAAGTTGAAAAGACTTCTGGTACTACTTTAGAATTTTATTTTGAAATGGATGAAAAATTTGGGAAATGGGCTAGACCCTTAAAGAGTGTTCCTAAATTTTGACCTATTTATATATAGATATATATCAAACAATTATTAATTTTAAAATTAGTTTATGAACACAATTCTAGTTATTTTAGCACTTGCTGCCGTTGGCGTAGGTGTTGTAATTTACCTTATTAAAAAAGGTAAAGTTAAAGACAGTGATGGAGATTACATTCCTGATGCTGTAGAAGATGCGGTTGAAGACGTAAAAGAAGTCGTCAAAGAGACCAAAAAAAGAGCGAAAAGAGTAAAAGAAGAGCTCAAAGATGTAGCAACTGCTGCAAAGGAAGTACTTGAACAAGCTGATGACGTAGTCGCTGCTGCAAAAGGAAAACCAAGAAGAGGAAGAAAGCCTTCTAATTCTAAAGGCCCAAGAAAGCCTAGAAGAACTAACAGGAATAATAACTCCAATGGTGGTGGTAAATCGTCCAAATAATGCAACAAAACGTTAATGTCGATCTCAACCAAACACAAGGAGTTACATGCGATGAATGTGAACACACCTACTTCGAAGAAGGAATCATTATTAGAAAAGCCTCAGGCTTCCTTACAGGAACAGGAAAACCAACCTATATCCCAATCCCTGTCTTCAACTGTAAAAAGTGTGGGCACGTTAATCAAGAATTCCTTCCCCAAGAAATTCAAAAATTGGACTAGTTTCCACTACGGATTACAAGACGAGATATATGATTGAAGAGCGGAGTCTTAGTGACTCCGTTTTTTTTTCCTATTTATTAACATGGAATTCCTTTCTTACATAAAGTCAGACTGTTATCTATTGTCTAACTAAAATCAATTAAATTATGGATTTTTTAAACAAGATCGGCTCTTGGGCCAATCAATTAACAGAAGTGGGTGTAAGTCTTGTTGCACTCGGAGTTGTATTAGAAGTACTGTTCAAAGGAGCAGTAATTCCATTCTGGCCTGAAATATCAGTGGTAGATAATATCATGGGTATCTTAGGTGGATTAAGCAACGAAGGGCTACTAGGATTAGTAGGAGCATTCGTACTTTACCACATTCTCAAAAAGAAGGGGTAAAATATAGTTAATATTTTAATTAAGTTAAGGGGCCTTTAGCGGGGCCCTTTTTCTTTTGGTTTTCTGGTTGTATTTATTATAAAGAAGGTTACACCTCAATAGTTTGCATTATGAAAAAATTAAAACATATTTGTATGAAATTTGGTAACATCTTTAAAGACAATAATGACATCAACGAGAAGTCTGTCGTTGGGTTTGCTGCATTCGCAGTAATGGTACTATTTGCAGGAGCAGATATTATCACAGGGTTCGTAGGAAAGGATTTAGTAATCCAAGAGTTTATCTACGACTCATTTTTATTCATTACACTAGGCTGTTTCGGTATCGCAGAAGCAGGGAAGATCTTTGGCGGTAAAAAAGGAGAATAAATACTCCAGTCTCATAACTGTTTTTTCTAATAGTTTTTATTTAATAGTTTCTTAGTAAGCGTTACTCTTAATTGTTTCGGTAATTTTTAAAAAGCTAAAGTCTTGAAAATTGCTACACTAAACGTATTTAAGATATTCGTTTTATGTATATTGTTACTTATACCAACGGGTTCTAACAACGAGTTACATAATGACGACGATAATCTTATAAAAGTCGGTCAGGTCACCAACGAGATCCGTATGGGCAAATTCGCTGGTAACAGAAACCTAACAATCGGGGTACGAAATATTCTAGAAGAATTATTATTAGATTTAGATTACGATTTATCAGATCAGGCGAACACACAGATAAATGTACGTCTGGTCTTTTTTGATATAAAAGATATAGGAACCAATTTTGGTATTTTACATAAAGATGTCGCTTTGACACAAATTATCGCAATTGGAGAACTAGAAAAGAATGGAAAGGTAAAGAAAAGAACTACTCAAAAAGGAACTAGTAAAACTATTTCTACCTCTACATTAGTGGTTGCAGATGACGGAACATTTAATCAACAGACAGCAAGCATAGCGCTGAAGAGAGTATGCGAGAATATTATTAAGAATTTACTATGAGAAAATTACTATTTTTTTTATTACTACCTGTAACTTTATTAGGTCAAGATTTAACATTAGACCACAGTTACACTGGAACAGCTCCTTTTGCAGTAGGAGACACAATTACTATAAAGTTTAATACTTTAAGTGATGATAATAAAGGTGTGTACTTTATAATTTTTGACTATCAATATAATAATAAATTATTAGAGAAGATAGATCATACATGGAAATTGCCTGATAACTCATCAGCTTCTAAAACTTTAACTCACTGGGATGGGTACTCATTTGTTCCTTTAACCTCTTATGCTGGAGTAGCACAATCTGCTTCAGATTTAGATTTTCAATACTATCAAGGCTGGTTAAATAGAACTAATGTGACTGGTAATACAAATTCTTACCCAACATCTGCTGATTGGTCAGTAGAAAGAATATACATACAAGAAAGCGGTACAGCTATTTCTCATGGTGAAACTTTATTAGAGGTTAGGTTTAAAGTTAAAGATAGACAAGGAACAAACTACGATGACTATAGTGAAGTTACAAGATTAAGTTGGATGAAAGCAACAGATAATACTTCTACAGCAGACGATAATTTATATGATGTCGGAGTCGGGCCTAGTGGTATTAGTGTAGATTTAGAAAATCAAGGAGATGTAACCGGAGTTGATGCAGGAGCTGTGACATTAAAACTAAACTCAGCAGCTAAAGCAGATAATGCAACAGATTTTAAATATAATATTTATCTAGCTTCTGGTACGAATGGTAAGACTGGAGATGCTATCAAATCAGGAAACTTTGATGCAAATGGAGAAATAATAACAGATGCTTCTGATTTAACTATAGGAGTAAAATATTATCTAGAAATAGATGTAGATGACAATGCTGATTGGTTAGATGATGTGTTGACTGTTACAGACGTTTATTTAATATTCCAACAAGCAATAGCAGCAACAACCGGCGGTGATGGTCCTGGTGGAGGAGGTAGTACTAATTCATTTGATTACCCTATTCAATACTTACTTGGAGAACTGACTAACTCAGGAAATATAGATTTTGAAGATTCTTATCAAGCGTTAGGTCATGTACAAGGAGTAGATGGGTTGAGTGAATGGTTTACTAATAATACAAATGGGTCTAAAGATGTTTGGGGAAGAATAGAACAGTTAGGTGTTTCTACTAATGATTTTTACTTCGGTCAGAAGTATGTATTTACTCCTACTGATGATACTAAAACATTTAACTTTGGTCATTCGTTTGTTGGTGATGTAGATTTCTCTCACGGGTATACTCCAACAGCAGAAGGATCTCAATACGAATCTTCTACTCAAGCACAAGCTTCAGCAAGATATAGTATAACATATAATGCTACTCAAAGAGATCCAATCAATTCAAATGTTGATCTAACATCAGAGTTAGTAAATGGAGAAGTACATTTCTCTATAGATTTGCAAGAAGAAGATGTTATCGGTACTCAATTTAATATAAAATACGATAATACTATTTTAACTTTGAGTAACGTTATATTTGATACTGGAAATGAAATGACAAACTTCGCTAACCATAGACCTGAATTATCTAAAATAGGAGTTGGATCCTTAGATCAAGAAGGTGAGATATCTATCAAAACTGGAATAGCTTATAAGTTAATCTTTACAGCTAATGAACAATTAAACAACACTTCAGGCTTAGTAACTTTTGAATTAACAGAAGGGATTAAAGCTGATGGAACTAAAGTAAACTATATAATACAGTAAAAATGAAAAAAATATTAATTTTAATTAGCTTAATAGCATTATCAGGATGTGTAAAAGACGACGATTTTATAATAGGACCTGACCCTGTCGATGAAGTACCATCAGCATTAGTAATAGATGACTTAGTCGGTATTAAATTACAGAGCAATATTGTTACCGAAAGAGTAGGAATGAATGTTAAATTACCTGAAGCAGGTACTTATAGAGTTAAGATCAGACACGGTATGAGTAACGATCTAATTTCTCAAGAAAAAGTAACAGGTAAAGAAGGAGATAATATATTAAAAGTATATGTATCTGCTTTAGACAAAAGTGCTTATAAACTAGAACTAACAACAGAGAATCACGTTGTAATAGGTAGAACAGGATTCTCAGTAAATTAAATACAATGGCAGAAGAGAAAGAAGGCTTTTTTAGTCAAATTAAAAATCAAGTCATAGCAACTGTTGGAGTTGTTATTACAGCTGCTGGAGGGATATTAGTCACTAATATGGAATCTATATTTTCTCCTGCACAAGAAGATGTTGTTCAAGAAGTAGTAGTTGATTCTACAGCTAATAAACAACCTAATATAATAATAAACGTACCGTCTAATCAACCGGTAGTGAAAGAAAGAATCATAGTTAAGGAAGTACCAGTTGAAGAGAAAAAAGAAAAAGAAGAAAAAATTGATTGGTAAAATAAATTTAAAATTATGATAAAACGATTTAACGAATGGTGGAAAGTATGGGGACAGCTTTATGGGTTTGTCGGCATGATAGTCTACCTTAATGTTTATTTTATTGGCTTAGGAGATAGAATGCAAGAAAACGATACAACAGCAATAGCTTTAACTGTAGGTTGGTTGGTTTCATTTTTTGGACTTGCAATATGGTATTCCTGGCAAATGAGAAAACATGGATGGAAGATGTCGAAGAGTATAAGAGACACACATTAACATGAAATATAATACTAAAATGAGAGAATTAACTTTACACAAAGTGGTGCACTTTATTTTATTAGCCTATGCTTGGTTTTTAGGAGCAATGGCTACAACTGGAATAATCTATATGATATATGGATTAGCATCAGGAGAAGTAGATACTACTAACTTAACATTTGGTGTATTTGATACACTAGGATCTTAATATGAAAAAACGATTTATAATAATTGGGTTATTATTATTACTCAGTATACTATTTGTGCAAAGTACATCCGCACAAGTAGCAGAAATTAAAGCTGAAACTTATCAAGCTGAATTTGAAAAGAGAAAATCTATCGATGATGTTTCTGATTACTGGGGACCAATGATACCTATAGCTCTAATAAACATATCTGCATCTGATGTGGTTTACGAAATGTGGCCAGAATTAAAAGATGCTAGAATAGGTTTAGGGGTTACTAATATGGTAATTGAATATTTAGATTGGACTAATCGTTTTGAATTTGTAGAAGAGAAAGATGCTATAAAAGATAGGATGAAAACTCAATGGGTAGCATCTCGTAAAGGAGTATCTCAAAACGAAGTATATGGCGTAGGTAAAATTATGCTAGCAAATTATTTTGTGACTATAGAAATTTATGACTTTTCAGTATCAGAAGATGAAGTAATAGCTTTAAAAGACGGAGTAACTCAAACTCAAACCACTAGATTAGGTTTACAAGTTAGATTTACAAACGCTGAAAATGGAACTTATTTTGTAGGTAGTGGATTAGGAGAAGCAAACACAGTTAAAAAATCTCAAGGTCTATTTTCAGACTTAGAAGAGATAGACTTTAGACAATCTGCTATAGGTGTTACTACAAGAAAAGCTCTAGAAACAGCATCAGCTAGAATTGTATCTAGAATGATAAGGAAAGGTATATTTGAAAACTAAATGTGCGACAACTTTTATTTATTTTTATTCTTTTCTTCTCTACTGAAGCAGTAGGGCAAACTTTCACTCAAACATTTGTTGATAGATGTACCGGAGAGGTACAGGTAGTGTCTGCTAACTTCACAACTGGTTCAGCAGTCGTAGCTTTTTATAATGAAGCTAAAATATTTACTTATCAACAATACCTCAACGGTGAGTTACAACAATGGTTAGCTCAAAAATATGCTTGGTGGCAAGCACTATCACCTTGTTCTTCAGCTCAAACACAAGCTACAAACGCTCAAAACGCAGCCAATAACGCTACTAGTTCTACTAGTACCAATACTTCTTCTAGTAGTTCATCATCAAGTTCATCATCCTCTAGTAGTTCTTCTAGTGGAGGAGATAGTGGAGGTAGCTCATCAGAAGGTTCCGACAATAGCGGATCATCTGGTAGTTCAGGTAGTGGAGAAGGATCTGGAGAAGGTAGTGGAGAAGGAGAAGGATCTGGAGAAGGTAGTGGAGAAGGTAGTGGAGAAGGAGAAGGATCTGGTGAAGGTAGTGGAGAAGGAGAAGGCGAGGGTGAAGGTTCTGGTGAAGGTGAGGGTGAAGGAGGAGAAGAGACCGAAGAAAGCTCAGAAGAGGAAACTAGTGAAGAAGAATCATCAGAAGAAAAAGAAGAAGAAAGTAAGGAAGAAGAAAAAGAAGAAGAGAAGGAAGAAAAAGAAGAGGAGGAAAAAGAAGAAGAGAAAGAAGAAGAGGAGGAAAAAGAAGAAGAAAAATCCGAAGAAGAGGAAGAAGAAGAAAAAAAGAAAAAAGAAAAAAGGTTTATGCCTATTCAGTTAAAAGCAGATCTTTTACAACAACAAGCATTAACTTTAGATTATAATACAGTATTAAGCGTAGGAGCTTCTCAAGCTTCTATATATGGAGATATAACTAATACAGCTACTTTACAGATATACGATAACTTAAAACAAGTTGGGGTAACGTTAGGTAGGTCAAAAGTAACATTAAATGAAAATTATGCTGTTACTTGGGTGGATGGTATTAATCTTTCCTTTATGAGGAATTATAATATGAATGCAACATCTATTTCATTAAGTAGAATGAAACCTATGGGTAAATACGGAACAGTTGGAATAGGGTTGAATTACTCTTATATGTTCGGTAAAGATAACTTAGGAGAACGTCTACCTAATATGGCCTCATTAGGGTACAACTTCTTATATACTAACTCAGTTCAGGTTCATAGAAGAGTTATGTACTCACCAGCTTTAATAGTAGCTCAATCTCCTTTATCGTATATGCAAGAAACAGAAGAATCTCCAGCATTTGGTACTGTGAGTAAAGACCTTATAGGTATATTAGCTAATTCATTTACAGTTAACGTAACAAAGACATTCTCATTTAACGTAGGATGGACGTTAATTTATAGTAGTAATGAGTTTGTTCCTATAATGAATTCATTTATGATAGGTTCTAAGATTCCACTTTAATATTTATATACATGAAAAGAAAACATATAACATTAATTAGCTTATTAATAATAGCAGCTTGGGCGGTAGGGTACTTTAACCAGTACTATAGGATTCCGGAAGTGAAAATAGTTGAGGTAGAAATAGAAAAAATAGTTACAGTAACTGATACTATATATGTAGATAGTATAGTAGAAAAAAAAATATACATACCTAAATATATTACTGAAATAAAGACAGATACACTTATTAAAGAGTTGATAGTAGAAAAACCAGTAGAGATAATTAAAACTATATATAGAGACAGACCTGTAGATCGAATAGTAGAAGTCATGAGACCTCCTCAAAAGAAGTTTTTCTTAGGATTTGGATACCAATATGATTTAAATAACTATTTTAGTGGTTCTGATATAAGATTCTTATATAAAGCTCCTGGAGATAAAATGTTTAGTTTAGATGTTGGCTTTAGAAATGACTTATTAGACAAGGAAACAGGAGTCAGTAAATTAAGACCATACGTTGGAGCTTCAATATATTTCAGATTAGACAAAGATAAAAATTAGTAGCTATTTATATTAAAAGCAAATTTAACCGTGAAAGAAGAAGAAGTGAATTTAAACAAGTTTTTAGCGAATAACTGGTCAATAGTAGTTGGATTGTTAGCTTTTATTTTCACAGCCGGTACTATATTCGCTCAGTTTACCGCATTACAGTCAGAATTAAATACTGTACATGAGAGGTTAGATAAAAAAATTAAAGTAATTAACGAATTAGAAGATCGAATAGTGGATATTGAAAAAGAACTTCAATACGAAAAAGGATTTTTAGAAGGAAAAGGAAAATAATAATTTAAAATATGGCTTGCTATACTAGACAACAAATCAAAGATACATTAATATCCAAAGGATATAAATGGTTCGAAAATGGTAATTACAATCTAAACATTGTAGGAGTTAGAAATTCAGCTACTGAAGGAAAAGTAACAAATAAGTTTGATGACTGTTTGACATTATCTTTTAACGTAGATGGAGAAGAGAAATTTTACTGCTTTGCAGCTACAACTGATCCCGGTACACATTGGGAAAAGAATCTTTTAAATAAAGACGGAGTAGCAATCTTAGTACCAGGACAGTATAGAGGTTCTCATAAGATTAGAAAGCATCAAGGTAAATATGAAGCTCTATGTCAACAAAAGAACCTTAAAGTATATAGAGATAATAACAAAGATGGAGTTTATGATATGTTAGAAGAAAATATACAAGAAGGTATATACGGAATAAACATACATAAGGCTGGATCAAGAGTTAATGGATCAACTCAAATCGATAAATGGTCTGCAGGTTGTCAAGTATTCTCAAAAGAATCAGACTTTAATATTCTTATGGAGGCAGCATATAAAGCAAAAGACCTATATGGTAACTCTTTTACCTATACTTTAATAGAAAGTAAAGATATAGTTGGCTAATAAAATTTTTTTTACTATATTGTATATATGTGGACTAGGAAATTACAGACTTACCTCTTCTGGGGAATATTAGGAATCGGAGTAGGGTATGTCATATTTGGAAAAGCAGATATAGACGTAGATATAGAATCTTATCAAACTGAAATTAATTTTTTACAGCAAAAAATAGATTCAATCAATGTATATAATGGTGAGTTAAAGTTAGAAGCTGATTCACTATCTAATAAAATTGTGGAATATGATTCCAGAATTAATAAACTTAACAGAACTATAATAGTTATAAAAAATGAGACTCAACAAAAAATTGATTCTGTTGACTTCTTTGGTGATGATGAGCTTGAACGCTTTTTCGCAGAACGTTACAAAGAAATCATCGAAGGACACAACACAGATACAAATAACTAAACCTATTGCTAGATTAGTAATAAAAGATTTAATCAAAGGCGATGGGTTGAGCAAAGAAATGCAATCAATGCAATTTCTACTTACTGAAACTAATAGTAAGTTACTTGTCCAGAATGATCTGGTCACAAATTTACAGTTACAAATTAATAATTATGATTCTACTATCATTAGTATGAGAAAGCAGTTCGATACTCAAGCTAGGTTATCAGAGGACTTAGAAATTGCTTTAAAAAGATCTAAACGCCAGGCTAAGCTATACAAAATAGGTTCCTATATTGGAATAGCAGCTGTTGGCATATTAATTGTAAAATGATAAAAACTATAAAAAAGTACACTTTTCCAAGTATAATTGCGTTATCTGCTCTTTCTGTATCTGCATCAGCAGCATTCTATTCAGTGAGTGGACTAAGTAAATTATTTGCTGGTGCTACATTTGAAGTAATAATAATGGCTGGTTCCTTAGAGGTAGCTAAATTAGTTATAGCATCACTTCTATATCAATATTGGGATACCATAAATAAGCTTCTCAGAGTGTATCTTACTGTAGCTGCTATAATATTAGTACTTATTACTAGTATGGGTATATATGGATTTTTGAGTGCGGCTTATCAAGAAACATATCAAAAACTTACAGTACAACAGAACCAAATAGAGTTCTTAGAAAATAAATCTAAATTTTATGAAGACGATATACAAAGGTATGATCAAGAACTTACGCAAATATCTGATAATATTTCTGCTCTTTCTAGCGCCAAAGCTACGTCGATCCAAGTACGAGACACCTCGGTGGTTGGGGGCATTAGAACAACCGTATCAACAGCTGAGTTACGTCTTGCACAAAATAGACTCGCAATTGAAGAAAATAATAGGAAAGACGTCTATTTGAAAAGAAACGTCGCTGCAGACAGTTTACAAAAATATAAGTTAGATATACTAGCACTACAGAACAATGCGGATACCGTAGGAGAATTAGGTCCGTTACAGTATCTATCTGGTTTAACAGGTACTCCTATGGATAAGATTATTAATATACTACTCCTTATTATTATTTTTGTATTTGATCCACTAGCAATATCGTTAGTAGTAGCAGCCAACTTTGCATTCGATAAAGCAAGACCTAAGAAAAATTTATATGGAGAAAAAGTTTGGGATGAAGATGATTTCGAAGATTTTGAAATAACTACTAATGATGGATTAGAAGACGAAAAGGCAGAGGGTGTTCCTGAGGATTACGATGAGTGGGATGAGAGAAGGATGGATATTATAGGTCAAAATGGAAATGATGGAGAACATTATGATGAAGCGAGAGGTACAACTCCTCCTGATAAAAAAGGACATCAATTAGAAAAAAACATAAAGAGAATAGTATTTGAATCACCTTCTCAATGGCAAGTTGAACTCAAAACAGGAGAAGTCATATGGGCTCCTAAAGAAGAAGTACAATCAGCAATAAACAACGATCCAGATAATCCTATTAACTTTAAAAGAAAAACATATTAAAGTTGCATTTTAACATTAAATTTACTATATTATAATATGGCACAGTATAGAATTATAAAAGCTTTACTAGCTCAAGCAAAAGCTAATAAAGAAAAAGCATTAACATCTTTTGAATTATTAACAGACAAAGCAGTTGGTATTGGAGATCACTCAACTGGTGATTACTATAAGAATGCTGAAGAAGCATTAGATCAACTTGCAAAAGCTGAAGAGCAAATAGAGATATTGAATAGATACTTTCCAGAAGATAATCCTGGAAAGATACTTAACGATTAGTTACATTTTAAAATAAATAAGTTATATGAGTGATAGAGAAATCATGAATGCCAAGCGACCTCCGTCTGCTAGAGAGGTAATGCAAAAAGAATACCCTACAATTTATAATGCGTATCAAGATATAGTTGATGAGCAATTCGAATTATTTTGTAAGAAACATTTAGATTACGGAATGCATAACGTTAGTGCAGGTACTAATTTAGATACTCAAGACGAAATAGAGTTTGCTATGACCGGTTTATGGTATAGACTTTCAGATAAGATTAACAGATGGAAGAATATGATCATATCAGGTCGTAAAGCTCAAAACGAAACACTAATAGATACTTTTCAAGACGTTACTAACTATGGTATTATTGCTCAGTTAGTAAAGAGAGGTCTCTGGAAAAACGATTAGATGTCAAAAAAACTAAAAGGACCTGTAAAGAAGGTATGGGAGAGTAAAATCAAACAATCACCTTCTAAAAATACTCACATCTCTTATAGTTCATTAAGTACTTATAATAAATGTCCTAAGCTATGGGAACTTATGTACTTAAGAAACGAAGTTCCATTCACTCAGAACATTTATACTTGCTTTGGTACCGCTATGCATGAAACTATGCAAGAATGGTTAACTGTAATGTACCATGATTCTGTTAAAGCAGCTAACAATATTAACTTAGATGAATTACTCTATGCTAATATAGTACAAGCTTATAAGAGAGGTAGAGCTCAAATGGAAGGACAACACTTTTCTAACGCAGATGAATTAACTCAATTTTGGTTAGACGGAAAACATATATTAGATTTTCTAAAAAAGAAGAGAGCAGGATACTTCAGCACAAAAAATAATATGTTAGCTGGAGTAGAGACTCTACTATATCAAGATATTAAACCTGGAGTAAAATTTAAAGGTTTAGTTGATTTAGTATTCTACAACAAAGCCGTAGATGAATGGACTATTATGGATATAAAAACCTCTACATCAGGGTGGAGAGATAATCAAAAGAAAAATCCTAACCTAACAGCTCAAGTAGTACTATACAAAGAGTTCTTTTCTAGACAGTTTAACGTACCTAAAGAAAAAATAAACGTAGAGTATTTTATAGTCAAGAGAAGAGTCCCTGTTGAAGCTGATTTTGCTATAATGCAAAGAAGAGTACAAGAGTTTAGACCTAATGCAGGTCCAAGAAAAACTAAACAAGTTTTAACTTCTATGAATAACTTTATAGAAGATGTATTAGATGAAAATGGTAAGTATATAGATAAGGAATATAAATGTACTTCCCCCTTAGGTAAATGCAAAGATTGTTGCGATTTTGTAAAATAAAGCCTATTTATATATAAATATATAATTATATAAGTTATGAAAAGTTCTGATAAAAGGTTAACAACCGTTCGTATAGACGATGAACTATTCCAAGAGTTTAAATTCCAATGTATCAAGGATAAATTTTCTTTTCAAAAACTTGCTTCCCGAAGCATTTTTCTTTATCTTACAGATAAGAAGTTTAGAGACAATTTACATACAGTCACAGATATAAATCTTAAAAAGTAATGGAAAACAAATTTGGTTATTTAAAAAAAGAGGATAGAAAAACTATACTCTTGTTATGTGATGATTTAAGAATGCACTCAGGTATTGCTACTATGGCAAAAGAGTTTGTATTTGGTAGCGTGCAACATTTTAATTGGGTCCAATTAGGTGCAGCTATTAAACACCCTGATGCTGGTAAATCATTAGACCTCTCTCAAGATGTCGCTAAACACACAAACGTTGAAGATGCTAGTGTTTTGCTATACCCCCATAATGGATACGGAGAAGCAAATGTAGTTAGACAGTTAATTAATAAACATCGTCCTGATGCTATTTTTATATTTACTGACCCCAGATACTGGACTTGGTTATTTGATATGGAAAGAGAGATTAGACAAACAATGCCTATAGTGTATTTAAACATTTGGGATGATTATCCTGCTCCATTATACAATAGAGATTTTTATAATTCATGTGATTTGTTGATGGGTATATCTAAACAAACTGTTAACATTAATAAGTTAGTATTAGGTGATTTAGCAAAAGATAAACTTATTAAATATATACCACACGGTATTAATAAGGATTACTTTTATAAGATAGGAGATCAAGATCCTAATTACGAACAGTACTTAGACTTTAGAAAAACTGTGTTTAACGGCAAAACAGATATAGAGTATGTTGTATTCTTTAACTCAAGAAATATTAGAAGAAAATCTCCAAGTGATTTAATAGCTGGGTATAGAGTATTTTGTGATAAGATAGGAAAAGAAAAAGCTAAAAAATGTGCTTTAGTACTACATACAGCTCCATTAGACCAAAACGGCACTGATTTAAATAAAGTAAAAGAAGCTTTATGCGATCCAGAGTACGTTAATGTCTTCTTCTCTACACAGAAATTACCTACTGCTCAATTGAATTGGTTTTATAACTTAGCTGATTTAACTGTTCTTCCTTCCTCTAATGAGGGTTGGGGATTATCTCTTACTGAATCAATGATGGCTGAAACTATGATAGCAGCAAACGTTACGGGAGGTATGCAAGATCAAATGAGATTTGTAGATAATAAAGGTAAATGGATAGACTTTAATTCTGAGTTTCCTTCTAATCACAGAGGAACGTATAAAGAATGTGGTGAATGGGCTCTACCTTTATTCCCGACTAACATTTCTGTAGTAGGTTCTGTACCAACTCCTTACATATTTGATGATAGATGTAGCTTTGATGATATAGCTAAAGTTATTGAAATATCTTACAATATGTCACCTGAAGAAAGAGCAAAAAGAGGTAAAGCAGGTAGAGATTGGGTTTGTTCAGATGAAGCTAAAATGTCAGCAAATAAGATGAGTGAAAATATCATTAATGCTATTGATGAAACTTTAGAGAAGTTTACTCCTAGACCTAGATTTGAACTTATTAAAGTTGAAGATAAAAAACCAGATTATATTGAACATAAGTTGGTTTATTGAAAATAAATTGTTATATTATATTAAACGGTTACTAAATGAAAAAAATTCCAGTTTGTGTTTCAGCTCCAGTAGATACCTATTCAGGTTATGGAGCTAGATCTAGAGATTTTGTAAAAGCATTAATTAAAAGTAAACCTGAATGGGATATTAAGATATTATCTCAAAGATGGGGAAATACTAGATTTGGTTATTTAGCAGATCACAACGAGGTAGATTTAGCTAAAAGGTTAGTTCCTAACTTAACTAAAAAACCAAATGTATGGATTCAAATAACCGTTCCTAATGAATTCCAACGTGTAGGAGATTATAATATAGGAGTAACTGCAGGAATAGAAACAACTTTGTGTGATGTAAGTTGGGTTGAAGGTTGTAATAGAATGGACTTAATATTAACATCATCAGAGCATGGTAAATTAGTATTTAATAGTAGTAAGTTTGATAAAAAAGACCAACAGGGTAATGTTTTAGAGACTGTTGAACTTACAGCACCTGTAGAGGTATTATTTGAAGGAGTAGATGTAACTAAATATAAAAAAGTTAATACTTCATCAGATGTTCAAATTGTAAAATCTCTTAATGAGATTAAAGAAAGCTTTTGTTTTCTAATGGTTGGGCATTGGCTACAAGGTGATTTTGGTCAAGATAGAAAAAATGTAGGTGGTACTATAGCTACTTTTTTAGAATCATTTAAAAGTAAGTTAAATAAACCTGCATTAATACTTAAAACTCAACAAGCAAGTAGCTCTGTAACAGATCAATCTCATTTAATAGGTAAAATAGATGAGATTAAAAAGAAAGTAGGAGGAGCTAACTTACCTAATATATACTTACTTCATGGTGAATTAAAAGACGAAGAGGTAAATATGGTTTATAATCATCCTAAAGTGAAAGCAATGGTATGTTTAACTAGAGGAGAAGGATTCGGTAGACCTTTCTTAGAATTTGCTTCTATAGGGAAACCTATAATTACCTCAGCATGGTCTGGACATACAGACTTCTTACATAAAGATTTAACTTTACTAGTCGGTGGTAAATTAGAAGATGTACATCCATCAGCAGTAATTAAAAATATGATACTACCAGAAAGTAAATGGTTTACATTTGATCATCAGACTGCTTTAAAAGCTTATAAAATAGTATTCAAGAACTATAAACAGTCTTTAAAGAATGCTCAAAAGCAAGCTGGTATAATTAAAAGGCAGTTTACTTTTGACAAGATGCAAGAAGTATTAGCAGATATAATTCAGAGAAATGTTCCTGAATTTGCTAGAGAAGAAAAGTTTAAGATGCCAGGCATCAAAAAGATTTCATTACCTAAAATGCAAAAGTTATAATTATGAATTTAGTAGAAGGACCTTTTGGTAGTAATGCTTGTTACGAACAATCATTTGAAGATAATGGACAAGAAGTAAAAACTTGGCTATGCTTTGGAAGTGGTTTTACTACCTCTACATTAATGACTGAAGGATCTAAAACTCTTACAGACTTAATGGAAACAGCACCAGAACTACATAAAGATTTATTACATAAAGATAAAGAAGGTAGAGTATGGTTACCTGCTACGATTACTTTACCTGCTAAAGGTATGGTGTTTTTAGACGGTACAAGTAAAGAAGATTGGAAATGGTCAGCAGTAAAAGCTGTGGAGATTCCAAAAGAAGATTTAGAAAAGTATCCAAAAGATCAAACTCATAAAATGGATATGCCAAATGGTAAGAAATTTGAGAAGAAAGATTTTATGGATGCTTTAGAATATATAGGATTTTATAAAGTAGATGAGTAAAGTATTAGTAACAGGAGGAGCAGGTTTTATAGGAACTAATTTAATAAGTAGATTAGTTAAAGAAGGTCATGATGTAATATCTATAGATGATTATTCTACAGGTACGCCTTATAATCACAATCCACATGCTTTGTACAGACATCAACCTGTTGAGTCACTACAGTATGAGTATGGAATGAATTTTGAAAAAGTATATCATCTAGCTGCGTTAAGTAGAATTCAACCTTCTTTTAATTACCCTAGTTTGACTTTTAACTCTAATGTAAAAGGTACTGAAGCAGTATTAGAATTTGCTAGGAAATCTGGTGCTAAAGTAATTTATGCTGGGTCATCATCTAAGTGGCACAATCCTTATCAGTCTCCATATGCAGCTTACAAATATCTAGGTGAAGAAGTCTGTAAGATGTATAAGGTTACTTACGGCATGGATGTAGAAATAGCACGTTTTTATAATGTATATGGTCCAAAAGAAATCGTTGATGGAGAAATGGCTGCATTGATTGGTATATGGAGAGATCAGATTAGTAAAGGAAAACCTCTTACGATAGTAGGAGATGGAGAACAGTTAAGAGACTTTACTCATGTAGATGATATAGTAGACGGGTTATATAAAATAGGGTTTAAGACTGAAGTGCATGAAGATGCTTGGGAATTAGGGACTGGTTTAAACTACTCTATTAATGAAGTATACCGAATGTTTAAAGATAGATTCAATTGTGACTCTTCTTACATTTCAGACCAACCAGGTAACTACAGATGTACGTTAAGAGAAAATAACGATGCTCAAGATAGACTAGGATGGAAACCTAAAGATAGATTAAAAAAATACATATCAACACTATGAAAATAAGTTACGCAATATTAACACATAACGAAGGAGAGTATATAGATAAACTCTTAACGTTTTTAGTTGAAAATAAAAGAGAAGAAGATGAAATAGTAATTGTGGATGATAACTCTACTGATGAAAAGACTATAGATATATTAGTTAAATTTAAATCTAATATAGTATTAAAGTCTAGAGTTTTCGATGGAGATGCTACGCAAAAGAACTTCTTAAACTCTCACTGTACTGGAGATTATATACTTCAGTTAGATGCAGATGAATTAATGACTAGTGAGTTTATTAAAATGCTTCCTCAAATATTAGAATCTAATGATACAGTTGATATTTTCTATGTTCCTAGAATTAATACAGTAGAAGGTTTAACTGATGAGCATATTAAAAAATGGAGATGGAATGTTAATGAGAAAGGTTGGGTAAATTTTCCTGACTGGCAAATGAGATTATATAGAAACTGCGACTGGGTAAAATGGGATGGATTATTGCATAGTAAAATAGTAGGATTTAAAACGTTCGTATATCTTCCTACTGATGAAATGTTCTGTATGTTGCATCCTAAAGAGATAGATAGACAAGAAGAGCAGAATAACTTATATGATAAAATAGAAGCTACTGGAAGAAAAAAATATAAAGTATAATGATACCAAATAAATTTCATTTTATATTCGGATTAACAGAAGACTTTGGAGGTAAACCATTCAACTTGATACATTACCTTTCAATTAAATCTGCTAATGATCTGAATAACCCAGATGAAATTAACTTTTATTACAAGTACGAACCTTCAGGTGAACTTTGGGAAGAAGTAAAACCATTACTTAACTTAATTAAAGTAGAACCTCCAGAAGAAATATACGGTAATAAGATAGAACATATGGCTCATAAAGCTGATATAATTAGATTACAAGCATTATATGAGCAAGGTGGAATTTATATGGACATAGATACTATCTGTGTTAAACCATTTACTGATTTACTTAGTAATAGTAGTGTAATGGGAATACAGGGTCAAACTCACCAACCAGAAATGCCATACGGTCTCTGTAACGCTATTATATTAGCAGAACCAGAGAATGAGTTTATTGGTTACTGGTTTAGTCAGTATGAAAACTTTGATAGTAAGTTATGGGATACACATTCAGTACAGCTACCTTGGAAGATACATAATGAGCTGGTACTCCCTTTAACAGTCCTTAACTATGATAATTTTCATTATCCTTTACATACTGAACAAGGAATAAAAGATATGTTTGTTAGAGACTTAGAGTTTCCAAATGCTTATGCTCATCATTTATGGGAAAGCAATGCTTGGGAATATATGTCTAAACTTACTAAGGAAATAATTAAAACTGAAGACACAACGTATAATAAATTAGCTCGTAAATTTTTGTAATATGAATAAGAAAACAGCATTAGTATTAGGAGGCGGTGGTTTTATTGGAGGCCATTTAGCTAAAAGACTCAAAGAAGAAGGCTTTTGGGTAAGAGTCGTAGACATTAAAAAAGAACATGAATTTTGGAACCATGATGATATATGTGATGATTATGTTTCTGGTGACTTAAGGGACCCTTCAATTGTATCTGCCGTATTTAGGTTAGAAAAAGATTCTGAAGATAAAGGTGTAATCTATAGACATACACTACATAAACAACCCTTTACTAAAGTAGATTCTTTTGATGAAGTCTACCAACTAGCAGCTGATATGGGAGGTGCTGGTTACATATTTACCGGTGATAATGATGCTAATGTAATGCATAACTCAGCATTAGTTAACCTTAATGTTGTTCATTATGCGACTCAATCAAAAGCTAAAAAAGTATTCTATTCTTCCTCAGCTTGTATGTATCCTGAGCATAATCAATTAGACCCAGATAACCCTAATTGTGAAGAATCTTCTGCTTACCCAGCTAATCCAGATTCAGAGTACGGATGGGAAAAATTATTTAGTGAAAGATTGTTTTTAGCTTTTAATCGTAATTACGGGTTAGATTGTAGAGTAGCAAGATTTCATAATATATTTGGACCACAAGGAACTTGGACAGGAGGTAAAGAAAAAGCACCTGCTGCAATGTGTAGAAAAGCTGCAGAAAATAAAGATGAAATTGAAGTATGGGGTAATGGATTACAAACTAGATCTTTTATGTATGTTGATGAATGTGTTGAAGCTTGTTTAAGATTGATGAGACAAGATAAATTTATTGGCCCGGTTAATATTGGCTCAGAAGAGATGGTTACTATAAACCAACTAGCTCAAATTGCAATTGATCTTTCCGGAAAGGATATAAAGATAGGTAATATTGATGGTCAAGACTTTATTGACAAATATGGCTTTCCTTGCCCACTAGGAGTAAAAGGAAGAAACTCTCATAATAAACTTTTTAGAGAAAAAGTAGGATGGGAATCAAAAGCTACCCTTAGAGAAGGAATGGCTAAAACATTTGAATGGATTAATAAACAAGTAAACGGATGAAAAAATTTATAGTTACAACTACGATTAATGAACCAACAATAGCTACTAAAAAGTTTTGTAAGATAGCTCAAGAAAAAGATTGGACATTTGTGATTGCTGGTGATACAAAAACACCTCATGAACTTTATTATAAGTTAGAAGAAGATTATTCTAATTTTAAATACTTACATCCTCAAGATCAAGAAAACCTTTACCCTGCTTTGAGTGATACTATTGGTTGGAAATCTATTCAAAGAAGAAACGTAGCATTAATATATGCATACGATCAAGGAGCTGAAGTAATCGCTACGATTGATGATGATAATATACCTTATGATAACTGGGGAGATAATGTTATGGTAGGTCAGTGGAAAGAAGTTGATATATTTGATCATAAAATTTATAGTGTTTTTGATCCTTTATCTCCTACTTACTATGATGATCTTTGGCATAGAGGTTACCCTATTGAATTAGTTCCTAATAAGAACGAAATCGAATATAAAGGTAAGCATATGAGAAAGGTAATGATACAGGCAGACTTCTGGGATGGTGATCCTGATATAGATGCTATATGTAGATTAAGTAAGATGCCTGTTTGTAAGTTTGAAGACTTTGAACCTTTTGCTTCTAATCAGATAGCTCCTTTTAACTCTCAAAATACTTTTTTACATAGAGATGTTATTCCTTACTACTCTGTTTTACCTCATGCAGGAAGAATGGATGATATATGGGGAGCATATATAGTACAAAAGTACTTCCCAGGTTCAGTAGTTTATAATAAAGCTACTGTTTATCAAGATAGAAATGAACAAGATTTAGTCACTAACTTAGAAAACGAAGTTATAGGTTATAGAGGTACATTAAATCTTATAAACGATTTAGATAATTATTATGATCACCTACCTGAAAAGACTCAAAAATATTGGGCTTGTTGGAGAGGTCAATTTGAACAAGACACAGAATTATGAAAATATCAGCAGTTATAGTATCCCGTAATGATGACTACGGTGGAAATTTAGTAGAAAGATCATCATATTGTTTTCAATCTTCTATTGATACATACGATGAAGTAACCTACATTGATTGGAACTCACCTGAAGAAGACGGAAGTTTATTCTATGCAGTTAAAGATAACTTAAAGTTTAAAGGTAACTTTAGACACTTAGTAATACCTCCAGAAGCTGCAAAGATGCTTACTAACTACGATCCACATGCACAAGTATGCTGTGAAGTACTAGGTAGAAACATTGGTATCAGGAGATCTTCAGGAGATTATATAGTATCAACTAATATTGATATTATAGCTCCAAAAAGAGAAGACTTAGAAGCAGCTATTAACTCTATGGAAAAAGAAAGCTTTTATACTGTTAGTAGAAGAGATGTAGACTTACCTGTTATAAAAGAGTTTCATGGTGGTGGTGTTAACTATCAAGAGTATGATAAACTTAGACAACATCTAATAGATCAAAACTATATTCCTAATCCAGCTAAAAAGTTACAAGAGGGAGATGATTATAGTATGATTAACTGCTGTGGAGATTTCCAAATAGCTCCTAAACACATTTGGGAAGAGATAAGAGGGTTTGAAGAAGAGTTAATTTACCCTTTATTCGCTGATACGAATGTACAAAAGAAATCTGTAATGCATGGCTTTCAATTGAGAGCATTATTTGATCCACCATTCTATCATATTAACCACGGTAAAGGTGGAGGAGGTTTATTCGATGGTAAGAATAGAAAAGCTAATGATCAACAAAGAGCAATCATAGAGCAAGAACTTACTCAAAATCAATCTACCTGGGGATTCTCAGATACTGAAATTGAATTCGAAGTCTTTTAACAAAGCTCCATATTTATAATAGTAAAAGCATAAGTCATTATGAGCAAATTAAAATCATTAGTAAAAGAGTTAATCACAGAAGCTGCAAAGATAAATTTTGTTGGCCATAAATTTCTTTTAAAAGTAGACGTCAACGAAGATCCTCAAAAGAAAGGCGTAAAGGTACAATTCCTTCCTACTGAATTTGGAGGTATTACTTCTACAGAACAAAATGATATTGCCATTGAGTTAGAAAAGAGATTAGAGCAAGGTCTTGCAGAGTATGAACTTAGAGTAGAACGAGATAGAAATCTTAAAGATAAAACTGTCATCGGCTTCTTTATCTACATAGAGTACTTTGATAAGATTATCAGAAAGGCATTATCTGGACAAAACCCAGGCTTACCAGCGGATGAGGAATAAAAGAGAAATACGAAAAGTATTAAAAAACTCTCTCAATCTTACATTCAATATTAAAGCACTTAGTCCATCACCTGAGCAGGTTCACAAGAGTTTGTTCATTGATGCATTATCAGCATTAATAGAGATTCAAGATAGGACAGAGTTTCTTATATCAGAAATTGGTATAGATGTAGTAGGTTATGAAGATAAGTACTTTAGAGTAATAGAGAATTTATTTAAGATATGCTTTAACCCTCAACAACTTTCCTTAATACAGATGTACTTATACCAACTTAGACCTGATAAGACTTGGGATGGTAAAATAGAGCTAGATCTTGAAACAGAAAAAGATCCATCCGTCCATGAATTCAAAGACCCTAAAGATGTATGGGAAGTAATAAATCTTTTTAAAGATTAGTTGGAATTCCCCCTAAAATTTCGTATATTTAAGCTTAAATAAACACTAAACGGTTATATATGCAAAAAATTAAAATGATTCCTTGCCCTAAATGTGGCAACCCTTTTCCTGAACTTAGAAAAACTAATTATGGCTACAACTTTTGTGTAGATTGTTCATCTATAGATAAAGTAGTAGGTATTACTACAGTAGAAGGTTCTGGTGACCATACCTATAATGATATTATTATTATGGATAGGCAAACAGCTCATAATATAGCTAAACATGAAGCAGAAGTTATGGGTCGTAAAATGCCAGATGCTATTGAAATTCTAGATATGGATAAAGATGAAGCAGAAGTTTCTCAATCTGTTAAGGAAAAAGTTAATAATACTTTAGAGGAAGATATCTTTAACGTAACAACTCAGCAGAGAGAAGACCACGATGAAGATGATAGTATGAGGATTAAAGGTATAGATTATTAATGGCTCGTCCTTCTAAAATAATTACTAAAGAGGATATCCTTAGAGCTCAAAAGGTTACCAGGTCTAATATGGCAGCAGCCAGATACTTGCATGTATCTTATAATCACTATAAGAAGTATGCTAAAATGTATAAAGATGAAGACGGTGTAACTCTTTTAGAAGTTCATAAGAATCAAGCAGGTGAAGGAATTCCTAAATTTGCTGTTTCCGGAAATAAGGAAATTCCTCTTATGGATTTATTAGAAGGTAAAGTTCCTATAGAACATTTTGATCCTAGAAAGATCAAAGCCAGACTACTCAGTGAAGGTAAATTAGTAGAGGTATGTGCCAAATGTGGTTTTGCCGAAAGAAGAGTAACTGATCAAAAGATACCAGTGATACTTAATTTTAAAGATGGTAATAAGAAAAATTGGCATCTAGGTAATTTAGAGTTTCTCTGCTATAATCATTCTTTTCTTTATGCAGCATCTCCTATAGATGAGAAACGTGCAGAGGCAATGGAAGATTACGTGAAAACTAAAGAAGAAGAGCCTGATTGGGAGTTGGATGAGCATCATATAGAACATCTTAAAGAATTAGGATTATATGATGATAAAAAGCCCGGAGAAGAGTTTATCTCTAGGGACTAAACTATTTATTATTATGAAAAAGAAGAAAACAAATAAATTTTCAACTTTTAAAAAGAAAAAACCTCTTGAGAGGAAAGTGGCTGACGATTTAGTCAAGACACATGAGCGTAATGAAAAATTACGTGATAAGAAGATCAATACTTCGTTCTTAGATCTTTTCTAACTAAAATAAATCATATGAAAAATATATCGAGATTGAGTTTAGCAGTTATTGCTATGTTCCTTGTTATGGCTTTTACATCTATAAATGCTATAAGATATACAGACCCTATAAAATTAAGCATTAAACCAGCAGAAATAGTGACTTTAACTCCTGAATTGGAAATTATAGAGTTAGAAATACCAGCTAATAGACATGTAGACTTTCTTCAAGCTATAGGTCAAAAAGAATCTGGTAATAACTATAATGTGGTGAATACTTTTGGGTATATGGGCAAGTATCAATTTGGTTCTTCTACTTTGAAAGGTTTAGGATTCAAAGTAAAAAAAGAAGAGTTTTTAAATAATCCTGCTTTACAAGAAGAAGCTATGCAAGCTTTATTAGAGCATAATAGAAAAAAGCTTAAGAGACAGATAGAAAAGTACTGTGGAGAGACTATCCATGGAGTATACATTACTGAATCTGGTATATTAGCTGCTGCTCATTTAGCAGGACAAGGTAATGTAAAAAAATTCTTTAGAAAAGGATATGAGTTTAAAGATGGTTACGGTACTTCTATGACTTCCTACATGGAAAAATTCAGTGGGTATCAGTTGGATCTTAACTAAATTATTCTTATATTAAGGTATAAATAAAGGTTATGGCAGAAAAAAGAGGTCATCTAGAAAAGATGATGTATGATTTTCCTACTGAGGCAGTATTAGAAGTTTGTATAAAAGGTAACTGGTATAGAGTTACTTCAAGAGAATTTAGATCTTTTGACGGTAAAAGACGTTATACCAAACCAGAAAGACAACCTAGTCAAGGAATGAAAGATTTAAAAGATATTAAATTTATTACTGTAGACTACGACGGACCGCTGTATATGTTTGGATCTAATACAGAGGTTTACCATGAATGGAATGAGAAGGTAGTAGCAACACCTTATTACGATGAAGCAAATAAAATATCAGGAAGTAGAAAATAATGAAACATTTTAATTTTGAACACCCAGAACAATTCGAAAAAGTATTTCGAGGAGAAAGCAGAGAAATTACAGATGCCATAGTTGAATCTATACACGATGCTCTTCAATTCCAGAAAGATTCTGCTGATATGTTTTCTATTACTTTCGGTGAAGATGACTTAGCGTATGAAATTACTCTTCCTAAATCACAATGGAAGCAGGCTGTACAAAAATGTTTGGATAACTACCACGACTGGGGGTGTACAGATGAAGCAATAGATACTTATCTTCTCTTAAAAAATATAAAGGAATGGGAAGGAACGAAATAATAGAGTTCAACGGTAAAATGTACCAGTTAGTTAGAACTATCAAACAAGAACAGGTAGGAACTAACATGGAAGGATTAAAAGCCTGGAGAGATTATCTGCACTGTGATCATGTGTTGAGACATAATGATCATTTCCTTATGGTTAGGTATGTAGATGATATTGAATGGGAGGAAATAAATTAAAAAAACTTAGTGAATTAGTTGCCTCACATTGTTTTTTTTCTTATATTTAAGTATAATAATAATTTAAAAAAGGTTATAATATGTCTGACGTAATGTTAAATTTCAATGCTCCTCAAACTTATATGACGAAGGAGCAACTTCAAGAAGAATGTCCTCTGGCATTCGCAACTCAAGCTACTAATCCTAAAGTTAGTGGTAAGTATCTATTCGTTAATACTGAAACGATTATAGATGATTTAGATAAGCTAGGTTGGAAACCTGTTCAAGCTGCTCAAAGAAAAAGTAGAGGTCAATCTACTATCTTTAGTAAGCATATGATTGCTTTCCAGAACCCTGACTTAAAGATTAAAGGTAAAGATGGTGATGATTCTTTTCCTAGAATTATAATGACTAACTCTCACGATGGTATGCAAGCGTTTAAATTTAGCGTTGGTATATTTAGATTAGTTTGTTCTAATGGTTTAGTCGTTGCTGACGAGCAGTTTAGTGACTTCAAAATAAAGCATAAAGGATATACTTTTAGTGAATTGAGAGGTGTAGTTAATCAAGCTGTCGCTGATCTTCCTAATAAGGTTGAAGTTCTTAATCAGATGAAGCAAAGAGTTCTTACTCAAGAAGAGAAGAATAAGTTAGCTTTAGATGCTATGTTAGTAAGAGCAGGAATAGAGCCTGGTTCTGAAAAGGCTAAGAAGTTCAATTACGATGATGAAACTATCATTGATATTCTTGATCCTAAAAGAGATGAGGATAAAGGAGATGATTTATGGAGAGTATTCAACGTAGTTCAAGAGAAGATTACTCAAGGAGACTTTCATGCTGCTTTAACTGGAGCTAAAGTTAGAAAGGTTAGAAAGATTAAATCTTTCGAGAAAGATCTTAAGGTCAATAAAGAATTGTTTAAACTAGCAACAGCTTTAGTATAATGGAATTATATAACGTACCTAGAAATAGTAGGATTAAAGTAGTGGGGGATATAAAAGTCCCTCCTGCTTCACCTATGGTAGAAGGAGAAGAGGTTCTTAACTTCAAACACATAGATGGAATGTATAGTTACTGTACTAGAGATAATGGTGAAGTAGTTCACTTAGCTGCCTGGACTGAAGTAGAAATAGTAGAATGATAGAAGTAGTAAAACATGTATTTGGTTTTTGTGGAGAGCATTGGCACCCTAATATTTGGGCTGCCTTTGCATCCTCTCCATTAATAGCTACTACTGCTTATTATATTAAATGTAAGTGTGGTGGATGGTTTAATAAACATAATAAAGGTTGTGATAATGAATTGCATTAAATGTTGTGAAAAAATTCCTCCTAAAAGATTAGAGATACTTCCAGATACTAAAACCTGTGTGAGTTGTTCTAATACTTCTAGATGGTATGTAAGGAATGTTATTTCCGGAAAGACTACTTACTGTGAAACGGAAGTAATAAAGAATCCTGAAACTGCTAGAACTATGGCTGCAATGGATAAAAGAGCTGGATGGGGTAGTAACCTTCATAAGGTAAGAGTATGACAAAAAAGTTAAAAGTTTACCGTAGTTGGTGGCGTAACGTACTAAGAGCAATGGTTAGAGACAGGAAGTTATCACCAGCTGAGAGAATGTCTAGTAGAATAGGTTATATGGGTGCAGGATTCTTAATGGCTGGTCAATGGACAGTAGAAATGGAATTACTCCCTTTTGTGGAATAATTTTTATTGTGCCTAACGGTTTGTGTATGGTGTCGTTTGAGGCACGAAAATGCACTATACATATTGTTGTGTGTAGTGCGGAATTTAAGAACTAAAAATTATAAAAATGGATAAATTTAAAGAAGGTGATTGGGCTGCATACAACTGGCTTGACAAAGAAGGAAACGACAATTGGAAAATAGGACGAATTGTAAAAACGGAACAAGGACTAATGTACTACAATGATGATTGGACTGATAGAAGCGGTTATATACCATTGACAAGTAAAGGTGTTAAAAGATTAGCAAATGACTAGCATTACAACTCAATGGATTAGTTGCTTGGACGTTACATTTTATTAAAACTTTACAATGAAAATAGCACTTATAGCACATGATAACAAAAAAGCAGATATGGTTGCTTTCGTTTCTAAGCGCCTCAATTTTTTTAATAACGATGAGGTTACTATCGTCACTACCGGTACTACTGGGAAGCATGTTAGGCATGCTGGCATTCATAATGTGGAATGTGTTGCTAGTGGTCCGATGGGAGGTGACGCCGAAATCGCAGCGATGGTTACTCGTGGTGAAATTGGTCTCGTTATTTTTATGCGGGATCCTCTTGACAAACATCCACACGATGTAGATATATCAATGTTAATGAGAATATGCGATGTACATAATATTCCACTTGCTACTAATTACAGAACAGCTAGTTACTTAATTAAATATTTTAAATCTAAAAAAAACAATAAGTTATGAATGAATTATACTACTTTCCAAAAGTAAAAGCAAATGCTAAGATAACAGAGATAATAAACCCAGGTAAGCATATCGAAATCGATAGCTATATTTACGAAAATTTAGTGAGAAAACCTAAAGGTAGAAGTATTGCAAGAAGGTTACTCAGCACAGATGAGCAAACAAGAATAATTATATACGCATAATGATGAAATTCTCAGATTTATTTGTTGGTGTTTTCCTATTTATAATAGCACACGTTTTAACATTCTTTCAATTGAACGGACAGTTTTTGAAAACCGATTGGTTTAGAAATAATACGTTTTGGGTAGCAGCAGCTGGCATCATACTTTCTTACTTTTATATGTATGGTACAAAGTATACAGTTTCCGGAACAGAAGGCTTACTATGGCCAGCTAGATTTATAGGTTTCGGTGTTGGAATGATATTATATGCGGTTATGGTAAATTATTTCTTTAATGAAGGTATCACATCTAAAACTTTTGTAAGTTTAATATTATCACTTATTTTAATCTGTATACAAGTACTATGGAAGTAGTTAACTATAATAAATTTAAACCCTTTAAAACAATTTTTAAGATTTAACAACTATGCAAAATTTAGGAAATTATCTAGACGAAAAACGACACGGAGACATTATTAATGATATTCTAGATTTAAAGTTAAACGGACCTAAAACTCAAGAGACTAAATTGAAAATTCAAAAACTCCAACAGGAGATGATTGATATAGAAAATAGATTAAAACTATGATGGAAATTATACAAATATTAAGTTTATACATTGCACTAGGGAGCTTATGGACTCTATGGTTAGAATGGTATACAGTAAGTGAATTAGAACCCCCCTATAATATGCCTTGGACGTTCGCTGAAAGAGTATTCCATACAGGTGTATGGCCTTATAGTTTTGGATTATTCATTTATACATTTATTAAAGATTTCTTTGGAAATTTCTTTGATTAAAGTTGTTTTTCTGCATTATTCTTCTTATATTAAGGTATAATTAAAAAGTTAAAATAAAGGTTATGACAAAAGCACAAATTATTGATGAAATCATCGAAAAGAAGCAAGAAGAGCTTGCTCAACTTACTGAGACTTATAAAGAAGTTGAAAAGAAAAGAGATCAAATGTACTTCGAAATTATTCAAGAATATTTCGGAGGAGAGTTTACTCTTGATGATGTTTACTTTAAACATGATTACGGTACTAGTTTTGAGTTAAAAAGACCTCATGACCAGTATGATTATGATAAAGAGTTAATTACTCTTAGATTTAGAGAAGATTGGAAAACCAATGAGTTTACCGATATCGAAACTAGTATGTACTCTACTAATGATAACTCTCAGTGGGAACTAGAAAGATTATTTACTGCTGGTGAAGTTGCTAAAGTATTATTAGACCATGGAGATGATATTATAGCTAAATTTAATAGCTATAAAGATTCATTTAGTGAAGAATATAGTATTGCTCAAAAAGCTAAATGGGCCTGTGAAGGTGATATTCATAAACTTAAAGATGAAAAGAATCAAACTTTTTTAGATCTTGCTAAAAGTTTATTAGAAGGTGAAGGTTTAGTATTCGATAAAAAACAGAAAGGTTCTATCGATCTTAGATGGGATTGGACTTTGAGAGGTATTACTTCTGCTAAGATTGTTTCAAAAACTTCTTCTGGAAAATCTGCTGATATTGAAATTACTACTTATAACGAGACTCCTAGAGTATTTGAAAAAGTAAGAATGAGTAATATTGATTGTCTTCTATGGCAGTACAGAGATTACGTTATTAACGCATAAAGATTCATAACCTGGAGATGGGGGCTCTCTGCCCCCTGATCCTAATTTAAAAAATTAAAAATGATAACATTTGATAATTTATTATTTCTAGATCACCCTAATATACCTGGTGCTATTATGACTCAAATTAGAGGGTTAAAAAGTAAAGGTGGAAAAATTATATCGATAGTATGTGGTGAAGGTTTGTACAGTACTTCTAGAGCTGGGAATAAAGCAAAGTGTACAAGCGTAGAAGACGCTTCAAGCTTTGAGGTCCTTGTTGAAGGAGAAGATGATGTGAGAGGATGGCAGTCAAGAGAAGATATTAATAAGATCTTGGCAGAGAACTTCTAACAACATGGATCAGTAGCTCAGCTGGATAGAGCATCGCCCTTCTAAGGCGACGGTCGTAGGTTCGAATCCTACCTGATTCACAAAGATAAAGTTGCTAGTCTGCGTTTTTTTTCATATATTTAGGTATAAAAGGTTACGATATGAATGTTTGGTATTTACATGGTTTAGAGTCTGCTGTCGGAGGTCCGAAGGTAGATTTCTTGTATGAAAATGCTGATAAAGTATTTGCTCCTTATATGGACTATAACTTCCATGGAATGTTTGAAGGGTTATTAAAGTTAGCTAAGCACAATAAACCAGACTTGATTATAGGTTCTTCTATGGGTGGTTACTTTGCTGATGCATTAGGTAGTCATTTAGATGTAGAGGTTCTTTTATTTAACCCAGCACTTCATAGTAGATCAATGGAACCAGAAGGAGTAACTTATGGAGAAACTAACTGGGAGAGAAACTTTGTTGTTGGTACCGAAGATAAGGTAATAGATCCTAAGGCTACTAAAGTTTATAAGGACTTAGCTAAAAGCTGGACTGAAGTAGAAGGAATGGGGCACAGAACAGATCTAAAGGTATTTAAAGATATTTATAAGAAAATAACAACTAATGAAGTTAACTAAGATACTATTAGAGCAGAGCTGGAGACCATTATCATCAGCAGAGATAGCAGACGATAAAGAAGAACTATTTAAACTTATCGATAATGCTTATGCTCCTCTTGGCGGCCATCCTAATGTGACTAGTCCTGATGATATAAAATCTGCAGGAGATAATTATTCAGTTATCGATCTTGATGATGATCCAGAAGACGATGCTACAGTAACATATAAGAATAGAGCAGGAGGAAAGAAGTTAGTTGCTATGGGCCATGATGGTACTAAACCTGCAAGATCAGCTGCAGTCGCTAAAACAGTTGACGACTTAAGTAAAAAAGGATACTACATAGAAGTTTCCGGAAAGATATTAGATATTCTAAAAGCAAAAGGAGTAGCAATCGTTGATGATGAAGAGACAGTTAGGAAAGCTCTCAAAGGTAAGGATATCAAATGGAATGGAGATGGTACTTATGATAGAAAGTTAGGAGCAAAAATACACACTAAGGTTATGATGGGGAAACCTAATACAAAATAACTTAGTAAGTAGTTGCTTTTCTGCATTATTCTTCTTATATTAAGGTATAATTAAAAAGTTAAAATAAAGGTTATGGTATTAAGTGATATGAAAGTTGGAGAAGAATTTTACATGGATGGGCTCAGCTTCCCAGATAATAATCCTGTAAAAACTAAATGTACTCTTATTGAATATAGAGGTATGAATCAATACGTTATCGATTCGGAGAACTGTTTGGTTTTAGCTAATGGTAGCGATAAAGTTTATTCATTATGAGGTATTTAACTAAAGATTATGTTACTGGCGAGATCCTAGATACGATTTCGCTTATGCAACTCAATAAGGAGTCTGTTCCTAATCTGCAAACTATTCAAATTGAGGATATAGCTGAAAGGTTTATATTTGATTGGAATGAGGTTGGCGATTTCGAAGCTGACTTTGGTAGAACTCTTCTTGAGTTTCTTAGAAATGAGTTTATTTATAATAAAATAAATTATACATTTAATGGCTAAAGATAATAGATACGTAGTAACAATGGACGTTTACGTCTATGCAGAGAATGATTATATGGCTCGTAAAAGAGCTCATAAGTTAGCTGAGAAAATCGATGCTAATGTAACTGAAATAGGTGAGCAACCTTTTGCCTCTATGAATTACAGAAAGTTTGATGATCACAGTAAACCTAGTGATAGATCAAAAGACGAACCATTACCATTTTAACATTAAATAAAATACAGGAGGTGTCCTATGTCATGGGAACACAGACCCTGGGATATGCAATCCCGTCAACGAGACAGAATGGAATTCGAAAGATTAGAATTCAAACGTCGAGAAATGGAAGAAGAGTTAAAGCGTGAAAATAGTATCTGCTCTTCTTGTAAATGCCAAGAAAAAAGAAAAAAATTCCGGAAATAACTAGTGAAATAGTTGGATCCTATTGGGTTTTTTCTTATATTAAGGTATATTAATAAAGCAATAAAGGTTATGAACATTACAACAGTAAAAATGGAAGATATCAAATTTGATTCTTCTCTATTCCGTCCAATGAAATCTGGACGTGTTATTGATACTCACTTCTCTTCTGAAGGAGGTTTAATGAAAGGTACTAACTACGCTATTGTAGGAGATCCAGGGATTGGTAAAACTACCGTTATGATGGATATGCTTGCTGATTTGCAAGATAAAGGTCAAAAGGTATTGTTTATTTCTGGTGAGATGAATAGTATTGATATGTTTGGATACGTAAAACGTTTTCCTAAGTTTGGTCAGATTCCTATTTTGTTTATGGGCGATCATTGTGACGATAATGCTCTTGAAGTATGTGAGGGTATTTTATCTCAAGGTTGGGATGTAGTACTTATCGATAGTATGGCTGAGATTCAGAATGCTGTAGTTGATACTACTAAAGGTTGGATGTCATCTAAAAAAGCTGAAACTGAATTATTATCGTTATTCGAAAAGCATAACTTAGGTCAGAATGATTCTGAAACTAATACTTCATTCTTAGTTATTCAACAAGTTACTAAAGGTGGAGAGTTTGCTGGTAGTAATAGATTTAAGCATATGATGACTGGTATGGCTCATATGAAATGGACTAAAGAAGGTGATAGAACTTTCTTCTTCTCAAAGAACCGAAGAGGTGGAGATATGTCTGTTAGAATGTTTAACCTTAGTACTCCTAATCGAGTTGGTTGGATGGGTACTTTAGCAGTAGGTCAAGAATAATGGCACTGTGGAATGTGAACGGAGAGTTAGTTTATGCTGAGGGGTCATTGAGCATAGCTAACCCTCCTAGTAACCTTTGGGTTACAAGACATACATATAAAGTACCATATAGTAATGTTGGTAAAGGAGGTTTTATTATGAAAGATGGAAAAAAGATTCACACTCCTTCCTGGATCGAGGTTCATCCAGAAACTACTTTTGATGATATAGAAGTAGAGAAGAAACCTTTTGAAGAGTTATTTGTAGAGCCAAAGACTTGGACTTACGAAAGTGCTTCTTCAAATAAAACATATACTGTAAAGTATAATAAACATGGCAATTTAAGCTGTGACTGTTGGGGGTATATTGCCCATAAGAAATGTAAACATATAAAAGATGTTGCTAGAGAAATTAATGAGTGAGTACGAACACTGGACTGAGAAGTTTTGCGAAGCTCTTGAAGAAGAGAATTATAAAGAAGCAGATCTGATTCATAAAAGGTTAAATAAACTTACTGAGAGAATAAATAAAATACTTTAAGAAAAAGTTGCTTTTCCGGAATATTTTTCTTATATTGTAGTATATTAATAAAGGTTATGACATTACAAGAAGTTAAAAAAGTTATCGAAGAGGTTTATCCTAAGATAGAAGCTCATTACGGGTATTCTAAATTTACCCCTGAATGTACTCCATATGTAGAAACTCATTATAATATTTATGCTCGTCATAGCGGTGAGCCGGAAGCTCAAGGTGAAGAAGATGGTTGTCATGCTGAGTATGATAGATTAGATAATAGCATTGTAGTTTACTGGCCTAATATGGAAAGTAGAAAACATATCATTGAAACATTAGTTCATGAATATCAGCACTACTTACAATCTCCTAGTTGGATGAAGAGATATTATGATATGGGGTATAGATATGATAATCATCCTTATGAGGTTGCTGCTTACGATGAAGAAAAGAATTGGAAAATATTTAGTTAGTCAGTTGGAATTCTGCAATATTTTTCTTATATTTATATTATAATAATAAAAACAATAAAGGTTATGAACAATTCAATTTTATCTTACAGTTACGCAAGTAATGAAATTAAAGGCTACCAAACTTCTGAGGTAGCGAAGAACGAAAAGAATGACTGCTTTGTAAGAGCGGTAGCTGCTGCTACTGGTTCTCATTATGACGCTGCTCATAGTTATGTTAAAGAAAAGTTTGGAAGAGAAACAGGTAAGGGTACTGAACTAGTAGCTTTACATATGATGGAACTTGAAGAAAAAGGTATGAATATCAACGGTAAAGACTTTAAAGTAAAAGTATTACCTACTGAAAAGATTACTAATAGTTATAAACTTTACGGTGAAATCGTAAAGAGAAAGAAAACGGTTAAATCGTTCATTAAGGATAATCCTAAAGGAACGTATATCGTTGGAGTAAGCCAGCATGCTTTTACCATCAAAGATGGTAAGTTGATTGATAATGTTGGTGAAGAATTCCGACCTACTAGAAAAGTAGAATCTGTATTCAAGATTACTCCTGAAGTAGAAAATGTACAACTTAGTTTATTCTAATGAGTAAAGAAAAGAAAGTATTTGATATGAAAGAATTACAGAACGAGGCCTTCTGGAAGGGCCTCCGAGTAATTCAAAGTTGTGAAAACGAAGAACATATCGAAGTAGCCCGGAGGTACTCAGATCGTTTTATAGAGTTATTTTGTTTGAATAATAAAGGTACTCTTTTAGCGACTTCTAGTATAGCTCATCAATACGATACATTACAGATAGCTCTAAGGGAGCAAGTTAAAAAACTAAATTAAATATATGCTTATAGTAAAATTAAAAAAAGGAGACAACATCGCCAAAGCGCTTAAAAGGTTTAAGCAGAAAGTACGTAGTACTAAATTAATCAAAGAAATTAGAGATAGAAAATTCTTTGAAAAACCTTCTGTAGTTAAGAGAAAGCAGAAGAAGAAAGCAATCAGAGTTAATAATTGGAGACTTGAAAATGGAGAGTACTAAGAAATATAAAATCAAAGTAAGCGAAAGCTCCGGTAACTCCGTTGAAGTCTATGAATTAGAATTAGAAACTGATAGAATAGAATGGTCAATGGAGCAATACGGTAGGCATAGAAGAGTAGTAGGTTATAAAATATTAGAAATAGATGGCGTTATACAGACCAACGATAGTAGTAGCCTATAAAAAGAAATTCGGGAGTAAGGTATGGATAAAGATCTTTACTGATCTACCTTGCCCTGATAAAATTATCAGCCCTAAAAGTAAATTACTTCCAGTAGGGGCTGAGATTTTAGACTTAGGAGTTGGGAGTGGCTTCGAAGCTAAGTATAAGAAAAAGTATAAGTTATGAAAGAAAAGAAGTATAGACAGTATAGATCAAATCAAGGAAGAAGTCCTGAACGTATGGAGAAGACTTACAAGATGATAGGTTGGTCGTTTAAACTATTAATAGTAACAATATTAATTTGGTGGGTATGTGGCGTCTTTGGGCTAGAGCTTTAGGAGAGAAGATAGGTGAAGATAATAAAAGAGCTGATAGAGTAGCATTTATTAGAACTATGATTATTCTTCAGGCGATTATAACTAATGTACTTATATCAATTAACATATTAATAAACTGGTTATGATAAAAGATCAATTAATTAAATTATTACAGGTAGTTGAGGACGAGTGCAAGAGGGGTTGTGAACAATCATATTTTGAAGAGGATAGAGATAAGTGGGGTGAGTATTATGAAGTGATTGTTAAGTTTAAAAACGAATTAAAAAGCGGAACGTTTAAATGATAAAAGGAGTTATAGCAGGAGCATTTGATATATACCATCCTGGGTATTATGAAGCATTTAAAGAGGCAAGTAAACACTGTACTGTGTTAGTAGTGCTACTTCATACAGATCCATCAATTGAGAGACCTTATAAGATGAGACCAATTTTATCATCAAAGTATAGAAAAGATATGTTAAGTAGTATCAGGTACGTAGATGATGTTATTAGGTATACTTACGAAGAACAACTCTACAATTTACTTAAAGAAGGAGAGTTCGATGTTAGGTTTTTAGGAGATGATTATAAAGATAAACCATTTACCGGAGATGATCTCAATATAAGAACTCATTACTTAAGTAGAGAACATGGATGGTCTGCTAGTAAACTTAAACAAATGATATGCAAAGAATTGGCAAAGTCATCATAGTAGGTACTGCTAGAAGCGGTACTAGTGCTGTATATAGGTCAATAGCTAATGAACTAATGTTTCATGATAGCTTTTACGAACCTTGGCATCATAAAAGACTACCACATCTCCCTATCGAGACATTTACTGATAGAGTATCTGTTGTTAAATCATTAGTGCACCAAAGACCTGGGATAGAGAGAGGACCGTTATTAGATTATAGACTTTATGAGACGTTTGATTTCTATAAAGAGTTAATACCTAAATTTGATAAAGTAATTCTAATGCTTAGAAGAGAGGTTTCAGACGCAGCTACAAGTTATGAAAATGCTTTACATATTCAAGATTGGCATACAAAGTATTCCCATAGTGTAGATCCATCATTACAAACATTTAAAATGTATTCGAAGTGGAATAAAACTATAGTTGATTTATCTAATGAATTTAATATTCCTTTAACTTGTTATGAAGACTTATTTCATAAGGACAATAGATTAGATGTAGAAGAGTTTGTAAACAAACTAAAAATAGAAGTTCAAGATATGGACCACTTCTATAACTACTATGATATTAAAAATAGATATAAACAAATATAAATGTTAGAATTTTATCCTTATTTAACACCAACAGATATTCTAAAGAATGGAGCATTCGGAGGATCGTACTTTGGAGTAGAAGAGTTAGAAGGTGATTACGATTATCAATCTTTATTTCAAGAAACGTTAGCTGATGTGTCTCCTCATCTCTACTTAGGAAACAAATATAAGCCTAAGATGAATATGTTCAAGATAAGAAGCGGTATGAATTACGACTATTGGACAGAGATGAATTGGATGCATAGAGATGATCCATATGGTTGGTTTGAATGGTATTTGAAATACTACAATGGTAGAAGGCATCCAGATGATGAAAGACAAATAAAAAGATGGCAAGACTTTTGTGGTGTAAACGGTAGATGGAGGAAAAGAATATATAGTAGAATATATGAAACGAATGATTGGCAAGTAAGCCCGCGCATTCAACAATCATTATTGCATTGGGGTTATATGGTCAACAAAGAAGATTATATGCAATGGCAATATTTAAACAATAAGATATGATAAAGGCAATTAAAAGAGTATTAAGAGAGATGTGGATGGGTATAAAGATAGCAAATGAGAACTATCTTAAAGGTAAAACCAATCAAGGTAAATTCTAAATAACCTTTAACACCAAAGAGAAATGAAACCAATAAAACGGATGAATGAACAAGAGTATGAAATCTACGACTTGATTCGTAATGCATTTCATTCTCAAAGTGGATACTTCTTAAGCAAGCAGGAATCTTACAATATAATGTTAAAGATTAAAGAAATATTTGAATCAAGAAAACAATGACACTAAAAGATATTATAGAACTTGAGACAAAACTAACACAAATGTTTGACTCAGACTATAGAGTTGCTATGGCATTATTAGAATATATTAGAGAGCATAAGCACGAGAAATAAAAACACCAAAGAGAGTAGATATGATCAATAGCGGTAGAGAATGGGATTGGATGGATGATATAGTAGAAGATGGTATAGATGATTATATCTCAGTACCGACAGGTAGTACTACTATAGAAGATTAAATTAATAATAACAAATATGAGAAGAACAAATAAACTATTGAAGGCTTTGAAAGGGTGGGAGTTTGATGTAGCAGCGTTGAGGGAGAGTGAGGGGGCGTTTTCCTCTCTCGACCGAAGGTCGCCACGCGCGGATATCACTAACGTTCATCCGACTTATGTAAATAGATGTGAGTATTCCGGTCTTAGGAGTACATCATCGTATATGGAGAGATAGTGTCTAAGGTAGTGTACGGCTGAGGCTATACATAGATACCATCCATACTAGATAGTAGAGGAGAACCATCTATACAAAGGCAGATAAAGGGATAGAAGACTATATCTAACCTAAAGCATATTAATAATAGCTAGTGTATATATAGATATAAAAATATACTTATAGATTCATATAAAGATATATAGATTGTCTAGAATAAACATAGATAGGTGTGTGGAATAACAAGGTAGAACATCAGGCCTGCCCCACCCCCTTAAAAAAAATTCTCTCTATAGCGGAAAATAACTTACAGAATAGTTGTTTCTTACCGTTTTTTTTCTTATATTAAGGTATATTAATAAAGGTTATGACATATTCAGAGAAGAAACAAGCAAGTAAAAACATATTGGAGGCCATCTATGGACTAAAGAACAATGAGACAATTAAGGTTATCTATGGCACAGGCTATAAAGGTGAACCTAATGTATATTATATAAAGGCCTATTGGTCTAAATATAGTAAAGAGTTCTCATATAGTATCTGGAGTAGTTTTAGTGGTATGAATATAGACTCTTTGGGTCCTACTATGGCTAAGGCTTACACTTACGATATGATGTCCCAGAGAACTACATACAACTTCCCATTATATAAGATGGAAATAGTTAAAGAAGAAGTTGCTTCTTAACATTATAGTTCGTATATTTACATAGTAAATGAGAGAGTAACTAAGTTAAATTTAAATAAAGGTTTTATGAGTAAGTTAAACAAGTACCCAAATGGTTATCAACCTAAGATCAATTTCTGGCAAGAGAGATATGATATGGCTAAGAGTGATAACGATCTCAGTACAATGGAGTATTGTCTGGATAAGTTAATCTATTTTGTTCAACGTCAAAAAGAAGTATATGCTTAATAGGGATAGACTTATTAACATAGGTATGTGGTCTGGAGGCATTATAGCCTTCATACTACTGGCCCTTATGGTAGGACCTGCTATCAAGTTCTTCTTTAGAGGTCTATTAGCTATGATGAACCATCCTATAGAGGCTCTATGCTTTATAGTCTTATTCACTACATTCCTATTCATTGTCGATAGGGTGAGTGATAAGTAAGTCAACCGGGTGGGCAGTCTTCCGGAAGCTAGATAGCATGGTGATATAACACTGACAGTAAAGTTCCCTAAAGGGTTGGTAATCTGCCTGATTCTGCCATACCTATACGCATAATTCCTATGATTTTAGCTATATAGTAATATATATTTATATATTAATAGTAGTAGTCCTACGTATCATAAGCATTCTAGCCGGTATAACGTAGGCTATATTACATTTCTCACAACATCTTCCTTTTCCTTCATTAATAGGATCTGGGTTATGGCCGAAATCCTCTATATTAATATTACATATAACACATTCCATCTCTCTATGTACGCATTACCTCATTATAAGCCATATCATATATGTCGTCTAACTTCATTCTGGGATTAGCATCTCTTATCTCTCCCACTCTTTGGAGTAAATCTGTTCTCTTACCGTGCTCTTCGGCAGAATATAGTATTTCTTCCAGTCTAGACATATATTGAACTCTTATTATACTTTAATATAAGAACTTTTTGGGTAAAATCCAACTATACTTGGGGAAATTTTTCGGCAAATTTTTTTGCCTATAGGGTTTTTTCTTACTATCTTATGGTATACTATTTATAATAGATGAATAAACTAGACCCACATACATTATTTTCAATCTTTGAACAAGGAGATGAAGAGGTATATAAAGAACACGGAGAAGCAGAAGTTCTCAAAAATCCGTTCGTTCTTATGAATATGGTTATGAGAGGTCTTGAGAATTATCAGTTAATGTGTCTTATGTATCTTAAGAACTACCCTAAAGAGTTTAAGAAGGTAGAGCCTAGTATTAAATATAAGTATTACACTAAGCTTTACAGGTATTTACTACGTATAAACCTTAAATCAATAGAGTCTATATACACTATAGGAGACTCTTTTGAGAAAAAAGGGGTAGGAGAGGCGTTAAACCAGTTGTTATATTACTTTGAGTCTATAGAACAGTATGAGAAATGTAGTAAGATAGTAGAGTATATACAAATGCTAGTCTTAGAAGAGGCTAAAAACCTTATAAAATAGTTGGTCCCCTGACTTATTTTTCTTATCTTTATAGTAAATAAAGGTTATATGGGTTTAAAAAGAATATCAATAGAAGAAGCTCAACAGTTTATCAAAGTCTCTGATGATTTCACCGGAGCCGATCCCTCTTACTTTACTTTAACTCCCAGTACTGGTACTCAGTACACAGCAGAAGATGGTTGGGAATCAGTAACGTATTATACGAATAGGTCCAGAACATTACAATATACACCTAATTCTGATAAACAATACGTATATGTACTTACTAATGAGTCAATGCCTGGATTATGTAAGATAGGTTTCACAAAGAACTTACCTGATAAGAGAGCTAAACAAATCAATGCTGCTACCGGTGTCGCTCAAGACTTTATAGTAGAATACGCCTACCCTTGCTACAATGGTCACGACTTAGAGCAAGAAGTACACGGGTACCTTGACTCATATAGAGTGAATAAGAGTAGAGAGTTCTTCCGAATAGGTGTTGAAGAGGCTAAAGCTGTTATAGGGAGACTTGGTAAACGTTATAACCCTAAAGAAGAATAAACCGCGGGGCAACTTGCGCGCGTTTCGCGCGGCGGCTTCGCTAAATCAAATATATGAAACGAATTATCACCCTCCTTTGCTTTCTTTTTGCATTTAATGCATACGGACAAAGGTTATATGTTGTAAATCATGCTTTTCAAGCCGATGTTAAGGTTTGTGAAGTAAATTACCCCAACCAAGCCGACGTTTTGGTATACATTGCACCCTATCCTCACCGAGCAAAAGGTAATAGAGGTAGTTGGTACTTTACAGAATTCAGGTTTATGTCAGAAAAGACAGTATTTTTCACTAAATACCGTTACCAAGCCGATGTAAAAGTGTATTTTGTAAGATATCTTAGTCAGGCTAAGTGGGTAAATGAAGAAAAAAAGAAATATTTTAGAAAATAGTTGCCTTTCTGCCATATTTTTATTATCTTCAATAATATATAATAGATAAATTATTATTTATTTATATTTTATAATATTTTTATATATAGATATATAATTATATATGATAATATTAATTAATTATTAAAAAGTTATACTATATGTCATTGACAGCAGAACAAATTGCCAAGAACTATGAAAAACATTTAAAGATTATTGATCACTACATTGGTGATCGAGGTGAATCTATTAAAGCTATGTTAAAAGATCTAGAGGGTACCTATGTTATGGCACCTGCTAGTGGTAAATCTTGGTATCATAATGCTTTTGCCGGTGGATATGTAGATCATGTTAATAGAGTAGTAGAATATTCTATTAAACAGATGAAGCTATACAAGGAAATGGGAGGTACTGTTGATTTTACCGAAGAGGAGTTAGTCTTCTCTGCTATTTTCCACGATTTAGGTAAGATTGGTGATAAAGATAATGCTTCATATATACCTCAGACTGATAAATGGAGACAGGATAAGCTACATGAAATGTATACACCTAATGGAGAGCTTGATTTCATGCTAGTTCCAGACAGATCCCTATTTACTCTACAGGAATATGGTATAAAAACTACCAAAAACGAGTACTTAGCTATAAAATTACACGATGGAGTGTTTTCCGACGCTAATAAACCTTACTTCTTTAGTAATCAGCCTAATGCTAGAATGAAAACATCTATAGTTAATATACTACACTCAGCAGACTTCTTAGCCTCTAAGGTGGAGTACGATAAATGGCTAGTAAACGGCGGCTCTACCGCCCCTAAAGCACAAAAGACGAAATCTTCTACAGGAAAGCGTGTTAACTCCTCGGAAGGACTTACAAACATGTTAAAAAACCTATAATGGACATTAACCCTACAACCTTTTACATAATTTCCGGAATATTAGTTGGAATTACAATTATTTTATCTTATATTATAAGAAACCTACTGTTGAAAGTAGAGAAATATGAAGACGTTACTGCTGATCAAGCACAATACCTTCAGAATATCTCTAATTTAATAGGAGATTCTAAAAAGCACCTTAATAAGCTTGATGAAAGAGGGGTCTTTCAATCGGACGACGAGGTCGGTTACTTTTTTCAACAATTACAACTAGTACAAAAAGAGCTAGACCGATATATGCTCCCCGAAAATTATGGCAAGAAAGAAAAGCAAAGCTAATTACTTTACTAAGGAAACAGAAGAGTATATAGTCAAATATAACACATCAACAGACAACACTTATAGAAACAGCATCTTTACAGAGCACATTTACTACCCTTTCTATAAATTAGCAGAAAATATTATACATACCTTTAAGTTTTACTACACAGATGTAGATAAAATAGAAGATCTAAAGCATGAAATAGTATCCATGTTATTAGAAGAGAAGATTATGAAGTTTGATGCTAATAATGGAGCTAAAGCCTATTCTTATTTTGGGACTATAGTTAAAAGGTGGTTAATAAACTATAATAACAAAAATTATAAGAATCTCAAAAAGATTGGTACGTTTGATGAAATGTACGATGGGTATGAGACTAAGTATGATATAGATGAACACGGGTCTATAACACTAGGTCAATTTTTAGACCTGTATGTTGGAGAGATGTACGAGGTATTAGAAGAGGTATTCCCAAAAGACAGTGAGAGAAAGATAGCTGACGCTATACTAACTATATTTAAGACAAGACAGGACTTAGATATCTTTAAAAAGAAAGCACTCTACATATACATCAGAGAAATGACTGATTGCGAAACCCCTCACCTCACTAAAGTGGTGAATAGACTTAAAGAAGAGTACTATTTAATATACAACGAATACTATAAACAAGGTCTTATTCGCACAAAGGCACTTTAAATCTATTTATAAGTAAAAGACCTATTATGGATAGTAGTAAAGAAATATTTAAAGGAAAATCTCTATCTGATCTATTCGGGGAAATTTACGACAACTCTAAGGAGACTAAGTCTCAAGTAAAAGCTTTAATCGGTGAACTAAAACCTCTTATTGAAAACATAGGTGATGCTACTTTGATAGTACCTATGATTAAAGAATATATGGAAATCGGTGTTAAAAATGATGAACACCTTATTAAACTAGCTCAAGTAATACAGAGATTAGAAGCCATTTCTGCTAAAGGTGGAGATGGAGAAATGTTCGACCTTTCAGAATTAGCTGATTTATTAGAAGAATCAGAAGAAGTAAAAGAAGAGGTTAGTAATAAATCCGACGAAATAGAAGACAGAGAATGAGTTTTTTAGACTATAATTTTAGAACAGAGTCAACACCGGGTATTAGAAGAGAGGACTTCACTAATAGTAAACTTCAAGAACCTGTTCGTGTTATAGATGTAATACTAGACAAGCACCACCCTGACTGGAACACTTACGGTGGACCTAGTGCTATGGGCGTGATAAAGTATATAGAGTTTAACTCTAATGCAGCAGACTCAGACACACAAGAAGAAACATCCACCGGTATAGCATACCCTTCTAATATAGGTAATTGCACAATTCCGTTAAAAAACGAAATCGTAATATTAGTAGACGGCCCTGATCAAAACATTACTAAGAATTTCGGGACTAATAGAAAATATTATACAACAGTCTACTCTATATGGAATAATCCACATCATGGAGCATTCCCACCTGCTGCAAAATCGCCCGATGTAGCTCTAGGAGAGGGTATAACAGAAGCCAGTACACTTGCACCTCTTCAAATCACACCCGGCGATACCTTAATTCAAGGTAGACTAGGTCAGTCTATCAGATTAGGTGGAGGTGTTGTTAAAGACAGTCCCTGGTCTGACGATAGTAACATTAATAAACCCCTATTAATATTAAGAGCTGGTCAAAAAGAAGTAGAGAGAGGATTTCTACCTATATTTGAAGATGTAGATAATGATATGAGCTCTATATACATGACCACAGATCATATAATACCATTAACCCTATCTAACGATAAAAGAGATTCATACAACTCTATACCAGATTTACCGTCTAGCTATAAAGGAGCGCAATTACTCTTCAACAGTAACAGGGTAACTATAAACTCTAAACTAAGCGACGTGTTAATTTCAAGTGCTGAATCAGTAGGTATAAATGGAACTTCTGTAAACATAGATAGTACAGATTACTTATGCCTAGATGCTGATAAAATGTATTTAGGAAGCAAAGCAAGAATAAACGAAGGTGCAGCAAAACAACCAATGGTATTGGGACATAGAATGGAACAGTTTTTAGTAGATGTTTTAGACCAAATGATATCACTAGCAACAGCTATAGGTAAAGCAACGACTATAAAAGGAGATAAAATACCATTGGCCAATAAAGAAGGGTATGTAGTAGCCGACGTATTGAAGCAAAAAAGAAGTGATTTGAATCCAAAAGGAACTAGTGCTTTAAAATCTAAAAAAATATTTGTTGAATAATGCCTTGTAGAATCCCACCTTCCGAACTATCCGCCTTTATTGCAAAACTTCTTGCGAAAGCAGAAGCGTATGTGATAAACAAGGTTAATGAAGAAGTAAATAAAATCGTAGAAAAGCTACTTGGTCAAGTATGCCCTCCTGTAGAAGAAATAGAAAGAATACTACAGATAAGAGACAATCTGGTTAATATGATACTAGGACTTAAAAAGAAGGTAGAACCAGTAAAAAGAATAGCAGATCAAATGGAACCTCCAATAGAATCTGCTAGAGTTGTAGTGACTATCCTACAGACTATCCCAATTCCAACCACCATAGGTGGACCTGGTCCAATTGGTGTTATATTTTCTATACCGATAGGTGTACAGAATAGATATGCTGATTTATTGAGAATATCATGTATGATAGTAGAAAACTTATCTAGCGACGTAGAAGCTATTAGATCACTAGCCAATCTTACATTTAGTAAGATAGACCCTCTATTAGCCAAACTACAGAGTATAGATATAAAACTAGCCTCCTGTGTAGAACAAATGAATGAGGAAGATAGAAACAGAATCTTATCCTCTATAGATAATCTACCCTCTAATCTTGCATTAGCTAAAGGTGGCGATTCAGAAGATAATGTATTTTCTTATAAGAATTATACAATAACAATTGTTGAAGATCCTAATTCACCAACCTTTGCTAAAAGAAGGTTTGCACAAGTTGAAAATGAAAGCGGAGTTGTACTTATGAAAGGACCTTCATCATTCAGCTCATCTACTAGAATACTAATAGATGAAATAAAATTTAGAATTAACAATCAACTTCCATAACTTAACTATTTATTAATATGAAACTAGATCAATTACGTAAAATTATTCGTGAAGAAGTCAGATCAGCTGTGAAGGAAGAGTTACAAGATGTAATGAACGAAGCAGTTAGAGCCGCTAGCACCCCTAATGTAAAGGTAGCTACCGAATACAAACAAGTAGTTGCTAAACCAGCAACTCCAACAAAGATGAACCCACAAATGGGTAAAACATCAATTGAACAGATGTTAGAGATGACAAAAAGTAATATGACTAACGAAGAATACAAAAATGTATTCTCTGGTACTTCTGACATGGTAACAGGAATGCCTAATATGGCATCTACTATGGCTACTCAAATGGGTAGAGGAGCAGGACAACAACCAGGTTTAGACATCTCTAATTTAGATTTTGTAAAAAAAGCAGGAGCTGTATTGAAAGCTTCTGAAGAAAAAGATAAACAAAAAGCAGGTTTAATATAGTATGGCATTTGAAGCTAAAAGAATAGAACCAATTGACTTAGAGCCAAGAAAAGCGGTAGGGGTAGCTCTACCTTTTTCTGGTAAAGCTGTATTTAATTCTACCTATGAAACTAAGGAAGCTATAAAGTCAAACTTAATTAACTTTATACTAACCGGTAAAGGAGAGAGGTACATGAACCCAACATTTGGCTCCGGGATTAGGAATCTTATTTTTGAGAATATTAACCGAAGCACTACTGATACAGTAGAGTTTATATTAAGAGATGCTTTGAGAAGCTATTTTCCATCTTTAAGTATAAGTGAAATTAATATTGATAGAAAAGAAGATAGTAATCTCGTTACTTTCTCCTTACGTTACCAAATAAAAAATACTCAAACTGAGGACGAACTAACTATTAATTTTGAATAATGGCTCAAAACGTAACAATAAAGTATACAGATAAAAACTTTTCAAACTTGAGAAGTCAACTAGTAGAATTCGCTAAAAACTACTACCCTGATACTTATAACGATTTCTCCCCTACATCACCGGGAATGATGTTTGTAGAAATGGCTGCATATGTAGGAGATATACTATCATTTTATCAAGATAGTCAACTCCAAGAAACTCTACTACAGTACGCACAAGATCCCGGGAACCTATATTCGTTAGCGTACATGATGGGATACACTCCCAAGGTAACAACAGCATCAACAGTTGAAGTGCAGTTTACTCAAAGAGTTGCTGCAACCGGTTCTGAGTTTCTACCTAACTGGGATCAAGCACTTAATATAAGCAGCGGAGCTACAGTAGCCGCAGGTGACTATGAGTTTATTATTGATGATAGGGTAGACTTTAGCTTTTCGAGCTCCTATGACCCTACCGACATAACTATCTACAGCATTAATAACAACCAACCGGCAGAATACTTACTTACTAAAAGAGCTAAAGCTAAAGCAGGATCAGTAGTCACAAAACTAGAAACTATAGGAGCTTCTTCTAAATTTCTTACCCTAGATATAGACGATACTGATATAATTGGAATTCTAGACATAGTAGACAGTAGCGGTAACACCTGGTACGAGGTTCCTTTCTTAGGACAAGACACCGTATACGTTGAAAGTATAAACGGAGGCTCTAATGCAGACAAAGTACCCTACTTACTTTCTCTTCAAAACGTACCCAACAGGTTTGTAAGTAGATTTACCTCCACAGGAAAATTACAGATACAGTTCGGGGCAGGGATGTCAAGCACAAATGACGACACCTTTCTACCTAACCCAACCAATGTAGGATCCGGCACTAACGCAGGAATACGTAGAACAGATCACGCATATGATCCATCTAATTTTTTATTCTCAGAATCTTACGGTAACGCTCCCTCTAACACAACACTAACTATACGTTACTTAAAAGGAGGAGGAATTGCATCAAACGTAGAAGCGAACACTATAGTTGGATTAAAAAACGTCTCTTCAACAGCTACAGATACAACGTATCAATCTACCTTAACAGTAAACAATAATAAAGGAGCCACGGGAGGAAAAGACGGAGACACAGTGGAAGAGCTAAGACAGAACTCTTTAAGAGCATTCGCTGAACAGGGAAGAGTTGTTACAAAGCAAGATTACGCATTTAGAGCAATGACTCTACCTCCTACAATGGGTTCAATTGCAAAAACATTCGTAACCACAGACGACACAGTAAAACCGGCAGACTATAAAGAAAGTAACCCTCTAGGGGTAAGCATGTACGTACTATCATACGATAATAATAAACACCTAATACAAAGCTCAACCGAACTTAAAAACAACCTTAAAACACATATATCACAGTTTATGATGCTTACTGATAGTATAACTATAAAAGATGCATTTGTTATTAATATAGGAGTTAAGTTTGATATTATTACATTACCTAATTTTAATTCTAGAGATGTACTACTAAGGTGTAATAATGAATTAAAATCTTTTTTCAATATAGATAAAAGAAGTATAAATCAACCAATAAACCTTTCTTCTCTTTATACACTATTAGATAGAGTAAAAGGGGTACAAACTGTACAAAATATAAAATTAAATACTAAAGTAGGAGGAAACTACTCTGAGTTTGATTATGATATAGAAGGAGCAACTAAAAGTAACATTGTTTACCCTTCTTTAGATCCTATGATATTTGAAGTAAAATACCCTAACAGTGATATACAAGGAAGAGTAACAACATTATAAGATGGCAATATATAAATTATTTAGTTCAAAAGATTCATTTATCTATACTGAAAAGCAACTAGCTAATAACGGTAGAGATGAACTATTAGAGGTTGGAGGCTATCACACATCAGCTGGTGGTCAAACATTAAGAACATTAATACAGTTTGACACAACTGAAATACAAGATATAATCAATAATAAAGCTGGCGGCGGTACTGTAAGAACTGACTTACATATGTACCTTAACTATGCTAACGAACTACCTATTGAGTTTAATATTAGCTGCTACCCTT